CAAGCCCTTCCAATCCAGCAGTATAAGTACCGTCGGATTGAATAATAGTAAAGGTTGTATCACTACCATAATGTGTAAGCTCTATTGTTTGATGTTCTGATCCAGACTGTACTAAGTTAAGATCATTACTATCACCTTGAAGTTGGATGGTTTGGCTATGACCGATACCAAAGTTACCACCTTCTTGAATTGATGTAATTTGATTACCATTACCTATTAATGAAACATCAGATACTGCTCCAAGATTATCATTAAGATAAAAATCTAATATATTACCATTACCAATAATGAAGTTTTTTAGAGTTTGTTGGGATATAACTGAAGCTTCTGAAGATGTATCGTCTTTTTGAAGTGAAATAACATTACCATCTCCAAGAATAGTATTGGTAAATGTATTTTGATCACCATTTACTATAAAGTCTTGAGTATTACCATTACCTTCAATATATAGACCAAAAGTAGTTTGATCTCCATCCCATTGAATATCTAATGTGTTACCATTACCAATTTGAGAAATATCGAAATCACTACTATCCCCTGCTATAGTAGAAATATTAGTTGATGTACCGATTTTATTACCAGAACCAACTTGAGTGATGTCAAACGTCCCGGTAGATCCGTCTTGTTCTAAGTATATTTCATTATTTGCAAATGCAATAGTACTTGTTAATAATAATGCTAGTAGTGTTGTTTTCATATGAATATTTATAAAAAACAACACTGTTTTTTACTATTCAACAAAATTCCACAAACCTTTTTCGTCTCCTTGCAGCATCAAATCAATAATACATGCATCTATAGCTTTTCTTGTAGCAATTGAAACTCTTTCATTTCTTGCATAACCAATTTCAGCTTCTCCATAATCATTAAATTCACCTAAATTTAATTCATCAGTATCAAAATACTTAAAAAACGTAGCTCCTGTACCGACACTTAATATAGTTTTACTAACCGTTGAAGATAATAGTATTTGACCTGAATTAACACTAACAAATCTCATTGAAACTGTAACATTATCTTTTCTATATTGTTTAGAAAACCCAATACCTAAATAACTGGCTCCTATACCACCAGATACGATATTACTTTCGTATGAAATAATACCACCTTCAACAATCATACCAGCAAATAATAAAGCTCCTATACTTTCTTCAGTATCATTAAAAGATTTCCTATTAGTTTTAATAATATTTCTTTCATTTAATAAGTTAGCAAGATTTGCTCTCTCAACTACATTAAACCATTTACCATTACCTGCTTCTATTAATGATTCTATTACCCAAGCCTCTCCTCCTTGTGTAACTGCAGATGAAAAAGATGCATAATTATCAGCTGTTTTTCTTTGACCTGTTTTATCATCGAACGAATAGACCGCTACAAATATCGGTGCTTCCTTTACATCTTTCATATCCCCCTGATCAATCATATATGGGGGTTTCTGCACCCAAGGTGGATTTTGAACAGGTGTTGAAACACATCCCACCATTAGTAGTAAAGTTAAACTAATTAAAATTTTCATTATGGGGTATCGGTCGATGCTGGTGGTATATACAATGAACCAATTGGTATAACTATACTAGTCGTTGAACCGTCAATTAAATCGTTAATAGTAATATAAATTTGATCATCAGAAGATTTATACCAAGTTAATTCACTATCTTCAATTGCAAAAGTACCTGTATCTAACCCGTCATCTGCAAATAATTGTTCTGTTACCTGTTTGGCTAATTCAGAATAAATTCTTGCTTGTAAACTTGATAAGAAAGTATTAACAGCAGATCTTTCATCAGCTAATTCAGCTTGTATTTGAGCTGATTCAATTTCATCTTCGATAGCTTTTTTTCGATTAAATGAAATTTGCTCTAAAGTTAATTTATGAGCAGAATAGCCTACCCCGGTAAATGTTGGTGATTTAAATTGAAATACAATCTCACTACCAAATAACATACAAGGTAGTAATAAACAAAGAAAAATATTTTTCATAAAACTATTTATATACTATTTCTTATTTTTCAATAATTCTTCTTCTTTGCGTTTGTATTCGTTTTCCATTATTTCTCGTCTATCTTTTTCTTGAAGAATCATTTTCAATTTTATATTAAGACGTATCATATCATTATCTAACATTCTAACTTTATCGATTAATTCAATTAGCGTTTTTTTAGATGAACCGATTGTAGGTGATACGTCTTTTGTTACCCATTGCCATACATAATAAACAAAATAACCTAAACCTATGGCTGCTATAACTGGAAAGCCAAAGTCCTGTACAAGCTTCGAAAAGTGATCTATCATTTGATCATTCATAATTAATCTTTCCTTGCATCTTCTTTACCTTCGGAAGCTGCTATCCTATCTAAGTTGGGTTCGACATTAAATGCATGAGATATTAAAGTATCAATTTTAACTATTTCATTTGTCATGACATCTACTCTATTCTGTAAACTACCTATCATAGCTCCGATACCTTCGATAGATCCTTTCACCCCGTTTAATATAAATTTTAAAATAATGAATATAAATAAACCACCGGATAAGGCACCAGCAATTGGAAAACCTACCTCAGTCAAAAATCTAATAAACCCACCCATATAAAATATTTATTAAAACAAGGTGGTTGAAATATATATTATAATAAGTAAATATTAGCATTAAATAAAAAACTGGGTATATGGAACAATTGATTTTACATTTAACGGGTGACTATCTGTTACAAAGTGACTGGATGGCACTTAATAAGATTAAGAATAGTAGAGCAGCAGCAACGCATGCTTTAGTTTATTCGATACCATTTTTATTATTACAACCGTCTCTTGAAGCTTGGTTTATAATCTTTTTTACCCACTTTTTAATTGATCGATTCGCAATTGCAAAATATATAGCATTTGCTAAAACTAAAGTAGCTCCTTGTAAGTGGTGGCCATCATGGAAAGATTGTCACGTTAATGGTTATAATAAAGATATACCAGTTTGGTTATCGACATGGTTGTTGATTATTACTGATAATACAATTCATTTAATTATTAATTATTTGGCTTTAAAGTATCTATAAAAAAACTCTACTATTGCTAGTAGAGTTTGTATTAAAAAATAATTATTAAATTATTTCTTAGCTTTAGTAGCTGGCTTCTTAGTCTTTTTAACTACAGGCTTTTTTAGCTCAGCTTTTAGTTCTTTTAGCTCAGCTTCTGCCTTTGCTGCAAGATCTTTTGCTTCATTAACTACTTTATTAACTTCTTCTTGATTGTTTCTCGCTACGAGTGCGCCTACGACGAACCCTACGATGAATATAATTACATTTATGATCATAAGAATATTATTTAGTCACACCTTCTTTTGTTTTCCAGAAATATTCATCAGTATCTCCTAAACGATATTCGTATCCGCTTTCTACTTGATAATATTTTGTACTAACTTTAAAGTCTGGCATCTTAGGTTTTTGCGGAGTTAAAGAATTATCGTAAACTCTCATTCTGTTATTTGGATATAACGCATATTGACCGTTTTCTAATTCTAAACAGTTAAATGATTTATGTTCATCCGGTACTTCTGCTGTAGAATAATCAACACGGTCTGGGTCCGGGTGATAATTATCTAAAGTAAACATATATGTACCTTTAACAACTTGATGGCTTCTTGTAAAAACTTCGAAGTCCATCGAACCAATAAACTGCTTATATATCGCAACAACTCCATAGTCCATACAATTCCAAAATTGTAAATCTTGTAAAGGTAAATCTGGTTCAGGTGTTTCTGGAGAGGAAACAAATGCTGATATTGGTAGTTTATCAAAAAGAGCTCCATACTCCGGTAAGTATGTTTCAAAATAGAATGCTCTACCGGGTAATGATTTAGCACTAACCCAATGACCTTCTACAAATTCACCATGACCTTCTTCACCGTCATGTAAATATTCTTTCCTAACATAAACTTTTGCATTAGGTAGATTACAAATTAATTCACTCATGTAATATACTTACTTGTATAAATTAAACTTTCAATGCCATATCCCAGATAACCAATTGCAATCGAGGACTAAATTTAAAGTTATGCTTCTTACATAACTCAGCTACCATAGCTGATTTCTGGGTATGTTCCTCTCGACTACCTGCACAAGGCATTAACCATACATTATCTGGATTAACTAGGCCGTTATCAATATATTTTTCGAATAATTCCTTCTCATCTTCTTCGTTATTAATAACAAACTTAAAACATTCATTATGACTATTATGGTGAGCTATAACTTCAGGTTTATACCGACGACCTTCAGGGTCTCCATTATTACTCATTTTAGGAGATAAAGTAAAATCAGCATTAAAATCATCATACCACCTATCTAAAGGTTTAAGAGTACTATTAGATTCAAAATCTATTTTAGGTATAAACCCAAATCTTTCAACAAATGTATCCATCCATGTTAATAATCTTTTTTGCTGTAAAAGAGGTTCACCTCCAGTTATTTTTAATAACGCTCCTCTTTTTAATTCTTTATCAAAACCATTATTTTCATAAAAGTTATTAAGCTCATCATACGTATACCGATTTTTTATAGACCATGATACAAATGAATCACAACCATGAGGGGAATCTGGAGAAGCAAATCCTTGACAAGTTAAGTTGCACATTGCAAGTCTCATAAAGACTGAAGGCCAACCAATATACTTACCTTCACCTTCTACTGTATAGAAAACATGATCATCACTTAACGATAAAATATCTTTACTCATAATATAATTATAGTACTGTTCCTTAGTGATATCAACATAGAGTATTATATTTATTGCATTTAATCACATTTTTTTACTATTTTCCTACACTTGGTTTACATATAAATATTAGTATATGTCAAAATCAACAACTACCCGTAAAAGGGTAAAATCGGTGAAGAGAAGAGTTAATATTATTGATTCAATCTCAGATATAACGGTCGAAAAACCTGATAAAAATTGGGATTTAGACTTTAAAATAAACGAAGAATATAAATTAACACCTAATCAGGTGAATTTCTTAGTTAAAGCATTACATCAAGATACACGAATGTGTATGGTTGACGGCCCCGCAGGTACAGCTAAAACCTACTTAGCAGTATTAACTGCATTAAAAATGCTTAATAGAAAACAAATAGATAATATAATTTATATAAGGTCTATAGTTGAAAGTGCTTCTAGAAGTATGGGTGCATTACCGGGGGAGTTAGAAGAAAAATTTGCTCCTTGGTCAATGCCTCTTATTGATAAACTTGAAGAAATTACCACCGCCGGAGCTGGTAGTAATTTAATGAATAAAGGTTATATTAAATGTATACCTGTAAATTTTACAAGAGGTTTAACATTTAAAAATGCTTGCGTTATTATTGATGAAGCTCAAAATATGACTAATTCGGAATTAACTACCATTTTAACTAGATTTGGTGAAAATAGTAAATATCTAGTTGTAGGAGATACTTATCAAGCAGATATCGGTGTTAAGAGTGGTTTTAAAAGTATATTAAATGCTTTTGATGATAAATCATGTGTAGATAAAGGTATATCTACGTTTATATTTGATGAAGAAGATATTGTAAGAAGTGAAATCCTAAGATTCATCGTCAAGAGACTCAACACCATTCATTAATTCTTTTAAAGCTTGTTCAAGTCCTACTGAAGCTACACTTACACCTGGTTGAGGTTTTTCTTGATCATTTTGTAATGGAGCTACAACCTCTTGCATTTTTGCAAATACATCTTGTTCTAATTTTACCTGTTGAGGGTCACGTTCTCTCATTACTGGTGCACCAGAAGATATACCTGTCTGGTTTATTGAGGTTTTATTAACATTATGTTGATAAATATCCTCTAACCCCATGATGTTCCTTCAAATGGATTACTCATACCTTGAGTTACTTTATTATGTAATGGTGGAGTAGTTGGTTCATTTTTAACTTCGTCATTTTCTACTGCAATTGCTTCGATTTCCTTTTTCTTTAAATCAATATCAGTTAAAGTTCCTGTTTCTTGATCAACCATACTACCAGGGTTTAAAGTAATATGACCAAAATCATGAGTTACATTTAATAGTTCCTCATATATAGCACTATTACCTTCATGTTCCCAAACTTCTACTTTAATAACTCTCACTCGATTGTTAGTTTGCTTAATTACAAACTTATTTGTATTTTCGTATACCCATTCAGCAGTTCTTTCAATACCAACCCCTTTATCAGCAATACGTAAATCAATCATACCCTTCTCAGACATTAACTTAAATGTATCTAACTCTGGATCATCAGCAGCTACTACAGTTGTATGATCATATTGCTTCTCTAAAATATTTTTTATCTCTTTACAACCACCAAAATCGTATATCCAATTTTTATCATCTAATTCATCCGCTGTAAACCATAACTTACATTGTAATCTGTAACCATGAATTAATTTGCAATGACTATCTGCTCTCCACTGACGAAAGGCTGTACTACCCATCGGTATAATTTTTGTTGATACATATCTCATACTATTATTATGATATAGATTCATCGAAAATCAACTTTTTTTTAAATAATAGTTGACTCTAAGAAAAATAATTTTATAATATCTTTAGATAAGAGAGAAGGGACGAGATAATCACCTATATCTTTTTATAATATCCTCAAAATTTTCTTCGCTCGAATCTAAAGGTAACTCTTCTTGTGTAGGTGGCTGTAATTGATTTGCAAATCTGTATTGATTATCATTATTCTTATCTTTTAAAGTCATCATACCAGTTTCTTGATCTATATCTTGCAAAATATATGCTGCTCCACTAGTACCTTTAACTTCTTTACCTATTTGATCTCTAAATCTGTTAGCTTGTCTAATCATTTCTGATCTTTGTTCTTCTAAAGATCTACCAGCTTGTGATGCTGCAACTTTTATTTTATCCATTACATTTCTAGGACTTAATTTTGGACTTCTTTTAGAACCTCCAGGTTTTCTTTGCTGGCTTTTCATACCTTCAGGTATATTATCAAAAAGAATTTTATGTACTTTTGGATCTTTTGTTTGACTTTGTGATTTAATATATTTTGTAAAGGAATTAACTTCATTAGGATGCTTTTTAAATATTGGTGTTAACTTATTTGTAGCTAAAGTTACAATTTCAACATCAGTTGGTTTACCATAATTATCATCTTGTAATAAAAATTTTATATAGATATTTTTATCTGCTTCATTTTTTGGATCTCCAAAAAATTTACCAATTTCTGGAGCTGCTTGACTAGTACCATCTATAAAAGTTTTTTCAGTTTGTTGAGCTATTTCTTTTTTAGCCGCTTGTTTACCTGCTTCAATATCAACACCTTTTATTGCAGCATCAACCTTTTTCATACCATTTTTATAATCTGCATCTTCAATTGAAGTTAACTGTTCACCTCTAGCTAATTTATCATATGCATTCTTAAATTTAAGATCACCCATATAAACTTTTTTCAATTCTGGGCTCATTTCAGATTTTCCTTGTGTACCACCGCCTTTTAATTCTTGTTGTTGTTTTTTTGCTTTTAATTGTTCTTGTCTTGCTTGAGCAACTGCAGTATCACGTTCAGCACTTCTCATGTCATAAGCTCTTGTACCAGGTATCATTGCTCTTACTGCATTAAATGCATTACCAAAACCACCACCACCGGTCGGTGCACTCGATTTTCTAATTTCTAAAATAGTTTTATTAAAATTACCTTTATTGAAAACTTTAGATATATTTGTGTTTTCATTTAAATTAAATTCTTTAGAAACTTTTTCAAATAATTCTTTATCTGTCATTGAAATATTTAATCTATATGGTATAATAGATATATGTCCGAAAAAAATAAAAGTTATGAATGGTTAGGTGATGATGTAAGTGAAAGTGAACTTACAGGTGAGAAGGATATTATTGCAAAAGAAATAATGGGTGAAGAATATAGTAAGAGTTATTTTCCTCCTATTAGAGTTTATGATAATAAAGTTAAAGCTGATAGAAAGTATATTTCATCGTTACCTGATTTACAAAATGGTCCATCAAGTTTAATTCAAGGTGCTGCAGTACCTATTCAACAAGTAGGTATACATAACTTTAAGTTACCTCTTACATATAAAAAGAGAGATGGTAAAACTATTAATCTCGAAACTAGTGTAACTGGTAGTGTTAGTTTAGAAGCTCATAAGAAGGGTATTAATATGTCCCGTATTATGAGAAGTTTTTATGATCATAAGGATGATCTATTTAGTATTGATAATATTAAAGATGTATTAGAGTCATATAGAGAAAATCTTAAATGCTTTGATTCAAGAATTATGCTTAAGATTTCATACCCTATTAAGCAAACTAGTTTACGTAGTGGTTTAGAAGGTTATCAATATTATGATGTTGTATTTGAAGGTGATATTACTAAAGAAGGTAAATTTAAAAAATATATTCACTTTGATTTTGTTTATTCATCTGCATGTCCTTGTAGTTTTGAATTAAGTGAACATGCTGAAAAGTATCGTAACCGTGCTACTGTACCTCATAGTCAACGTAGTGTTGCAAGAGTTAGTGTACGCTTTGACGATATGTTATGGGTTGAAGATATACAAGAGTTATGCTTAGCAGCTCTTCAAACCGAGACTCAAGTAATGGTTAAGAGAGAAGATGAGCAAGCGTTTGCTGAATTAAATGGCTCTAATCTAAAGTTTGTTGAAGATGCAGTACGTTTAATGTATGAAAAGCTAAGTAGTGAATCCCGTATTAAAGACTTTAAGATTGTAGCATCTCATAATGAGAGTTTACATAGCCATAATGCAATATCAGTTATTGTAAAAGGGGTTGAAGGCGGCTTTTCTGCTGGTGTTGCTAGAGATGTATTTGAAACTACAGGTTTAAGATAATTAATCTAAATTACCTTCAGCACTTACATCGATTAAACCACCTAGTTCTTCAATAAATTCTTTACCAACTAGTATTTTATACTCGTTACCGTCTCTAGACCCGATAGAGAATTTTGTATTAGGGTACATTTTATCACCTATTTCGATATCAAACTCGACCACAGGTCTATTATCAATAGTTGGTGTATCATCTGGACCAGAACCAACATTAATATCAATAAATTCTAATACTTCCTTTTCTAAGTTTTTATTATTAACTGTATCAAAAGTTACGCGTGATTTATCTTCATTAAAAACTAAATTAATACCGTGTAATACATTATAAGCCCCATTACCACTATCGATTTTAGCTTCAACTGGGCCTAAATCTTGAAAAGTTATAGTTTCAATTAAACCTAACGGTTTATTAGATTCGTAGAATTTTTTAAATTTAATCACATTATTATTTATGCTTTATTACTATTCTTTACGTCTTGTATTTCTTTTCTTATAGTTTTTGTAAGTTTAGCAATTTCCAGAAGAGCTTTTCTTGCTCTTGTACCAGCTGCTGCTACACCTTTTTCATTAAACTTTTCAATTTCTTCTTGAAAAGAGTTATATTGTTCAACTAATATTTTTAAGTTTTCATCATTCATAATAATTTATTTATACCAATACCTTATTTTTATCAAACCATGAATTAATATATTCATGTATACCGTAAATAAAATCTTCATTTTTATAATCAACTATATTTTTATAAAATTCAAAATATTTACTACTCAATAAAGTACAGTCATAACTTTTTATATTGTAATAATTATATAAAAAATGCTGACCATTAAGATTCAATACATTAATTATATCGTTTTGATTTTTATCATAAAATAATTTTTGTAAATGCTTTAATTGTTTACATAATTTTTTAAAAAATATAGAATTATTATTATACATAATACTATTACATATATAACGATCTACTTTTCTACTGAATAAAACAGCATTTTTATTAAAAAATAATTCTTCAACATTTTTATAAAAAAAGATATCTATATCTGTATAAAAACCACCTTCGTAATCTAATATAAAAAATCTTGCAGCATCAATTTTTTCTATATTATAATTAAAACTATCAAATGTATCTAGAAAATAGTTATATTCTGTTTTTATTAAAGTTCTGCATCTATCTAAATCCCATAAATTATATTGCCAACTGGGATGATTGTCTAATAGAGATAATTGATGTTGTTTAAAATCTTCTGGATATTCACCTTTATCCCAAATTTGGTGAATTTTTTTAACTATTTTTGACATTTTTCTTTAAATGTTTCTTTAAATTTTTTAGCTCCATCTCCAGACCACATAATAGAATCAATACTATGTGTTTTATCTTTATACTTACTATCTAATAATTTAAGAGTTAATTTATTTTCATCATAATATGTATGTAAAGCATAATGATCTGCATTCCAACTAACATAATTACCTTCGGTAAAAATATAATTATTAATCTTTTGAATTAAATCCTTTACATTTTGATTATTTTTAAATAAAAGAAACCCTTCATTGCAAAATTTATCATTATCTTTTGGAGCTATTACTGAATATACATCCGACTGTAAATCATAAAAAATATCATCAAAGTTTTTTAAAGCTATTGTATCGACGTCCAAAGAAAGAACGTTATAACCTTTCAATAATAATTCGTTTATAGATAAAAATCTTGAATGACATGTATAAAAACTGCGCGGGCTATATAAAACTTTTTTTAAACCGAGTATATTTTTTATACCATATAAATGCTTTATTTCATATTTTTCTTTAGTTTTAAATAAAGTTCTTTTTTTACTTAATCCCGGATTATCAATTATTAGATTTATATTAGCGTATTTATTTTTAACTTCTTTTATTTGATCTTCGGTAAAATCTACCAATCTAACAAAAATTTTTAATTCTGTATTAACTGATTGTAATGAATCTAAAAAAGGATATAAAAATTTTAAATAATTATAATCAGTCGAGCAGGTTAATGCATTATTCGAAGTAGTTTTCATATTTACTTTTTCTCCTTACATCTAATGTAGTACAATGATGAGCACCTCCAAAAATTTCACAGTGTCTAAAAGGTGTACCTATAGCTTCTATTTTATATTTTTTTAAAACTTCGTTTAGTTTCTTTTCGTATTGCGGATGACATATTATTAATTCCTTTGATATACTAAATAGATTAAGTTCTATTCGAGGGGAAGCTAACTTTAAACCTTGTTTATTAAACTCATTTTCACTTCGCTCTCTCATTGGTATATGTATAAGATCCCATGACTGTAGTTCTTTTGGTAATCTTTCTTTAATAAAATCTTTAGTAATAATTGCAAGACCTGGTCTCAATGGTAAAAAAGATGCATCTATATGGGAATCTGCTAGAGGAGCTGTTAAAACTTTATATTTTTCACCTAACATATTTTGCAACCACACTGCACCAAGTCTTTGATTTTCATTTATTACATTCATCAATATATGACTACCTAATCTCATGCAATTTGCAGCATCAAATATAATTTCATGACCGCAATCATAATAATTTTCATCTTGTTTTGAATCTACATAATATTGTCTACCATTATTTTCATCAATCCAAGATAAATCAAAACTATTATCAGTCATTAAAGGTTTCGGTGCATGTACCCACGAACAACCATTCTTAAAATAATCTAAAAATAAATGATGTAATAAATTATTTTCAAAATAACGATATCGACACGATGGTGGAGATTCAATAATCATATCACCTACAACCATTGCCATATCTCGTACATTTAATGCTGGGTGTATGGTACTTTCAAAAACCGGGGTAATAACTTTTTGAATAGTTTCTGGTTTTTTAGGTCTTTTAACTTTAACTCCGAATGATTGTAATAGGGTTGCAAACTTTTCTATATCTTCCGAATGTTCTTCACAGTGTCTTTTACTTATACTTTCTTTACCGAATTCATATGCTTTTGTATCGAAAAGATTTTCATGAAAAAAGAGTTTAAAGGTATAATCCAATAAAGGTAAGTTAGTTGGAAATCCATCACCAACAATTACTTCTTCAAGTTGATCCCATTCATTATGACTATTTACTATATTTTTCATCGAATATTTTCATTTCATTTAATTGTTTCTCTAATGAATTAATATTTAAATTAAATTTTGTCGAAAGAGATCTATCTAAAATTTTATTAATTTTTTGATTTTCTATACTACTTGCTAGAGTTTTTTCAATGTTTATATTTAAAGAGTATATGTTATTAATCAATTTGCATAATTCATATTTTGATATTTTAGATGGGCTATGTAAATGTTTAACACCTTGCCATAAAGTATCATTTACAATATTTTCTTTAATAAATTTAGCTAATTCTAACGCAGTTACCCCATTCCAAATACAATTATCATAACCATTAATAGATTTATTTTTATTTTCTAATAACCATTTAAATAAACCACTATATCTACCTATAAATGATGTTCTAATTATTGTACCGGCTTTAACTAATTTTTTTGATAAAGCATATATATCTTTTGCGTCAGTAGGATCATCTTCATTATAATTACCTTTATCTCCTGCAAATACACAATCAGAACAGATATGTATAAAGTGAGAATTATTTGAATTACATATTTGATTTAATGAATTAGGAAAAGTAGAATTTATTAAAAATGTATTTTCAACCCCTACTTGTTTAATATTAGGTTTTAAAATACCTACACAATTAATAACAATATCTCCCGGGTTTAAAATAGATGTTAAAAACTTAAAATCTGTTGAAGCAGCATTAAAGTCTTTTCTTGTGAAAACTATACATTCAAAACTTTCTGATAAAAAGTTATTGATATATTTTCCAGCATTACCGTTACCTAAAATAATAATTTTCATTTAAAACAATCAAGTTTTGATAAGTCTACTTTATATTCATCACTGGATGAACTATCTTTATTAAAATTATTAACATTATAATAATTCTGTATACCAATAACTGCTTGTTCTGGTGACATATACATATGATAACCTATTTCTTCAACAGGGGTTGTAATCATATCATTATAAAATACAGAAGGTCTACCATCATATCTCATTTTTCTAAACCATTTATAAGCTTCTTTATCATTAGTAAGTATCATACCACCTTTACCAGTGGATAATATTTTTTTAAAATTGAAAGATAAACAATAAAACGTACCATTAACATACATATTTTTAGTAAAACGTTGAGCTGAATCGATAACCGGTAAGGGGTCTAACCTATAACAACCTGACCATTTTTTATCTATAAATTTAATATTATAACCAGCATGGATTATTTGCATTGGAACTGAAACATAGGTTCTTTTAGGTACATTTATAGTATTATCTTTATAATCTTTTTTATTATAACAATATTTTAATGATAGAAAAAGAGCATTAGTACAACTGTCAACTGCTATCGCATATTTACTACCCGCATACTCAGCTATAATTTCTTCAAATTTATCTACATTATCCCAAACAGTACTCATGATTTCTGATATATTAAATTAAAACCTTCAGCATACAATCCATTACATTCCATACCTCGAAACATTGCATACGTTTTTATACCATCATATGATCTAGGATTTGGAAACTTTCTAACTTCATTTTTATATTCACAAAAACGTTCTATTTTAGAATTTAAATTAGTTAATGTTAATTCTTCATAATAATTACATTTAAAATTATTATTGAATGATTGTGTAGTTGATGATGGTACTTCATACATTAAGATCTTATCCGGGGAATGTTCTTGATATCTCCTTAAAACAACTTCACAAATTTCATGAACCGTTTTATGGTCTATATTAAAATCATCTTTATTAGGTATAAAAACTATATTTGGTTTTAAATTATTGTATATATTTTCAATATTTTTTAATAATTTATTTTTTACAATATTATATGATTCATCTTGAAACGGTAAAATATGTACAGATGTAAAACAATTAGTAGCTTTCGCTATATGATTATCATCATCATTTTTTCTTACACCGCATATTATTACATGAACTTCATTTCCAGCTTCAATATATTTATGAGCTGTACCACCGACTCCGAGTAGTTCATCATCTGCATGCGGGGCTATAATAAGAGTACTCATAACTATATTATAAATACTTTACTGTAAAAATCAATAATTTTTATTCAATATATATTCATAAAGTATTTTACTACCTTTAAGGAAATTAACTTTAGGTTCCCAGTTTATAAGTTTTTTAGCTTTAGTATTATCTACCACTTTACCTTTGTAATCACCTAATCTTTCTTCAGTATAAATAATTTTTACATCATTATTATGTAATTCTTGAATTCTTTCAGCTACATTTTTTATAGATATTGTTTGAGCTCCTTCTAAGTTAATTATTTCGTTTTTTGCTTTTTCTTGTAAAGCTAATCTATTACCTTTAGCATGGTCAGATACAAAAAGAAAATTTCTGTAAATTTTACCATCACCAGTTACAATTAACGGTTCATTATTAATAGCATTAGTAATAAATTTTGACATTACTGTATCAGGATGACAGTTAGGCCCGTAAGCTATACCATACCTTAATATAGTAAAATTAATACCTTTTACTTTCTGATAATTTCGAATAATAGCTTCACATGTTAGTTTACACGTTGTATAAATATGCTCACTATTTGTTATAGATAAATTTGACTCTTCATTTACTTCAGTATTTTCACATACACTATATACCCAAACTGTAGACGAAAATATTATTCTATTAATATTCAATTCATACATCGCATCTAATGTATTTGTTAACGTTATTATATTTGTACTAACTGCATATTTTATATCATTATGATTTTCTTTACTATCAGATACTGCAGCAAACATATAAACTGCATCATATTTTTTTAATGATAAACAATGTAATAATTTTTTATAATCTAAAGCATTAACTTGTTTATATTCAACCCGTTCATCTATTAAAGTACGTTTATCTTTATCTAGAATAGTAACATTATACCCATTATTAGCTAATTCTATAGCAGTATTGGTACCTATAAAACCATTACCACCTATAATAGCTATATTTTTCATATGATAATTTTAGATTATTTTTTTAATTAATCAACCTACTCTGTACCAAGGAGTTTCTAATTTATCGATATGGGTTTTAAAAATTTTATATTTTTCACATACTAAGGTAGTTCTAACTTTTTTACATTTTTTAACTTCATTAACACTATGAACTTTATTCGGAGGTATAGTAACTGAACTATTAGTAACTGGTTTAATAGAAGTTTCATCAATAACTATCTCACCACCTATCATTTCCGGATCAATATCAACATAGTAAACTTCAGTCTCGGGTAAAAATATCATAAAACTTTTATCCTTTTCTTTTACAGTATCGAATAAATCAGTATCTACATGAGGTTTTATTCTTCCAGTTTCACCTGCAAAAAAACCTATAAAATTATATACGTTATAATTACCAGTAATAAAATGTTTTAAAAAATCAGGAACTTCATCTTTTTTAAATGTAACTGAAAAACTTCTAAGAGTAGATTTATTATCAAGGTATTCACTATTATGTATCCAATTATAGATTTCATTACGATAATCTTCACTTAATAAATTCGTTTTAAGTTCTAAACTCATAAATCATTTAAATTATCTTTACAAATACTGTATATAGTTTCCCCTCCATCATCTTCTAAAAAGTCTGGAGATGGTTGTAATATAGTCGGGTATTGATCAAAAATAATACTCGGTTCATTTGATTCGTCTATCATTTTAAAACTATCTACAACCGAAGTATTAATTAAGTCTTTAATAGTTTGAATTTCTAACATTTCTTCTTCATTATCTAAAAAGTTTTTGGATTCTTCATCTATTTCATTTAAAGATTTTGCTTGTCTACCTTTAATAATTTCTTTAAAAATTTCTTTAAATTTATTTAAATTATCTATTTTATCGTTTTTATATTCTTCAATAGATATATTAAAAATACAACTGAATAAACATTCATCATATTCTATAGTAGATGATTTAAATAAAGTAAAATATGTATTAAATAAATCTTTGTTATAATCTTTATTATATTTCGATATATCTTCTATCAATGATATTTTTTTAACTTTATCATTTTCTACTTTTTCTTCAACTAATTTAATTATTTTTTCGTTATATTTTTCAACTATATCATTATTGGAATCAAGTAATTCTTCTGGACTTTCAAAATTAAATTCATCCAAATAGCGAAACTCTCCTTCTAATAATGGGTATTGTGAATTAAAATAAATTTTTACCCACTCGTTTTTATATAAATCATATAAAACATATGTTTCCATATCTAATAAATCATCTTCTATTCTTTCTTTTGTACTATCTATATATTTTTCATTCTTAGTTACAAAGGAAAGGTGTTTTAAACCGTCTTCAGCTTGATATTTTAAACAAAATATAGTTTTTTCGGCTAATAGCATATAGTAAGAATATACACTATCAAAAAGTATTTCTTCTTTCATTTATTATGCGTCGTCGCTTGTCTTTTGGAGGCAGTTATATTTTTTAGTACCACCTCCATATGTAACGTTTACTAATTTATTAATTAATGATCCAGTTAAACCATCTTTAAAACGTATTCTATAGTTTCCGTCATTTTTACTTCCATAACTATGATTACTAGCAGCTGCAATTGCAGCTGCATCAGAAGCTACAGCAGCACAAGTGGTAAAAGAAGATGTATTATTAATGCTATAGGCAAAACTTTTCTTACCATCGCTACCAGTAACTACTGTATCAGGGTCCATAGAAATTTTAATTGCACCATTATTAGCGTCACTATAATAATTAGGTGATTCTTGATTAGTTATAATTGTACCAGTTGTAATTGATGAGCAATACATATCACCAAATTTTATATTAGTAAGACCAGTAGCTCCTAGAGGCGCGCATAGTTTATTTTTAAATAAATCTCTAGATTTACAAACTGATATAGGTCTGTTACCGCAACTAGAATTAACTGGGTTCACCCTATTACGGGTAAATATAGTTCGCATTCTTGTAGCGCATACCCTACCACTTATTGGTATATTTCCTTCATCTGCCATAATATTATTTATTAGATATTATTTTTTCTTCCAATTAACTCTTTTAGAAGATTTCTTATTATACATCTTATTTTTAATTTTCTTACATGCAGCTTTGGTTGGCCTACAAGCCGGATAACTACCGCCAGATTTTTTTGACTTCCTCCCGCAAGGTCCTCCAGTTTTGCAATTTATCCAACCACTAAATTTTTTACCTGTCTTAGGATCTTTACCTCCGCGTTTAAACCATTGATGAAGGCTATCACTAGCTTCATTTAAGTAAAACTCATATAGATCATCAAAATTCATTACTTACCAGCTTTACGCATTTTATTGGCATGTAATTTATCACCTGATTTTTTTGCAGCTTTATAAGCTTTACTACCTTTTTTTGCAGATTTTTTACCGGACTTTCTCTTTTTATTGATGTTAGCCCATAAACTTTCTAATATTGTATCGAATTGATTCATTTCTTTTTCCAAATTTTACCTTTTCGGCATCTTACCATCGCTCCTGATTTATAAGCTGAAGTTTTTTTACCATATACACTATCAGCTTTTCTTTTACATCTATCTTCTGCATCTTCAGCAGGAGTTAAACTATCAATATATGATTGAAGTTTTAATACCTCTATACCACCCATAGTATTAACAAAATCTTCATTACCACCTCCGACATCACGTTTAGGTAATTTTACTTGCTCACCTTTCGAGTTAAAAAGTTTACCATAATAAAAATTTCTTTCACCTGGGTCTTCATCTTCTTCGATCTCTAACTGGTAGCCTTTATAGCTAAATCCATAATCGTTAGATTTATCAAAGAATTGATCTTTTTCTATTTCCTCGATCTCTTCATTTTCTGGACTTAATGGTGATTTTTTAAGGTGGTCGTGAATAGCGGCTACTTTTTGAGCTTTTTCAAGCCTTTTCTTAAGCATATCGACATATGCAGTACCACCATATTCTTTAACCCTTTGAGGGTCCGGATTAGAAATTAAAGCTTTTAAACTTTCAATTTCTGCTTCTTCATATAATACTCTAAATGTTTTCATAATAAATTACCATTTTTTGCATGACCAGTAGCCTGCAGTTGTTTTATCCTTCTTTTGATCGCATTTATGCCGGGCTCTGAAAGATCTACGAGCTGCTGGATTAGATTTGCGTATTCTCATTGTTTTCCTTTTTGCAGAAGTACCACCATGACCAAAATTAACCTTTTTTACGTTCCCGGTCTTAGGATTTTTAACATATACTTTAAACTTCTTTACATCACCCCTTGTAGGTTTATTAAGAGTTACCTTTCTGCCTTTGTATTCTGCGTCTTCATCAAATGCTTCCATAAGAGAATAATATAGTTTATCGAATGTCATGTAATTATTTAATAAATAATAATATGGATAATGATGCTAATCTAATTTTTGAACAATATAAATCGTTAAACGAAATGAGTGGGTTAGGACCTATGATTGGTAAAATGGTAAATGTACCAGGTCCAGGTTCACAAAATACAGCTTCTAAAGTAGTTGTATTAAAACTTAAGGGAGACGAAGATTCATCTAAATGTGAAGATGGAGAAGCAGTATTTATCCAAGCTGGTGATCAAAATGAAAGTGATTGCGGTTGTGATGATTGTAATGATGATGATTATGATGGTGAATTAGATATGGCAAGAGCTGAATTACTTAAAGCAGCAGAGTATGCAACTAAGTTATTTAACCATCTTGAAAATTTAGATAATTTAGAAGGTTGGACAGCTTCAAAAATTACAAAAGCTGCTGATTACTTATCATCAGTCTACCATGCATTAGAATATGATGCATTAGATGCTGATGTTGAAGATGAAGAAGAAGATGATGATATAGAAGTAGATGTTGATGATATGACCAAAACTGCTAAAGAAACTGGTTTTGGGGCTTAAACTAATTTATTATCAAATATACGTTTAATATTTTCGTCCATCGAACCATATAAGTCTTGAATAAGCTCTTTTCTACCATCATCATCAGATGTTTTATATAATTCTCTTATTTGAGATGCACTTCTAATATCTTTACCGAGTAAATTAAAATCCATAGTAGGTAAAATTGCAATATAACCGTGCTTCGAACCATATGCCATTTCTTTTAAACTTTTATATGGTTGAAAATAACTTGAAGTACCATCTTTTTTTAGTCCGAACTTAAACCGTGGTTTATCACCTTCCATGTCTTTTTCCGAAACAACAAATATAATTTTAGTTTTTTCTAAATCATAGTTACTAGTTATTTCATCTGCTAAATATGGATTATTTGTCATTTCTACAAATTTAGGATCTATACCTGCACTTTGGATCATCATTTGTTTTTCTCCGAATTCAAAAGGTGAATTATTGTCATTAGTTTTACCAGAAGTAGAGATATATATATCAGCAGTGGGAAACTGTTTAGTTAATTTATTATATATCGATGCATGACCTTTATGAAAGGGGTGAAATCTCCCCGGATATATAACTACTATTTTTGTTAAATCTTCTGCATCTTCAAATTCATTTAACATTTTATACATTTCATTAAATGATCCGAACTTTTTTGAACCAGTTGGATGAGCTTGCAATCTTGTACCTTCACCTGAATTAAAAACTGGTGGGTTACTAATATATGATTCTTGGTTCTCCGGTGATGATGGTTTACCGGTACCAAAATTAGCGCGACTAAATTCTTCCCTATCTACCATTTTAGTAATTTCTGCACCTGCAGCTGTTACTTTTGATAAAGCAAAACCTTCTGGAGCAGTTGTTTGCCAGTTATTAGGACTTTCATCAAGATATGTACCTAACAGATCATTTTTAGTTATTTCATTAAAGATTTTAATTAAATTATTTTTTAAATTAGCTATAATTTTAGTAATTTCGAAAGCATTTTTTATAGAAGGTTTAAGTTTTTGAAGAGATTTTAATGTAGATTTCATTTGCTCTAGCTTCTTAGCTTTACCTTTTTCACTTTTTAGTCTTTCTAAATCTTTAGAAAATCTACTACTAATATAATTAACATATTCTTCAGTTGACATCGATGTATCTTCTAAAAATCTACCTGATCTAATTTCATAATTAATATAAGTTTTAAGTGTACTAGTGTAATCATCTAATGCACTAAAATCTACCTTATCGGCTAATTTAAGCAGTTGTTTTTTCTTCGTTTTAACGTCTTTTAAAAGTAATTTACTAAAAGATGATTTATTATTTTTAGGTTTGTTAGCTAATACATTAAAAACGAAAACTGTATTTGAAGGAGTGAATTCATCTGGTGAAGAAGTATATTTTTTAACCTTTAATATACCATTTTGCACCATATATTCAATATGAACTGCAACCCCTATCTTTGATTTAGCTATTTGATCACCATAAGGACTATTTTCACTTACTGCATATTTAATAGTATTAGGGGTAAAGGTTAAAAATTTATTTTCATTTTTAACCCCATCGATAGTTTCTGGTGTTTCATATACTCTCATTTGCGGGTCAAACATATAATCCATTTGGTAAATACCTTTAAGATTTAAAGATGGTAAATACCGCAGGGCTAACTTTAATTTATCTGCTAAACCACCAGTACCGTGATTTGTAGTAATATCTTCTTCTGTATAGTTAATTTTTGGATTTTTTGCAAAAGCTGATTTACTAGCTACAAAAAATTTATTATTAGTATCTACCCCAGCAACTATAGCAGGTGCTCCGTCGAATTTAGTAGATATTTTATAATCAGATTCATCTACAAAATATGATATAGAAGATTCTATTTGGTTAATAGCTTCTATAACACCTTGCTTACCTTTATTAAGTATATTTTCTTCTAAATGGTCAATATGCTTTACTGCTCCGTCAATTGCATCGAAGAATTCTAATAATACGGTATGGTGTTGTTTAAATGTTTTCATTTTAATATAATTCTTGGTGATTTAGCTATTACAGTTTGTGATTTAAAACTACCACCTTCATAGACATCAATATTTAGATCGAATACTACCTCAGGCAGGTCAACTAACTGATTATATACTTTTAATACATTAGCATTACGACAATCGATTACTGCCATTGTCATTTTTTTATCATTACCAGTTGTAATAAGATCGAAACCTATTTTTTGTTGATATGATACAAGAGCTATTGCACCTACTAATCGTTGAAAATTAGTATAATTTGAACGAGGGTTGAATTCCCTATAATCATTTGATGCAAAAAATTCTGCTAATTGCTTGTCAATACCTTTTGTATCTGAGTAAGTTTTAAATTCAGAATATATTCTAATATAATCCTCAGCTGTTAAATCATCAGTAATAAAGGTACTTATCTGACCAGGTAGGTTTGTACCAAGGTTAGCAGCTCTATTAACCGCTGACTCTATTTTTGCAGCTAACATTTTAATTGGGGTATTCAACCCACTGCCCGTCTGGCGAGCTCTTGGTGTAAAATCTTTATTAAGTTCTAAGTTAAAAAACTGATCAACATTAATAGTATTAAGAAGTCTTTCTAACTTTTGATTTTTAAACAAATTAAGTAAATTGGAAGATTTACTAATAAAATTTTTAAATAATGTTTTTGCTTTTTCAATATCATTAGGGTATACTTCTTCTATTTCTTTAATTTGATTATTATACTTTTTAAACTCACCAACTTTAAGGTTTTCATAATCAAGAACACTCTCTAATCGATCAGTTATTTTGTTAAGATAGCCATCGCCTCCTAAAATAGCACCAGAATTATCTTTACCGTTTGTTTTAACTTCTACCTCTAAACCGTCCCACTGCAAATCACCGCTCTTACCTTTTTGAGCTGTACCTAAAATTGTAAACGTACCTTCCCCTAAACCGACACCGGTTGAAGCTTTAGGAATAACATACATGTGTATATCACGAATAAATTCATCAACACCATCTTGATTAAAATTTTCTGGAAGTTTGTTCTTTATACCCTCAAGAAAGTCAAAAACAGAGCCGATCTCTAAATCAGATAAGCTATATAGATTTTGTTTATTACTGCCTACATAATCAAGTAACTCAACACTTGAAGGGTAAGAAGTTTTAATTGTTATATTTTTAAGTGCATCTTTTGCCGCTTTTTGATTACCGGTCCAATCTGCTAATTTAAAGATTTCATCTATTGAAGAATCTAATTCTTCGCTAGTATCAGCCTTAATTTGTTTCTTTAGAATTTTTGCATATGCATCTTCAATATTGTAGGTCTCTTTATCCATACCCCCACCCTCGAAGGTAACAGTTGACTCACCTAAAAATGATACTCTCTGTCTTGGTAATTTAGATACACCCCTGCCTGCAGCTTTCTGTAAGTATACCCTTGTTAGTGATTCCCAGCTCATGTTTCGATGTCAATATCTTGGGAATATTTTTTCATTATATTTATTAATCGTTCTAAAGAAGCTTTAGCATTGACTTCATTAATATCTGATAATTCACTCAATGTCTCAACATCACTAGATTCAATTTTTGTAACTAAAGCTTTTTTTATTAGCCTAACGAGTAATACTTCACCTTCAGGGGATAATTTTTCAATTTGTGGCTCGGGGGTTGGTACATCAACAGGTACATCAACAGGTACATCGGGGTCTCCCTCCGGTTCACCCTGTTCTAGTATAGAATTATATTGTTTAAGAAATTTTTTCATTTTAAATTATTTTACTTGTTTACCTAACGCTGCAAATTGCTTCTTTAAATTCTCAGTTTTCTTTTTGTATGCTGGTATACCTGCTTTATATACTTGACCTCTATCTTTAACTGCTTGTTTTGCTTGCTGAGCTGCTGAGGCCACTAAACCTAAACCTGGTGCTCCTTTTGCTAGCGCGCCTGCTAAACCTGAACTAGCTGTTGCTGCTAAATCTTCTATACCACTTTCTAAATCTCCCATAGTTACTTGATTATCTTCTATTTCAACCCCAATATAACTAACTAATTCATTAGGAATATATTCATCATTTACTATACGACCGTAATTACCATTAGAATAAAATTCTATAACATCGCGAAAAGTACTTTGTCTAGGTCTAATACCGTTTTTATCTTTAAAATCGTCTGAATGATTCGAAGCCATTTCAGGATCTATTAAATATGCTGGCCCATCAATACCAAATTGTTCCAATGCTTTATTCCTAATATCTTCATACTTTCTTAATGCAACTAAATGAGATTCTTTATCTTGTTTATGTATAGCGTCGAAAATTTCAGGTGTAAGAGCTTCCATTTGTTCAGCAAACTCATGATCATTTGATGGTTTCTCTTCCATTTCGTAGTTTTCGTTTGCTCTAAATTGCTCTCTTAGCATTTCATTAGCTAATTGTGTAAAGTTATTCATATTATTATTTATCTAATTAGAAGCAGTTTTGTAGATAGCCTGTTAAAGTAATCTTTATTTAAAAATGTTAGCTCATAACGTTTGGTAAACTGTTTAACTTGTGAAAAGGTATATTTACCGATATCCATATTGTTTATTTTTAAAATCATTGAATTTATCGTAGTTTGAGCCTTACCATCATTTATACTAATAAGGTGATTTAAGTATGTTATTGAATACTTGCTAATAAATATTTTTATAGGTAATATTTTATCTACTTTACGTAAAAAATTGGTAAAAAAGGTTAAAATTTCATTTTCTTTATAATATTTTGTTAATTCGCAGTCGTCTAATTGGGTATTATTGAAATAGATGATAGACTTTGATTTACTATCAAGTAATTTTTGACAAATATTGTATATAGTATAATGAAATATGAATTTTTTTACCTGTAAATTATTAATACTTTTTTCTAATAAATTAAATTCATGTAAAGAATTAATTATTTGAGGTTGTATATCGTTTATTAACAACTCATTGAAGTCTATTATTGTAAAATCATAATTTTCTATATGTAAATCAGCCATCATCACCGTTATTATAATACTGTTCCAGAAACAACTTCGGTGCTTTACCAATTCTACAGTTTATTATACCATTATAATAATTTTCACTTAACAAAACATCATTTTCAAACTGCATTTTCGCTTCAAAATACGATAATTCAAACTTACTTTGACAAAATTTAAGAATATTAAATTGAAACTTACTCATTCCAAGGGTTAAAATATCATTATTAAGGTAATCTGAAGAACCAGTATATGTTTTCCAATCACTTTCGATAAAATCTATACGTTTACGTTTTTTACCCTTTAAAGGTTTACGTTTGATTCTTCTAACCATTTGTTTTTTACCAATATATTTTTTACCGTTAGTTATATTGGTAATTTCATATATAAAACCAAATCTATCTTCCGGTATGGGTATTTTTACCGTCCATATACCTGTATCCATCAAGTTATTTACTTTTTATTCTTGGATTTTCTAGTTTTTCTTTTTTTCTTACCTACTTTACCATTTCTTGAATAAGTTGCACCTAAAGCTGTTGGTCTTCTAAAATCACCAGGAGCATAAGCATCTGTACCTGGTGTACCACTAACCGTTGTACCATAACCCGCGGCTGCAGTAGGTCCTAATGCACCTCCACCAACTGTATTTTCATCTTCTTCACCTATTTTTTTTCTACCTTCCGTTTTAGATGATTCTTTTTTCTTATCTTTATGGACCCGAGTCTTTGAACCCATTAATCCTTGACTATTTTTCCTTACGTTTAAAGATTTTTTAAATGCTTTTTCAAATAAAGTTGTTTTCTTCATAATAGTATTTATAATTAATAGGTGAGTTTATTAGATCAATATATAGATGAAATAGAAAAAGATTTACAAATAAATGAATTTAATTTAAAAGATTCTTCTATGAGAGCACCAGCTCGTAAGCATTATTGGGTATCAAAATTAATAAGACATAAACAAAACCTATTAAAACTTAGAATATTAAGAGATTCTGTAAAGAAAGAAATAGTAGGTAAAATTATAGAAGAAAGCCCTGTTAAAATCACTGTACCAGTTGCTGAGAAAGCAAGTTACAGGCATGAAAAAATGAAAGAAATATCAGAAAAAATTAGTAATGAAGAATTAATTATTGAATTTTTAGAAAAAACTGAAAAAACATTTGGTGCAATAGGTTTCGATATAAAAAATATTATTGAAATAATGAAAATGGAACAATTGTAATGAAATTTGAATTAGCTAAAGAAAAAATTAGATTAATAACAGATGATTTAGATTATATACGGGAATATTTCAGTGTAAAAGATGAAACAGCTCGTTTTCGAATGAGAGGGAGAGCGAGATTTTATTCTAACTCTCGAGTATATTGTATAACACCCACGGGTCTCTTTGAACCAGGTCTTTTTTTTGATATTTTAAGTTATATAAAATTAGAATACCCTAATACAGATTACCAAATAGATCTAGATATTTTACCTATAGTTAAACCTGTATATAAAGAAGAAAGAGCATACGATAATCTAAAATTTCCATTAAGAGATTATCAATTAGACTCGGTAAAAGAAGCATTAAAATTTGGAAGAGGTATTATAAAACTCGGCACCGGAGGTGGTAAGACTCTAACTATTGCTTCTTTATTGATGAGTCTTTATTCTAATAATCCTAAAATAAAAATTTTAATAATAGTACCAGATCTCGGTCTAGTTAATCAAACATATAATGATTTTCTAGAATATAATGTATTGTTTAAATTTACTAGGTGGACAGGTAAGATAAAACCCGATTTAACTGCTAACTGTATTATAGCTAATAGAGGTATATTACAGAGTCAATTTGATAATAATGATTGGATAAAATATATAGATGTGTTAGTAGTTGATGAGTGTCATACAATAAAAAAATCAAATAAAGTAAGTAAGATGGTTAATAAAATACATACTTTTAATAAGTTTGGGTTAACAGGTACCTTACCAGATGATAAACCAGAGCAATGGAATGTCATTGGTAAATTAGGTAAAGTCATATACGATAAGGATAGTTATCAACTTAGGTTAGAAAGCTATTTAACTAACGTCGACATTAAGGTCATTAACATAGGTTATAAAGATAAACCTCTAGTTGTTAGTGGGAGTAATAATTTTAAAGCAGAATTAGATTTTATATATACCAATAATTTTAGAAATAATGTTATTAAAAATATATGTTCAAAATTTAACAATAATTCTCTTATATTAGTTAATCACTTGGCTCATGGAGATGCATTATTTGATGACTTATCTCAAATTGACAATAAAAAAGTTTATTTCGTAAAAGGTGAAGTTGAAGTAGATAAACGGGAAAAAATTAAAAAAATAATGGAAACTAATAATGACGTTATTTGTATTGCAATGAGTTCTATTTTTAGTACCGGGGTTAATATTAAAAATATTCATATGATTATGTTCGCTTCTGGCGGTAAAAGTTTTATAAGAACAATACAATCAATTGGTAGAGGTTTAAGACTGCATGAAAGTAAAAATAAATTAATTATTATAGATCTTGCTGATAAATTAAAATACGGTACACGTCATTCTGAAAAAAGAAAAGAAATTTATAAGTCTGAAAAAATTAATTTTACATTAACTGATATAGTTGAAAAGTAGTATTTATATACTATAATTGTTATATGGCTAATACTAAAAAAGCAACCGGTAAGCGTAGAGGGCCGAAACCAAAAAAGACAGAATACTATGTTGACCCTCGAGAATTAAAACAAGAACTAATTGATTATTATAAATGTGAGAATTGTACACCTAAATTGGGGGAAATGATTCATAAAATAGCTCACGGGTTAAGTTATTCATCTAATTTTATAAATTATACATATCGCGATGAAATGGTAGGCGATGCTTTAGTTAAGATGTATACTGCGGTTACCAATAAAAAGTTTAATGTAGATTCAGAATACAATCCTTTTTCGTATTTTACTACTATAGCGTTTCATGCTTTTATTAATAGAATTAAAAAAGAAAAGAAGCATACTGAGACTTTAAGTCAATATAAAGAAAAGGTTTACGAGCAAGAAATGTTAAATTCGATGGATGGTAGGGTGTATGTTAAACCTATGAGCGACGAAGTTGATTTTGGTGATGACGCGTAAAGTAGCTATATTTTCAGATTTACATTTAGGAGTGCACCAGAATAATGATTTTTGGTTAGGTATATCTAATAAATGGAGTGATTGGTATATTAAAGAACTTAAAGAAAAAAATATTACCGATATAATATTTTGTGGTGACTTTTTTCATTATAGGGATGAAATTAGTGTTAAAACTTTAAATTTTGCAAAAGATCTTTTAGATAAGTTTAAAGATTTTAAAATTACAATGATTACAGGTAATCATGATGCATGGTATAAAGATACATCAGAAATTAATAGTTTAAGTATTTTAAAAGGTTATGAAAACTTAACTGTATATGATAAACTAGCTACGGTTGACTATAAGGGTAGATTAATATCTTTCTGCCCTTGGGGTACTAAAATAGATGATATACCTGATAGTGATTTAATATTTGGTCATTTTGAATTAGAAAATTTTAAAATGAATATGTTTAAAATATGCGATCATGGTGATGATCCAGATGTATTAGTTGAAAAATCTAAACTTATTTTCACCGGGCATTTTCATGCTAGAGATGAAAAAACTTTTAAAAAGCAAGGTAGCTCTATAATATATGTTGGTAATCCGTATGAAATGGACTTTGGAGATACACTGCAAACGAAAGGTTATTATATTCTAGATTTAAATGATATGTCATATCAATTTTATGAAAATAATATTACACCGAAACATATTAAAATTATTTTATCTAAACTAATTAATATAACTGATGTTGAAAAAGTATTAAAAGATTCATTACCAGGTAATATTATAAAATTAATTATCGATAAAAATATTAGTACTGACCATTTAGATGCTTTAGTTACTAAATTAACTACATATAAGCCAGTAGAATTAAGAATTGATTATGATGTAAATTATAATAAACTTAAGATAGAAAATGATCAAGATTATGACTTATCAGGTGTCGATATTAAACATGCAATTGAAGAGTTTGTTAATATGTTAGATATAGAAAATAAAAAAGATGTAGTGAACTATTCGCAGTCATTATATGAAAGAGTTAAATGAAATACGTAAGTTTTAGAGAACTAAAAATTAAAAACTTTCTTTCAATTGGTGAAGAAAACGTAGTTGTAAATTTTGAAAAAGGTTTACATATCGTAACTGGTATCAATAGAGATAAAGAAGATAGAAGAAATGGTGTCGGTAAAAGTACTATTGCTGATGCTTTATATTTTGCTATATTTGGTCAAACTTTAAGAGATTTAAAGAAAAATTTTATAGCTAATAATCTTACATCTGGTACTTGTGAGGTTCAATTATCTTTTACTATTGATGACCCTAAGCACGGGGTTAACGAATTTGATATTATACGCACTTTAAACCCTAGTAAAGTATATGTATATAAAAACGGCAATGATAAGACTAGAGATAGTATATCAAATACAAATGAATATATTAATACAATTTTATCTTCAACACCTGAAATTTTTCAAAACTGTGTTATTATGACTCTTAATAATCATGTACCTTTTATGGGCAAGAGTAAAACTGAAAAACGTAAGTTTATTGAGCAAATATTTAACTTAGAAATTTTTAGTAAGATGCTTGGTGAATTACGTAATGAACATAATGAGGTTAAACGTAATTTTGATATTGAAATTACTAGACTAGAAGAAACTAATAATCATTTAAATACTCAGCAGCAGCAAGTTGATAACTTTGAAGAAAATAAAACACAAAGAGTTAATAGAATTGAAGATCAGATTAGTAATAAAAATAATGACTTAAAAAATTATAAAGAAGAAAAAGATACAGTAGAATCTTTGGACGAAAAACCTTATGTAGAAAAATCTGATAAACTAAATGATGAAATATTAGATTTAAATATTACTAAAAATGAAAAGTATGAAAAAATTGTACAATTAAAAACTAACTTAACTACAAATAAAAGCACATTAGCAAAAATTGGTACAGATGAAGCTACATGTCCTATGTGTTTAAGACCTTTAGAAGATCATGATAAAGATTTAATTGAAGAAGAAAAAAGAAAAATTGATGAGGTGTTAAATGATATTTTAAATGATATAAAAATTAATAAAGAAGATTATGAAAATACAGTTAAAGAAATTAATAGTTATTCTGTTGCAAAAACTAAAATAGATAATAAACTTTCAAGTATAAAAAATCAAAAAGATAATATTTCTTATCTAGAACGTAATATATATGAAATAGAAAATATTATTAAACAATATCAAACTGATATTGATAATATTAAAAATGAAACTAATTCATTTGATGATCTAATAAATGATACAACTAATAAAATTAATGATATAAAGCAAGAAATTGATTCAATTAAGAAGGTTATTAATTTAATGGAAGTAGTTAAATTTGTTGTAAGTGAAGAAGGGGTTAAGAGTTTTATTGTTAAAAAAATATTATCACACTTTAATGGTAAATTAACTCATTTTTTAAAGAAGTTAGATAGTAATTGTGTTTGCGTTTTTAATGAATATTTCGAAGAAGAAATAGTAAATGAAAAGGGAAAGATTTGTTTATATAATAACTTTTCGGGAGCTGAAAGAAAAGCTATTGACTTAGCTTGTTTATTTTCTTTTATGGATATGAGGAAGTCTCAAGGAGATGTGTACTATAATATTAGTTTCTATGATGAACTATTCGATAGTAGTCTAGATGAAAAAGGTGTCGATTTAGTATTAGAGATATTAAATGAACGTGTTGAAAAATATAATGAGTGTGTAATGGTTATCAGCCATAGAAAAGAAAGCATTAAATCTGCTAATGGAGATGTAATATTTTTAGAGAAGCATAATGGTATAACTAAACGGGTTAATTTCGTTGACTAACCAAAAAAATTAATTAACTATATACATATGATGATCGGTCAAAACCTCCCGTTTAAACAAAATAGCCCTTTTGGTATTACACCATTTAAAACACCTGTAAGTCCTGAACCCTCGAAAGAAGCGCCTAAAGCGCCAGAGGAAGGTTTACCTAGATTTTTGAATTATTATGCAGATTATTCTGGTTGCGGTCATTGGAGAATGATATGGCCTGAACAAGTAATGAATGCTCATAATAAAGCAGTGGTTCATGGTACAACCGTTATGAATTTAGATGAACGCTATTATGGTCAAGTTAAAGGTGTACGGATTCAAAGACAAGCCACTCCACAACAATTACAATTTGTTAGATGGTTAAGAAGCTTAGCCGATAAAAATAATTTCAGACTAATATATGAAATTGATGATATATGTTTTGGTGAAGATATACCCGATTATAATAAATATAAAACAGCATTTACCGATCCGGAAATAAGAAAATCATCTCAAGAAATGATGGCAATGTGTGATGAAATTACAGTTACATGCCCTTTCATGCGAGATTATTATAAAGAAAAAACAGGTAATCAAAATGTAACAGTCTTACCTAATTTTATGCCAAAATTTTGGTTAGATAGATTTTATGATGCAAGTCGTACAATGGACAGTTATGATAAAAATAAAAAGAAACCTAGAATATTATATGCTGGTTCTGGGGCTCATTTTGACGTTGAGCAAAGAGTTAAATTTAAAGATGATTTTTACCATGTAAATGAAGTAATAAGAAAAACAGTTGACAAGTATCAATGGGTTTTTCTTGGAGCTCACCCATTACCGATAATTGATTTAGTTCGCTCCGGTAAAGTAGAATTCCATCCATGGAAAAAATTGTATGAATATGGTCAAGGCCTCTACGATCTGAACGTAAATATGGTAGTAGCTCCCTTAATGGATAATACTTTTAATAGAGCTAAATCAGATTTAAAATACATTGAAGCATGTGCTTTAGGTTTACCAATTGCGTGTCAAGATTTATGCACATATGAAAATGCACCTATTAAGTTTATAACCGGTGATCAAATGATTGCACAGATTGAAAAAACGTTAAGTGATAGAAAATATTATAAGGCTATTTGTAAGAAGAGTAGACAGTATGCAGAGACAAGATGGTTAGAAGACGATAGAAACATAGATTGCTATACTGAATTATATCAATATAATGTAGGTGATCCTAAAAGGGTGAATTTAGGTAGATATAATTAGGAACTGATATATAATTAATGGGTGAGTTATCGTAATATATACTATGATCCCCGAGAAAGATGTATCAATTTATTTACTTGGGATACCGATGGTAAAAGAATTAAAGTAACTACGTCTTACGACCCATATCTTTACGTTGAAGGTAAAGGTGATTATGAATCTATATTTGGTACTAAATTAGTTAAGAAGAGTTTTAGGACTCAGTATGATCGATTCAAGTATATTAAAGATACTGGTATTAAAAGAGTATTTGAAAATCAGCCAGCTGTTCAGCAGTACCTAATTGATACTTTTTGGAAGGTCAACGAAACGACTGAATTTAGTAAGAATCCTATTAAAGTAATGTTTTTGGATATTGAAACTTATTCACCAGATGAGTTTCCTAATCCTCAAGACCCCACTCATACCTGTAATGTTATTACTTGCTTCGATTCATTAAATCGTCAATATCATACATTTGGTTTAGGTGAGTATAATAATAAAGATAAAGATGTAACATATGTTAATTGCTCTTCAGAGAGGGAGTTATTCATGAAGTTTATTGAGTATGTTGAAAAGGATTACCCTGATATTATGTCAGGTTGGAATAGTGAGTTTTTTGATTTACCATATATCTTAAATAGATGCACACGTATACTTGGCGAGGAATGGACTAATAGAATATCACCTTCTGGTAAGGTTTATAGTAGAACGATACGTGGTCAGTTCGGTCAAGAACAACAACGTTGGTATGTTGAAGGTATTTCATTAATTGACTATTTAGATGTATATAAACGTTTTTCGGTTGGAGTCAAAGAAAGTTATAAACTTGATGCTATTGGTGAGGCTGAGCTAGGTGAGAAGAAAGTAGATTTTGGTAATATGAATCTTGCTACTCTTGCTGATACTGATTGGCAAACGTTTGTTGAATATAATATTCAGGACGTTAGACTGCTAACCAATTTAGAAGATAAACTAAAATATACAGAACTAATTAAGATGTTAGCTTACGTTGGCTTGACTACCTTCGAAGCTGCTATGGGATCCCTTTCGGTGATCAACGGTGCAACAGCTGTTATATCAAGGAAGCGTGGTCAGTGTGTACCTTCGTTTATTAGGAATGCTGATACCGGTAAGAACCCTGGAGCATTTGTTGGAGAGCCTTTGAAAGGTTTTCAAGAAAATATTATATCGTTTGATGCTAATTCTCTATACCCGAATGTGATGATATCTCTTAATATGTCTCCAGAAACGAAAGTGGGTAAAATTGAAGATAAAAATAATAATGAAATAGTCATACGACACGCAAATGGTAAAGTGTTTACTTTAACCCATGAAAAGTTTTTAAAGTTCTGTAAAAAGGAAGAGATAGCTATTAGTAAAGCTAACGTGTTATTTACACAAAGGTTTAAAGGTGTAATGCCTGAAATTTTAGATTATTATTATGATAAAAGAGTCGTTGTTAAAACTAAACTTGGTAAACTTAAAAGAGAATATTCAAAGAGTAAGGTTAAGAGTAAGGATCTTAAATTTGAAATCGATCAATTAGATGCTAAGCAATTATGTATTAAAGTTTTAATTAATTCAATTTATGGTTATTTTGGTAATAAGCATGCACCTTTTGGGGATGATGATATTGCAGCTTCAATTACTTTAACCGGTCAGGCAGTTATTAAACAATCTAACGAATTGCTTAAAAGGTACATTAAAGAAAAAGCTAATATTGAAGATGAAAAAACTCTTAATGATTGTATCATATATAATGATACTGATAGTAGTTATATTTCAGTTAAACCTTTAGTTAAAGCAGGTCTAACTTTTACCGATGAAAATGGTAAATTAACTCAAGCATTTCATGATGAGGTACAAAATATTGAAGACTTTTTAAATGATGAAATTAAAGTATGGGGTGGTAAAAACTTAAATTCTAAAGACTGTAGATTTATCTTTAAACGTGAAGTAATTGCTGATACAGGTATATTCTTACAGAAGAAACGTTACGTTATGCATATTTTAGATGATGAGGGTATACCGATGGATAAGTATAAGTATACCGGGGTAGAAGTTGTAAGAAGTACAATGCCAGATGCTATTAAACCCCATGTTAAAGATATTATTGAAACGATGTTATCTACTCAAAGTCTTGCTGAAACGAATGCCGTGTTAGATAAAGTTTATAAAATATTCATTGACTTACCAGTTGAAGATATAACGTTTGTTTCCGGGTTAAAAGGTTATGAAAAATATGCTGGTCAATGTGATGATTGGAAGACTGCAAAAGGCATGCCTATCCACGTTAAAGCTGCTTATTATCATAATATGTTACTTAAAAAATTTAATATTGAAAAGGAATATGAAACTATTAGTTCTGGTGATAAGGTTAGATACTTTTATTTACAGCAGCCTAACCCTTACAACCTACCAAGTTTAGCATACAAGTATTATTACCCGGAAGAGTTTAAAAAGATATTTCACGTTGACTATGATAAAATGTTTGAAAAAAATCTTTATGCAGTTATTGAGAGATTTTATGATAATGTTAAATGGGCTATTCAAAAGCCTGGTAATGCGGTTCAAACAAACTTATTTGATCTTTTATGTTGATTTATACGGTCATTAACTCATAATAAGATATGAAAATATTAATTTTTGGGTTACCTGGAAGCGGGAAATCTACATTAGCTGAACAACTATGTAGACATTTAAATGGAGTATGGCTTAACGCTGATAAAATTCGTGAGGAATATAATGATTGGGACTTCTCAATGGATGGTAGAATTAGACAAGCAAACCGAATGAGATTTTTATCTGACGGAGTTGTAAAAGCTGGTAAAATTTCATTAGCTGATTTTGTTTGTCCGACTGAAAGAGCACGTACTGAATTTGATGCTGATTTTACTATATGGATGCAAACAATAAAAGAAGGTCGATTTGAAGACACAAATAGAATATTTGAAATTCCTACTAGCTATGATTATGTGGTTAAAGAGTGGTCAAAAGATACCCATGCAAAAATTGTACCTTTAATAAATGAATGGATAGAAAAAAATAATGTTTAATAATCAAAAACCAACAGTACAAATGTTAGGTAGGTGGCAACCTTGGCATAAAGGTCACACAGAATTATTTAAAAGAGCTTTGCAAAAAACTGGTCAAGTTGCTATAATGGTTAGGGATTTAGATGGAGAAGATAACCCATTCGACCATGCTAATGTATATGAAAATATTATTCAAGGTTTATCTAAAGAAGGCTTTACACATAAAAGAGAATATACTATTATTACAGTACCAAATATAGTTGATATAAGCTATGGTAGAGGGGTAGGTTATACTTTTACTGAGCATGATTTAGGAAAAGATGTACATAACATTAGTGCTACGAAAATAAGAAAAAAATTAAGAGAAGAAGGTAAATTAAGTTGATTTACGTTTAACAGTTATTAAAATATATGTATGTCAGATATAAATTATACTACGTTCATCGATAATGCAGGCCGTGCCATTTTTGGAGCGGTAGAAGAAGAAACACAGGATACAATTAAGGTAAAAAACCCCGTAATGATTGCTGTTAACCAACAACAAAATGGTCAAATGGCGGTACAGCTATTTCCAATCTTTTTTCAAGAATTTGTTGTTGAAAGTGATAATACGAATCGTTCTAACTTCTTTACATATACAAAGAATAATATTGCTTTAGGTTCAAATTTTGAAGTTGAACCTCGTATTGTAGATCAATACCAACGTATTGTTAATCCACAATTAGTTGCAGCTGATAGCGGAGATTCTTCTGAGGAACCAGAAGTTATAAAGTTATTCGACGAAGAAGAAAAGTAAAAATATAAAAACCAAAAAAATAACCTCTCATATATTTTGTTATATATGAGAGGTTCCTATGTATGACGCCGCAAGAAATATTTGATTATAAATTAGGATGGAAATCTTATTCATTCTCTGTACCGTTTCATTCAGACTGGGAAATGGAGTATGTAGATTATTGCAAAAAAAATTTTAATAAATGGCAATGGGATACACTTAAGTGGTCAAATGTATATGAGCATACAATGCTATTTGAAAAAATAAAAGATGCTGATAAGTTTAAAGAATTTATTGATAAACGATAATCATATACTATAATAGTATATATGAGTAAAGAAATTGATGATATTTTATCTGTAATTGATAAATCTAATCCATATGCATCTTTCTTAAATGAAAGTGCTATTAGTAATGTAGATGGTTGGTTAGATACTGGGTCGATGGTACTTAATGGTATTGTATCTGGTTCATTATTCGGTGGTATACCGAGAAATAGAATGACCTTATTGGCTGGTCCAAGTATGACCGGTAAGAGTTTTATTTTGCAGAAGATTCTAGCTAATGCTCAAAAGGAAGGTTTAATACCAGTTATATTTGATAGTGAAAATGCTATTGATAAAGATGGGGCTGAAGCTTTAGGTTTAGATGTTAGTAAAGTAAAATATGTACCTGTTTTCAGTATTGAAGAATGTCGTAATACTATTTTTGACTTCTTAACTAAAGTAAAGGAAAATGGTCAAGAAGGTAAATTTATTATAGCTATTGATTCATTAGGTAATATGGAAAGTCAATTGCAGATTAATCGTCAGACAAAGGGGAATGTTAGTGCTGATATGGGTAGTAGAGCTAAAGCTATGAAATCTTTATTACGTACTTTAACTCAATTATCAGGATTAACTAAAACTACTATTTTAGCTACTAATCATATCTATGAAGATCCAGCTGCATTATTTCCTTCTTTAGTTAAAGCAATGCCAGGTGGTACTGCTACTGTTTATTTACCTTCAGTTACTATTCAATTAGCTCGTAAGCCAGTTAAAGAAGATAAAAATACGGATGGTAAGTTAGCTGTAGGTCAGAAGAATTATTCAGGTGTTATTCTTAGAGCATTAACGGTAAAAAATAGATTCGTTAAGCAATATTTACAAGGTGAAATGTATCTATCTTTTGATAAAGGTTTAAACAAATATTATGGGTTATTAGATCTTGCAGTAGGTTTAGGAGCAGTAATACAAACTGGTTCTACTTATACATTACCAGATGGTAAGAAACTTGGTTATTATAGTAAATGGAAAGACGATACAGAATTGTGGGATAATACTATTATACCCGTAGTAGAAGAGAAAATTAAACAAGAATGGAAGTATAGTAATAAATCTGATGAAGATGAAATTATACCAGACGAAGTAGTAGAAGAAGATGAATAAAATTATAACAGCCCAATGGTGCGGGCCATGTAACGCATTAAAAGATGAAATAAAAAATGCTAAAATTGAAGTAGAGTATATCGATGCTGATGACAATATGGATTTTTGTAACAAGCTTGGTATTAAATCTATACCAACTTTAATCACTAGTGAAAAAGAAATTATTACTTCTTATCCAGAGATTCTCAAAAAATTGAATATATTATAATAATATGGTTAAAAAGAATAAAATAGTAATTACGCTTAGCGGTGGTATGGATTCATCTGTTTTACTTTATAAAGCAGCTGAACAATATAAAGAAGTACACACCGTAACTTTCAATTATGGTCAACGTCATAGTAAAGAGTTAGAAGCAGCTGAAAAGCAATTAGTAAATGCTAAGCATGACTTCCCTAACGTTACATTTACCAATAAATTATTAGACGTTACTTATATTAAGGATATAGCTGATACATCTTCCCTTACTAATGATAATATAGATACACCTGATGTAAAAGATATAATGGGTGAGGCTCAACCTAAATCATATGTACCATTCCGTAATTTAATGTTTTTGAGCATATTATTATCATATGCAGAAAAAATGGAAGCCGATGAAGTATGGTACGGTGCAGCAGAAGCAGATAGTTTAGCAGGTTATTGGGATGGTTCAGTACAGTTTGTCGATAAGATGAATCAGATTTGCTTGCTAAACCGTGAAGTAGATGTTAGAGTAAGGGCTCCCCTACTAAAAATGAGTAAAAAAGAGATTATTTTGAATGGAGTAGAGATTGGAGTCAATTTTGCTGATACATATACTTGTTATTCTGGGGAATATCCATGCGATGCAAATAGCGCAAGTAGTGCTCTAAGATTAAAAGGGTTTGTAGACGCGGGACTACAAGATCCATTACGTTATAAACAGCAAGATAAGTTAGATTCAGTTTATAGAGATAATAATTGTAAATCTATATTAGATTAATAACCCCATCTATTCATTCTTTCTTGAGAATGAGCATTTTGCATTTTTTGTCTATGCTGTGTTACTAGTTGCCGGTTAACTTCTTGTTGTGACATTGCAACTTGCTCTTCTTCTTCTGATTCAGACTTCTTTTTTCTAAGCTTACCTGTTACTGGGCATCTTTCTTCTTCTTCATCGTCTAAAGGTTCCATTTCACCCATTGTATCATCAGGGGCTGCGTCAGCAGGTGCATATTGATCATTAGCATCTTCATCTTTAGGTTCAATATCATCATCATAATGATCTGCAACTGCTCTTGCATGATCCTGACCTGCTCTTTCTCGTTCTTTCTTCATTTCATCCTTTTCTTCGTTTTCTTCATCGTCACCTCCAAATGCAGCTTCTGCACGAGCTTTTTCATAGTCAGAAAGTTTACCATCGTTATCTAGATCAGCTTTCTTAAGATCGATTTCATCTTCTGATTTAGCTTGTATATTTCTACCATAACGATCAAATTTACCTTCTTCCCCTTCTGGAAAATCAGCAACTAATTTTTCTCTTTGACCCATTTCTATTTCACCACCAAATTTATCAACTTGTTCCGTTTCACTAGGCTTAACGATAACAACTGATACAACATCGTCTTGTGATATATCGTCTAAATTAATTTTTTGACCTTTAAAAGAATTAAGTGTAACTCTATATTTTAATCCATCACTTACTACTGTGTATAAATCATTTTCACCAACTCCACCCTCGGAGTTTAAAGTCGTATCACTACCAAGATTCAATTGTAAGGTTTCAAAACCTGTATCACCTTTCTTAAGACCTGCTTTTGCTGCTCCTCTTTCTCTTGTTGTAATTTTGACATCTGGTCTAGAAGCTAATGGTTTTGAAACATTAGCCATAATATTAATAGCATTTTGAATATCATCATCAGATAAATTTTCTAAATCTAATTCAGGATTTTCTTTTTGTAAATATCTAATTACCTTAGTAGCAAAATATCTAGGGGTCATTGTACCTTTAAGATCTCTAATATCTTCCATACCCATTAGTTTTGCTCTAAGAGGATCAACAATCTTTTTACCCCTTGCTTCTTCAACAATATGGTGCTGCCGGTCAGCATGCCCGAAGTTTGTATCGTCCATATATGTCGATGTACTCTCAGCGATAATTTCTGTATTTGAACTCGGTTCAGCTATTGAAGGGTCCGTTATTTTTTTATTCTTTACTTCTTGTACAATATCGAAGTCTAGGTTATCCATGTAACTTGATGTGTTCTCGACGATAATTTTTTTATTTGACCAGTTATGTAAACTCATATTATTATTTATTGATCTTTTCCATTTTTATACTATAATATAGTTATATGTGTGGTATATATTGTAGCAATGATTTGACTTCTTTCGAAGTTTTACAAGAAGCTAATAAAAAGCGGGGTAATTTTTCAACTGGCATATTTTATTGCTATAATAAAGCTAATTATAGAGTACTCAAGGAAAAGAATAATATAAACTGGAATAAAACTAAAATACCAAATCAAAAAGGGCATTTATATCTCGGCCATAACCAAGCCCCTACTGAAACCGGTAGAGAATGGAATGAAGAAACGTCACACCCGTTTTGGGTTGGTGATTGGATAGTAGCTCATAATGGAGTGTTAACTAATTATGAGGAATTAATAGATGAATATATACCAATGCATGATAACCCGGTAGATAGTAGCATAATACCAGCATTATTAGATGAATTTGAATATACACACGGTCCTTGTGAAGATGCTGAAACTGAAGTACAAAATATATTATACACAATAGAAAAACTTAAAGGTACATTTGCTTTATGGATAGTGAACATAAAAACGATGAACATTTATATAGCAAGACAAGGTAGTACGTTGTTTTACAAAGACGCTAATATATCATCAATTAAGGGTCAAGGTTATAAAGAAGTATCACAAGGAGTACTTTACAACTATTCATATGAAGGTCTAACAGAGTTAGACGGATTTGTATATGACTCACCATTTTTAACATTATGAACATAAATTACGTAACAATTAACGAATGTAACGATTTAGATAAACTTAGATTTATTAAATTTATTTACGATAATACGGATTCATTTATATTGAATACGTTCGGCCATACTTGGTCAGGTAGAAACTGGTGGGAAAAATTTCCTATTGAAGTATGTGTAGACGATGCCGGCCAAGTTTTAGGTTTACATGCTTATACCACTAATGATAAGGCAAAAGGTACAATGAAAACATATTATATAGTTACCTCGAAGGAAGTAAGAGGTAAAGGTGTAGCAAAACTTTTAATTCTAAATGCAATTTACAAACATAAAGATAAAATTAAAAATTATTATGTTAATACAGATGTTAGAAGTAATGGTGTACAATTTTTTAAAAAATTATTAGGTGATAATTTTACTATTGAAAGTAACGATTTCAATTCCCAAGATATAATTTTTGAGGAACCTATTTATAATATAATAGATGAGTAAACTGAAGACAACTGGTAAACCTCGTCAGTTTTCAACTGGCGCACAACGAGATAATGCTGATGGTAAATTGCGTATGAGTTTATTACCTCATAATGCTTTAAATGGAGTAATGATGAGATATTTACAAGGAGCTGATACATACGGTGAAAATAATTGGAAGAAGGGTATGAAACATTCAGTTTTATATGATAGTGCAATGAGACATTTAATGCAAGATTTTACAGGTGATGATAGTGAAGATCATTTAGGAGCTGCTTTATGGAATATTATGGGTATGATGTGGAATAGAGATAATAATCTTCATATGGATGATAGAAAAGAATATGAGTAGATTTAAAATATATACTGCTACTAAGGATAAAAAAGAAGATACCTTACTATATAAATCCCTTAATAAAAAATATCGCGATTTATCTGTACATTATGAAGAAAAAAATACTAAAAGTTTGCAAAGTTGTTATAACAGCTTTTTGGAAGACGCTCGTAGTAATAACGTTGATATCTGTGTGTTTATCCATGACGACGTTTCTATTAATTGCGACGATTTGTTGCATAGGTTGGACGATTATGGAAAAATGTATACAGTTTTTGGTCTCGCAGGGGCTAGTACATGCAAGGTTAAAGAACCTGCTTTATGGCATCTTATGTCAGAAAGAAAGGACCAAAGAGGAAATGTTGCTCACGGACATCCTGACCAATATCAGTACACTTCGTTTGGTCCTATTCCAGGCCGTGTTTTGGTTGTTGATGGGGTCTTTATCGGTATTAATGTACAAACTTTACCTACTAATGTAAAGTTTGATGAATCTTACCCATCTAAGTTTCATTATTATGATTTAGATTTTAGTCTAGAATGCAATAAAAATAATGTAAAAATAGGGGTAGTTGATATACCAATAATACATTCAAGTCCTGGTTTGACTAACCCTAATAAAGAATTTTATGAAGGGCAAAAATATTTTATAAACAAATGGAAACGGTAGTATTGGTTACAGGTGGATTTGACCCACTGCATTCCGGTCATTTAGCATATCTTAAAGCAGCTCGTAGGCTGGGAGATAAACTAATTGTTGGGGTTAATTCTGATTCTTGGTTGGAACGAAAAAAAGGTAAAAACTTTTTACCGTTAGCTGAACGTTTTGAAATAGTATCTGCTTTAAAATATGCAGATAATTGTATACTGTTTAATGATGATGATAATACTGCTATAGAGGCTATTAGAAATGTTATGATGTTATTTCCTTTTGATCGAATTATATTTGCAAATGGAGGGGATAGAAAACAAGGTAATGTACCGGAGGAAGACCCTAATTTATTTCCAGAAAGAGAAATAATTTTTCAGTATGGTGTAGGTGGAGCAGATAAAAAAAATAGTAGTAGTTGGATATTGCAAAGATGGGAAAAATAACAGAAACGAGGTGGGGTAGCTACAATGTTTTATTTGATCGTAATGGTTATAAAATAAAAACTTTACATATTAGTCCAGGTAAATCTTTAAGCGATCAACGTCATTTTAAAAGAAGTGAGCATTGGTTTATATTAGAAGGTGAATTATGCATTAACGGTGACCTATATCATAAAAATGATTTTATCAATATACCAGTTGAGAATTGGCATAAACCAGCTAATATTAGTAATAAAGAATGCATTATTTGTGAAATACAATACGGTGAAGAGTGCATTGAAGAAGATATTGAAAGAAGATAATGGAAGATATAGGTAGATTAAATTTAGATTATTATGAGCAGGTTATAGTTTATAAGAGCTTGACTAACGAAAGTTATTTAACTCAAATTATAGACCATATAAAGCCGGATTATTTTAATGATAAAAATATTAAGACTGTCTTTAGTTTAATAACCAATTTTTATATTAAAAGGCAAAGTATACCTACTATTACTGAATTAAAGTCATACTTAATTAATGATGAACTTAAGGAAAGTTTTAGATCTGTTGTAAAGAATTTTCCTAATATTGATAAGAACTTTAATGATGAAGAGTTAACTTCTAATACTGAACGGTTCTTAAAAGAAAGAGCAATATATAATACAATGTTATCTGTTGCCGAGGACGTTAGTAAAGGTGAAGTTAATACAAGTTTTATTTTAGATAGTTTCGAAAAAAGCTGTAACGTTAATTTAAAGGAAGAGATAGGTTTAGATTTATTTGAAAATATTGATAAGGTTGTAGATGATCTAAACGTAGACCAACCTACAATATCTTCTGGTTGGAAATGGTTAGATGATAAGATAGAGGGAGGCTTCTTACAAAATGGTAGATCGTTGTACGTATTTGCTGGTGAAGCTAATGTTGGTAAATCTATATTTTTAGGTAATATAGCTTGTAATATAGCTTCTAAAGGCAAGACGGTTTTAGTTATAAGCCTTGAAATGTCAGAGATGATATACGCAAGAAGGTTATCATCTAATATAACTAGAATACCAATGAGAGAATTAAAAGGTGCTGGTCAATCTTTATCATCTCAAATAAAGAGTTATAATAATGGTAAACCTAATAGTAAGATTTTAATTAAAGAGTTTCCACCTAGTACTGTTACGCCGCAGAATATACAAGGCTATATTACAGAATTAAAAAATAGAGGTATTAAAGTTGATGCAGTGGTACTTGATTATTTAAATTTGTTAAAAAGTCCTCTTGGTGATAACTCTTATGAAAGGGTTAAGCATGTTGCAGAAGGTATTCGTGCTTTAAGTTATGTTTTTGAATGCCCGTTTATTTCTGCTACTCAGTTAAATAGATCTGGTTACGATGAAGCAAACCCTGGTTTAGATACGATATCAGAATCGATTGGAATGGCTGCTACTGCTGACTGTATTTTCAGTATATTCCAAGACGATGAAGATAAAGAATTAGGTATAGTTAAAATGGGTATGATGAAAAATAGATATGGTGCTAATTATGGTCATACAGCATTACGGTTAGATTATGATACCTTAACTATTTCTGAAGATGAGACACTAAACGTTGATGATGAAGGTAGTGAGATGTCTGATTTAACTAATACTCTTAACATGTTGAGTAATTAAAAAGAGGAACTAAATAAAATAAATGCCTAAGATCCATATAATTACAGATGCAGATCTCGATGGAGCTGGTTCGTATCTTTGTTTAAAGCAAGCATATAAAGATACTACATTAACATACTCCGTTACAACTGAAAAAAAGTTTATTAATGATATAGCCTATTTTAAATTTGAAGATTATGATTTAGTAATTATTAGTGATTTAAATCTAAAAGAAAGTGAAATTAGACTTTGTGATTTAAAAAACGTCATTGTAATTGATCATCACGCTGAGCATATAGAACTAATTCATAATTATAAAAATGCTAAACCAATAATAAAGGATTATCCTTCATGTACTAAGTTAATATATGATACTTTTAAGTTAGAAGATAAGCTTAATAAAAATCAAAAATTATTGGTTAAACTAATAGATGATTATGATAGTTATACATTAAAATTACCGTTTAGTAAACCATTGAATCAAGTATTTTGGTCTTATACAGGTGACAGAGTTAATAAATTTGAAAATGATTTTAAAGATGGTTTCTTCGGTTTTAATCAGTTTCAAAAAAATGCTTTAAAAATTATTGAAAATAAAATTGAAAGATTTTTTAAAGAAGAAACAATTCATAGGGGTAATTTAAAAATAGGCGATAAAAATTATAATGTTGCAGGTGTTGTGGTGACTTTTAGCCCTAATGAAATAGCAGAACGTATAATTAGTACATATGGAGTAGATTTTGTAATAATGATTAATCTAATCGGTAAGAGTGTTTATATGAGACGTAGTACAGATTGTACGTTAAATATGGGTAAAATAGCTGCAAAACTAATGAACGGTGGTGGTCATGAAGATGCCGCTGGTGGAACTTTAAACGATTCAGTCATTAATATTACTAAATTACTAAAACCCCTATAATATGTCAAAAAATATACCATACGAATCTCTATTAGAAGAAGAATTTAATAAAATCTTTTATTCATTCTGTACATTTGTGGCTTTAAATTGTGATAAAAAAATGAATTTCGCAACAGTTTTTTTAAAGATACTAGAAAATAAAGCATTCCGAGATATTTTTATTAGTGTTTTAGAAGAGGAAAACGAATTTACAGCAATTAAAAAATTTATACAGACTGAACCTTCAGTTACAAAAAGTAAATACGTTACGAAGTTTTTAAACAAGTTTGGTGGTCTAGATGAACAATTTTGAAAAAATAATTTATAACAATTTTTTAGAAGTAAGTAAAAAAATAAATAACAAGCCAGTCAAGTATAGAAAGAATTTTGAAAACTTTCCGGATACTAATTATATTATAATAAACAAATTAAGTAACTTCTTTAAAAAATTTAACCATTTAAAAGTAAAAGACTTTTTTGAAGCCCCATATTTTGTTTATAATGAGAACTATTTTGATTTAAAATTTTACTTAAGTCCTAAAGCTATTAAAGCTTATACACTTTATAATGATAAGTTTTTACTTAATAATCCTGATGATGGTAAAACGTTATTAAAAATGCAGGATTCGATAAAATTTATTTATAATTACTGTAAAGATAAAGGTATCAATATAAATGAATACTTAAACATAAACGAAGGTGAATATAATGTTTTTCTGAAACATATTAAAAATAGAGATGTTATAATTTTTGTTTTGTTTGCTTTCAATAATTTCGAAAAAACTTTATCATTAATTGACGGTGATATTAAAAATATGTATAGTTCTAATTTTTCAAAACTTAACTATATTAGGACCAAATATTATTCGAGTTCGAAGGCAAAAAAAATAATTAATAATTTTAAAATATTCGTTGAAAACCAAAAAGTATAGTCTATAATAAGAGTATGAGTAATATAACGAGTTCAATGTTTGATAGTATTAAGTCTGCATTAGCAGCAGATAACGATAATAATAAGAGTGCAATAGGTGATATCTTAAAGACACCTCCTGGTAATACCTTTACTGTAAGGTTGTTACCTTATGCTAAAGATCCTTCTAAGACGTTCTTTCATTATTATCAGCATGGTTGGAATAGTTTTGCTACTGGTCAATATACTAGTGCAATCTCTCTTCAAACCTTTGGTGAGAGAGATCCTATTGCTGAAGAGCGATATAAGATCCTTCGTACTGGTAATGAAGAAGAAAAGGAGAAGGCTAAGGCGATCGTACGTTCTGAGAAATGGTTAGTTAATGTATATGTTGTTAATGATCCTGTTAATCCTGAAAATAATGGTAAGGTTAAAATGCTTCGTTATGGTAAGCAAATTCATAATATTATTACTGATGCAATTGAAGGTGATGATGCAGCTGAATTAGGTCCTCGTATATTTGATCTAGGTCCTGATGGTGTTAACTTTAGAGTTAAAGTTGAGAAGCAAGGAGATTTTCCGACTTATGTATCATCTAAGTTTGGTATGCCTAGTGCAATCGATAATCTGGATGAAGATCGTCATAATGCAATTTATGAAAATGTATTTGAACTATCTAGTGTATTTAGCGTTAAGAGTGTAAATGAACTTAAAACGATGATGGATGAACATTATTACGTAAGAGATACGTCAGCTAATAATAGCGTTGTTGAGAATGTAATTGTAGATACGCCTATTGAGGAAGCAACCCCTGTTGTTGCTCCGGTAACTGAAACTAAAAAAGATGATGAAGATGAAGTTCTAAAAGAACTACTTGAAGGTTTGGATGTATAATTAAATGAGTGATCAATTACCACCAATGATTCCTATGCCAGAATCTGGTCAACCAGGACAACCAGGTCCTACACCTGATCAGATTACTAGGCAATTAACTCCTAAGGAAGAGCAAGATGTATTGGTTAATTTTATGGGTAATATGTATGGTGAGTCTAAAAAAATGGATAACCATATTATTGCACCTTCTAGTACTTTACAAAGAGGTAAAAGCGAAGAGATAAAGAAACATATTGAACAAGTTATCGCTCAACCTCAGCAGTCTGTACCTCAACAGGTGCAGGCTGCTCCTCTTCAACCAGAGCCTCAGCAGCCTCAAGTACAAGCACCGGTACAGGTGCCGATTACACCTATTGAACATCAATCAGTAGACAATAGTCAATTATCATTTAATTTTAATACTACTGAAAAAGATGAATTATTCATACTAATTGAAAAGGTGTCGACACGTTTAGATCGTTTACATAAGAAGGTTGATGATTTAACTGAAATAGTAAAGAATTCTAAAGTGACTTCTTTACCTATAAAGAAGGCAAAAAAAAAATCAGTTGATAAAAAAGAGGAAGTTTAATATAATAAACATAGTTTATGAGTTATTTAAAAATAAAAAATAAAAAAGATTTTGTATCTAATTTTTTAGGACCTGTATCTAATTTAAATGATGCTTGTATTTTATCTATAGAAGGTAATATTATAAGTTGTACTTTGGCATCCGCGGATGCTACTATTGTATGTAAATCGAAAATGGAAATAGATTCTGATATCGATAATGTAAAATTAAATTTACCAGATATTAAAAAATTAGTTCGAGTGTTAGATATTATACCTAGTACTGAAATTGAATTAAAAATTAATGAAAATAATATTTCGTATAATAAAGATGGCTATAAATTTAAATACCATTTATTAGATGATGGTATTATTAAGCAACCAGCATTAAATGTTGATAAAATAAATAAACTTAATTTTAATACAAAGTTTACAGTCAAGGAAAATGATTTAAATACGTTGTTTAAAGGTAGTTCTTTTGCTACTGAAACTTCTAAAGTTTACTTATATGAAGAAGATGGTAAAATTTGCAGTGAATTAGGAGATCGTTCAAGACATAACTCAGACAATTTTGTATGCAGTCTAAGTGATAGTTTTGAAGGTAATATCGATAAACCATTACCGGTTAATTTTGATTCTTTTAGACTAGTTAGTTTTAATGGTAGTAGAGAAGTAAATTTCAATATTAATACTGAGATGGGTGTGATTACTTGTTTGTTTAAAAAGGGTGATGCAGAATTGATTTATATTATTTCAGCATTAATTAATTGATATGGTAGATTGGTCAGAACATAAAGTAAAAAATAAAATTAAAACCCCTGGTTATTTCATTAAGAGATTAAAGGATAACGGGTTTGTTGTATTAAAAATGTTTAATGCATATTCTAATGTAGATCCAAGAAGATGGACAGTTTTAGTCGACCCAGGTTACCATAGTGTATATATAACCTGTTATACAAATAAAGGTGAAAAAGGCGAGGTAATGTTTGAATTTGATGACGGTGGTAATAATTTTAATAAAGGGTTTTATATTCAAACTAATAGTATTGAAAGCATAGTTAATAATCTAATTGAAAGGGGTGTTAATAATGACCCAAAACAAAACCCTTTTGCAAAAGCTTAAATAATTATATGGATGAAAAGGATAAAGGTAATGAAGTAGAAAAGAAATCTACTAGCAAAGCTGATATCCGGGCCGAAGAAGTTATTAGAGAAGCTTTAAAGAAATTTGTAACAGAAAATATTTCTGAACGAAATACTGATAACGATATTAATGCTATGGTTTCCACTTGTAGTGAATTTATGAAATCTTTTATAATTATGGGATATGATTTTCAGGGTAATGCAATCAAACCTGTTTTTTATGCTAAAACTGATATAGAAGCTGATGCATTAGCACAACATATGCAGAAGTTTTTTATATCACAAATGAATTGATTTACTAAAAATAGTTCATAAAATATATATATGAATATTTTAATTCTTGGCAAAGGTTATGTAGGTAACCATCTCCAAAAATACCTATCTGAGCAACAGGTACCGTATAATGATATATTTTTTAAATCAAAAAAAGATTTAGACTATACAAATTCAGAAGTGTTATATAACTTTTGCCTTTCAGAAGATATTGACACTGTAATTAATACATCTGGTTATACAGGTGCACCTAATGTAGATGGTTGTGAAGATAATAAAGAAGATTGTTTTTATTATAATGTCAATGTACCTGTAATTATTGAAGGTATTTGCAAATCTTTAGATATGGATTTTATTCATATTGGGTCTGGTTGTATATATGGGGGTTATGATAAAGAGTATACAGAAGATGATACACCTAACTTTGGTGTATTTGAAAAGCAATCAAGTTTTTATAGTAAAACTAAACATATATCTGAACTAATGCTTGATACTAATTTTACTAATATTATTCGAATTAGAATGCCTATCGAAAGTAAATTAACTAAGAAAAATCTATTAACTAAACTTATCAATTACCCTAATTTAATCGATTTCGTTAATAGTAAAACAGATATGGTAGTTCTATGCGAATTTATTGAAACTGTAATGAAAAACTTTAAAGCTGGTATATATAATGCAGTTCATCATAGATCATTAGGTACTGAAGAAGTTATTGACATTTTAAAAGAATATGGTATTAAAAATGATAATTGGAAGTTTATACCTTATGATGAATTAGAAATAAAATGTAATAGAAGTAATTGCGTATTATCTAATCAAAAAGCAAAAGATGATTTTAACTTTGATTTCGGTACCGAAGAACATTATCTAAGATTGAACGCTTCACTTATAGGAAAGGAACTAAAATGGGAAAAGAAATAGTAGGTTTTACTGCAGGTAATTTTGACTTGTTACACCCAGGGTATATATATACTTTTGAAGAGGCTAAAAGACATTGTGATAGATTTTTAGTATTTTTACAAAAAGATCCATCTGCCACGAGGTATACAAAATATAAACCTGTAATACCTTATTATGAACGGTATAAAACTTTAATGGCAATACAATATATTGACGATGTTTATTTGTATCAAACAGAAGAAGAACTGATAGAGTTAATTAAATTTTTTAAACCTGATATTAGAATATTAGGTGAAGACTATATTGGTAAATCATTTACAGGTGATGATCTTTCTCCTGAAGTTATATACACAACCCGTTCACATGAATGGTCGACGACAAAAATTAAAGATTTAATCACGGTACAGACAATAACACAAAACCCTGATATAGTAAAAAATATACGTACAAAAAAATGAAAAATAAAAAAATATTAGTAACTGGAGGAGCGGGATTTGTCGGTACAAATCTTATTAAAAAATTATTAAATGAAGGTCATACGGTAATATCAATTGATAATTATTCAACCGGATATGAAACAAATCATATAGATGGTTGTACTTATATTTCTGGAGATATTACAAATAATAAAGTTATAAATTTATTACCGACGGACGTCGATGTAATGTTTCATTTAGCAGCTCTTGCAAGAATCCAACCTTCATTAGTTAACCCTAAAAATACAATAGAGAATAATTTCAACGGTACTCTAAACGTACTAGAATATGCTAAAGTAAATAATATTCAGGTCATATATGCTGGTTCAAGTTCAATGCATCATGGATTATATGGTAGCCCATATGCATGGTCAAAGTTTGGTGGGGAGGAATTATGTAAATTGTACAGTTCAGTATTCGACTTAAATACCACTATTTGCCGCTTTTATAATGTATATGGCCCACATCAATTAAAGACAGGTACATACGCTACCGTCATAGGTATATTTTTAGATCAATTTAATAATAAACAACCTTTAACTATTACAGGGGACGGAGAACAACGAAGAGATTTTACACATGTTTTTGATATAGTAGATGCATTATATCTTTGTATAGGTAAAGATTTTAGAGGTGAATTTTTTGAATTGGGTCGTGGGGTAAATTATTCAATTAATGAATTAGCTAATATGTGGGGAGAGTATCCAAATGTACATATACCAGCTAGACCTGGTGAGTATCCATTTACTCTATGTGAAGATAAAAATGCATATAACAAGCTTGGGTGGCAACCTAAAATAGATTTAGAATATTATATTAAAAAGGAGATATTATAATAATGGAAAATAAAAATATATTAGTTACCGGTGGCTGCGGGTTTATAGGTGGTAATTTTATAAGGTTTTTAAGAGATAACTTTCCTAAAAATACTATAACATGTTTAGATAAATGCGGATATGCATCAAATTTTGAATACATAAAAGACTATATCGATGTGATGATTACTAAAGATATTTCTGAGGATATATCATCTGTATTTGCTATAAAATATGACTATATTTTTCATTTTGCAGCTGAAAGTCATGTCGATAATAGTATAGCGGATCCTACTATTTTTGTTAAATCTAACGTATTAGGTACACAAAATTTACTTGAAGGTTTTCGTGAAGCTAATTACGGAAAATTTATACATATTAGTACCGATGAGGTTTACGGACACTTAGGGTTCGATGATCCCTCATTTACTGAGTTAACCCCTATTGCACCTCGTTCTCCATATGCTGCAAGTAAAGCAGCAAGCGATCTCTTATGTTTATCATATATTAATACTTTTAATTGTAATATTAGTATTACTCGCTGTTGTAATAATTATGGTCCTAATCAACACGATGAAAAATTTATACCTACTATAATTAAATCATTGAAAAATGGTAAAAAAGTTCCAGTATATGGGGAAGGTATGAATATAAGAGAGTGGATTCATGTACATGATCATAATTTAGCAGTTTGGGCAGTTGCAAGGGAAGGTAAACAAGGGGTTTATAATATTGGATCTGGTTTAGAATTAACAAATATCGAACTTGTAGATAAAATATGTTGTGTATTAGGTAAAGACCTAGATGAAAGTGTTATTTTTGTAAAAGATAGATTAGGTCATGATTTCAGATATAGTATTGATAGTACAAAAATAAAAGATGAACTATGTTTTGAACCGGTATATAATGATTTTGATAATCAATTAGAAGAATTGGTAAAAAATTATGGCTAAGATAAAAATTAAAGCTGGTAACATGTATGCATGTCACCATGGTGAATATGCTGGTCAGTTATTTGCATTTATTTGCCGAGATAAAAAGGAACAGACGTATAATTTTCTTAGAATGCCAGATATGATAATAACCAAAATGTCTCAAACCGATTTTGATAATGGTTTAGATAAAGAAATTATTAAATTTGTAGAAAAATGTCCAAAATACGTGTTTAAAGTTATCCAATCACAATATAAGAAAAATGAAAATACTGACAATAGACGGAAATAATTTAGTACATCGGGTATATTGGGTTGCTAACAATATAAAAAACGTATCTGAAAACTATCACGTTTATATGTTTTTAAATAGCGTTAAAAGTTATGTAGAAATGTACCAACCTGATAAAGTTATATGTGTATGGGATGAAAAACCTGACTATAGACCTAATAAACGTAAGGAACTTCTAGATGATTATAAAGGTAATCGAGATCCAGAGTATGGTAAAGAAGTTCATAATAAAAATGAAATGATTAAAGAAATGCTTAATACACTAGGAATACCGTCAATTTTTCCTAGATCATATGAAGCAGATGACGTTATTAAGATAATTAACGATGCATACGATAAATTAAGTCAGACTAAATTTTATTTAACAAAAAAATTGTTCAAACATATTATTATTACCGTAGATAAAGACCTATGCCAGTTAATATCACATAAAGTCTCTGTATATGACCCAATAAAAAAGGTTGAAATTAATAAAGAAAATTTTGAAGAGGTGTTAAACTACAGTATAAAGGATTTTATCAAAGTAAAGGCATTAACAGGTGATAAAAGTGACAATATACCCGGTTTAAAAGGTTTTGGTAAAGTTAAAGTAAAAAAGTTTCTAGCTGGAGATGTTGTTTTAACTGAAAAGGAAAATGATACATATAAAAGAAATTTAGAATTAGTTACATTGACTGATGATAAAGATGAAAAAGAATATGTGATTAATCAGTTATCTGAAATTAAAGATGAGACGGACTATGAACAGTTTAAAAAATTAAGTAAAGATTATAATTTAAGTCAAATTCTTAAAAATGATACAAAATGGTATACTACATTTTTCCAGAAAAATAGATTAATAGAATTACTATCTTAAATATTAATATGCAAGATCAATTTATTAACCCTCAGCAAATCCGTTCACCATATACCGGTGAAACAGTTAGACCTACATATAACACATATGATGCCAATGGCAAAACCTATGAACAAGCAGTTATGTCTGACCCAGTTACAGGTCATATAATTAAAAAAGGTCTTGTTTCTATTAAAGATACAAAGACCGGGGAAGTAATACAAGATTACCATTCAGCTTTATCTCAAAGTAATACAACACAAAGCAGAGGTTAGACTTGAAATATAGTATATTGCATTTATAATTATAATGTGATAGTTATACCAGAGCAATACGTTGTAAACGTTTTATATGAGAATATCTATAAGATCTCATATAATAAATACAATAAATCGTATAACGGTTGTTGCCCTATTTGTAAAGAAGGTAACTCGTGGGGTAAGAAAAAACGATTCTATTATATACCTGATAAAGAGTTAGCATATTGTCATAACTGCGGATATAGTAAAAAGGCTCTTACATTTATAACTGAAGTAACTAATAAATCTTTACATCAAATTATAAATGAAGTTAAAGAGTTTGATGTAGAGATTTTACCTATAGAAGAACCAATAGAAGTAAAAAAGGTAATAGATAAAAGTCTTCCGGAAGATTGTATTAACTTATCTGATATAAGTCAAATAGAGTACTATAAAGATAATGCAGTTGTAAAAACAGCTTTACAATTAATTAAAGATAGAAAACTTGATAAAGGTATTAATAAACCTAAAACGTTTTATATATCACTAAAAGATGTAGTGCATAAAAATAGATTAATATTACCGTTTTACGATGAAAATGATGATATAATATTTTATCAATCTAGAGGATTAACTAAAAAGGATCTATTTGAAAGACCGAAATACCTTAGTAAGGTAGGAGCAGAGAGAAGCTTATACGGTATGCAAAATATAAATTCTAATTTAGATAACGTGTTTATATTTGAAGGTCCGATTGATAGTTATTTTGTTGAAAACGGTTTAGCTACTTGTGGTATTACCGAAAGAAGTGATAAGATGTTTACTTCTCTACAGAAGGAGCAGATCAATAAACTAAACTTATATGAAAAAATTTATGTGTTAGATAATCAGTACTGCGATAAAGCAGCTTTAAGTAAAAGTATTATATTGGCTGATAATAATGAAAAGGTTTTTATATGGCCTAAAGAATTAAAACGCTTTAAAGACTTTAATGATATATGCGTGGCTGGTAATAAAGACAAAATAAAACCTGAATTTATATTAAAAAATACTCATTCAGGTCTTAAAGCTAAATTATTATTAACTGAGATTAAAAATAGTTAGTTACGTTTATATTGACCAAGATCACGGTAACCCATTTGATCTTGCAAAAATCCTTTTAATATCTCAAATTCTTCTCCACTTAGATTAACTAAGTATTCTAACTCAATATCTCCAATAGAATCAGCGAACTTTTCAGCCTTATCTTCAAAATTAGAAGAATCGCCTACTGATTCATCTTCTTCATTACTTTTTCTAACGTATTCATCTTCATCATCATCATAATCCCAATCATTGGCATCAAAATTTTTAAAGTTTTGTACCATTTCATACTCTTCAGGAGATAAAATAGACAATTCTTCAAGAGATGTATTATCTAAGTTATCTTCTTCCATTTCACCGTGAGTCTTATTAGATTGAGCACTTGGAGGTCGAGTTTTTCTATATCTACCACCTGAACCATCTCTTGCAGCGTCCACATTACTTGGAGCACCACCACGTGACATATCATATGATTTACCTTTTGGAGCTTTAGAAGTGCCAGCTTCCCAATCTTCAGTTAAAGTTTGTGTATAAGCTTCGAAAATTAAATTTTGATCTGTATTCATTATTATTTAAATAAGTTAGTTAAACTTATATTTAGGATCATTAGCACCTGCTAAATAACCTTTTAAGATTTCACTAAGTGAAGAAACTTCCATCGCAACTCTAGCAATCTTCTTTGTTTCGGCATTTGAAATACTATCAAAAATTGTATCTCCTTCAGCTGAATTAAGCGAAGTTTGGATACTATCTGAAGTACCATTCAAGTAATCAGAAAATTCATCCATTTTTTGGATCCAACTATTTAACTCCTCGAACATTTGTTTTGATTGAGAGCTTATTGGGCTATCTCCTTCAGGTACATCGACATCAAACTCATCAATCGATGTGTCGGGATCTAATGTAGAAGCCATTGCTTCTTGATCAGTTAATTCATCAGTATTTTCATCATCTTGCTCTCTTAAAAACTTAGAGAATCTTTTTTGGTATAAGCTCATACAATTATTTATAAATATTAATATGAGATATACAGGAAAATTCAATGATTTTGTAAGATTACTTGAAGAACAAGATATGATACCAGATTCTAACAGGCAGGTATCCGGGATGGCAACTGAAAATGAGCCATTAGCAACTAATGTTAATGACTTTTTTTCAAGTATTCAGAGGAAAGATGTATCACCAGAAAACATACCATATCCGTTGAATGAATTTGATAGCGTAGCTAGTGACGCATACATAGCAATACAAAATTTAGAAAATATATTAAAAATAGCTGAAACTAATGCAGTTATAAAAAATAAAAATTCTATAAGACCGATAATGGGTGAACTTATGGATTTAAAAAAAGAAATAGTTGATATTACGAATAAAGTCGGTAAAATAAAATAATGAAGAAGATACTAACCTCTTTAACTCTTACCATTTTAGTAGGTTGTCTATTTGGTATATTATTTAAAAGTTTTTCAGTATTTGCAATTGCAATTATTTTACAATTTTTGTTTTTCTATTTCTTCAATTCAGCATATGAAAATCTACTCGTACAAAGAGTAGTAACTGCAAATATTGAGTTAGAAAAATCAAAAATAATAAATACCCTTGAAGTAAAATGCCCTTGCGGTGGTAAACAGGATGTTTTACTTTCATTTAGTGAAGATACTATATACAGGTGTAATGAATGTAAAAATGAGGTAAGAGTAGCAGTTAATATCGGTACAGCTTTAGTAACTAACCCTATATTTACGGAAAAATGAACGAATTAGAAAAACTTACCAAAGAAGTTAATCAAGACGGGTTTATTAAAAATAAAGAGGTTAACAAAATTGATATAGACGATATCGTTAATTTTTTTACAGATGACAATTTTGATAATAAAAGTAGGGTCATTGCCGGTAGAGTGTTTCAAAAAAATAAAAAAAACGATACCATCGAAACGTTTTTTAAATTAATTGAAGGGGAAATTAAAAAAATAGAATCTAAAAATAATAAAGATCCTGACAATTCATTTTTTAATCTTAATAAAAAGATTTTATCTAATAATATATACAACCTTAAAGAGATTATAAGAACATACGATATTGATAACGAAAAAATATTATATTTTTTAATAGGAACTTTGATACAATATGTATATGAGTCAAAACGTTGATATAATAGAAGAATATGGTATAGATTTTGTAGCTAGATTTGCATGCCTCTATGAGGGTGTAAATACAGCATGTGATAGAGCTGAAAGGCTAGGTTACGATACCCAGACGAGTAATGTTTGGTGTAAACCTACTGCTTTACAAAAATATGTAAGTGAAAGGTATTTAGATATGAAACATGAAATACAATTACACCAGAAAGGTATTAATACAGATGAAATTTATCCCTGGAGCAAAGTTTAGTAATAGTACAATGAAAAATACAAAACTCTTTAAACCAGGAGTTTTGTATATACTAAAAAACATTAATAAAACTGAAGAAGGCTATACATATACCTTTACAGTTAATGGTGAGTCTAAAGACATTAAGTTCAATAGTGTACAGCAAGCTGATGAGTGGTTGAATACTATTATTTTTTAATAATAATCACCATATACATCAGTATTGTTCTGAGACATATCAAATATATCATTTTTACTAACGTTATCTACATTGTAATCGTCGTACCCTGGCTTCTTAGTTTGTGATTCTGGGTTTGTACCTCCGCTTAATCTACCACTAAATGAATCTTCAAATACTTGATTATTACCTGAAATACCTTCAAACCTATTACTTGCGTTTTTATTATTGAAAGGTATATTAGGTTCGAAACTATAATCTAGACGTTTAGCTTTTAATAAAAATACGTAATGACCTCCTAATTGATTCATTGCTAATATATCTTGATCTAATTTTTGTGTAATTTCAAAATATTTACCTTGTCTATCATTCGGTCTATCGTTACCATATTCACTTAATTGGAATATATCACCTGCTTTAGGCTCAACTATACTGTATTGATTTTCAAAGGCACCACTTAAAGTAAAAAAGGTATCGAAAAAACTAGATATATGAATATATGCAGTAATTTCATCATCACTTTCAAAACCATATTGTGAAAGAGTAATTGCATTTTCATTTAAGGTTGCTGCTAAAATTAATTTTCTAGGCTCAGCAAATACTTTATTAGGGTCTTCACCGTAAAAATTATCTGCACTTAATACGTTATATGTATTGACGAAATAATCTACCTTTGTACCATATAAATTAATTTGTTCTCTCCACCAATTACTAAACAAAGTTCTTTCATTTTCCTGAATAGATTTATCAGAAAATCTGAAACAAGTTTCATCGGTTTGTACTAAACCTGGGAAATCACAATTATAATCTGGTTGGCTCATCTTTCAATTACAAATTTATTTAAGTTAGAATCAAAATACAATTTAATACCAGTACTACCTAATTTTTTAACTTCACCTTTATAGGGTATTACCTTATACTGGCTTTTTATATAATCTAAATCAACAGGAAAGCATACTTTCTTACCATGACCGTCTCTTAATTGTTCAATTTTTTGATTTTTAGATGGATCAGTTTTTAAGTAATCAGCCATTATGTTACCTTTTTTACGACTATTACTATTTGGTATAACTTTTCTATGCCAGTGTTCAACCCCTGGTTTAGGCTTCTGATATTTATTCTCAAAAAACTTATCAAATCTTAACATATTTATATTTATGGAAAAAAAAGCACAACCAAATGGTTGTGCTCTCTTTAATTATGTATTTTTTTTATTCGAAGAAATCTTGTCCGGTATGTAACCCAACTTTATTATTTTTACCTTGTAAATGAGCTTTCTTATCTCCTAATTCCTTAGGTTCTGCTTCAACATACTTTTTAGTTGAATCAGATGCTTTATTACCTTTTGCTTTAATTGAACCTACTTTATTATTCTTTGACATTAATGATTGACCTGCAGAACTTGGAACTTCTTTCATCTCAACTGCTTCTTGATGAGTATCGTCTTCCTCTTCTTCTGTATCTTCTTCTGCCTCTTCCATTTCCATTGAATAATCTTCATCAGCATCTGCTTCTTCACTATCATCATCTTCATCTCCCATTGCTGCTTGCAACATGTCGCAAAGTGACTTAGCCATATCACGATCAATCGTGATTGTAACTTCGTCTGATTCGGTTTCACCCACTTCGGTATCGATACCGAGTGCGTCCAATTCTTGTTCTTGGTCTGAGTGACCCATTTCTTCACCCATCACATTTTCAAATAATTTATCAAAAGTAGATTTCATAAAAATATTTATACTCTCTTTTACTTTTTTCTCGATTTTTTTATCTTTTTTATCCTTTTTATTATAATTTTCTGCAGAATACTTATCACTATCATATAATTCGTCTTCCTTCTTGCTATGTTTAGGATCTATAGGTTTATTTAAACCATCAATTTCATAAACCGGTTCCGTGGTTCTTGGTCCTTTAGAATGCTGTTTATTTTTAGATTTATTAGAGTTTAAATCAACAGCACCGGGTCCTGGTTTCATTCCCATATTTTTAGTACCACCTTCAATAGGTCTACCTGCTTTACCTTCGCTGATAATATTATTATTATATGTATCCCATATTTCGGTTAGAGTATTTGCTCTTGTCATTTAAATATTTATACGTCAATGGTAAAAAATAAACAAAACTATATGAATAACCCTAATTTACCTGTGGTTGGGGCCGAATTCGAGTATACTCCTGAAATGGTAACAGATTTAAAGAAATGTCAAAAAAATATTTTATATTTTGCAGAAAGATTTTTTTATATAATATCTCTAGATGAAGGTAAACAAACTATAGACTTACATTACTGTCAAAAAAGAGCTTTACGTAAAATGAGAGATAATCGTTTTTTTATATTATTAGCGAGTAGACAGATTGGTAAAACTACTATGATGACAATTTATGCTTTATGGGTTGCTTGTTTTAACTCAGATCAAAGAATATTAATTGTAGCAAATAAAGAAGGAACTGCTTTAGAAATAATGAGCAGAATAAGAATGGCATATGAAGAATTGCCTAATTGGTTAAAACCTGGAGTTAAAGAATATGGTAAAACCGCTATAACGTTAGCCAACGGTACACGAATAGGTATATCAACAACCACTGGCACTGCTGCTCGTGGTCAATCAGTTAATTGTCTTATATTAGATGAGCTTGCCTTTATTGAACCACATTTGGTTGACGATTTTTGGAAATCAGTATATCCTATTGTTTCTGCATCTAAAAAATCTAAAATCTTTATAGCTTCGACTGCTAACGGTACAGATAACCTCTTTTATAAACTCTATTCAACTGCTGATAATGGGGAATCTAATTGGGCTAGTGATAGAATATTGTGGGATGAAATACCAGGTAGAGACGAACGTTGGAAAAACGATACTATATCATCGATTGGTTCGATGGAAGCATTTAATCAAGAATTTAACTGTGAATTTATATCTAGCGGTGAAAGTTCAGTTAACGATGAATTATTCCAAAAACTTGCTACAAAAACGTCTGAACCGTTATTCGTATTTGATGATGGTAAGTATTTACTGTGGGATGAACCTAAAGAAGATAGAATATATGTTGCTAGCGTCGATACAGGGGAAGGATTAGGTAAAGATTCATCTGTAGTGCAAGTTTTAGATTATACAGACTTAACTAATATTAACCAAGTAGCTGTTTATAGTAATAATGAAATCGGTCCATATAATTTCTGCGAAAAAGTATTTGAAATATTACAGCATTGGGGTAACCCTTTAGTCTGTGTTGAAAGAAACAATAGTGGGGGTCAAATAGTCGATATATTAAAAAATACCCATAATTACGATAATATAGTATCATGGGGTAGTAAAGTAGCTGGTAGAAATAAAAGTCAATTAGGTATAGTTTCTCATACTAATACAAAATATAAAGCAGTTACTAATATGAGATATTGGGTTAACGAATTAGAGTCAGTTAATATAAATGATTTAAGAACTATAAAGGAATTGAAAAACTATGTAAAAGCAGCTAACGGTACATGGAATGCGAAGAAGGGATATCACGATGATTTAGTCACCTCACTAATGTGGAATCTTATTATATTAGCTGATGAGTTAGTTGAAACGTATTTTGAGGTGGTAAAAAGAGACTCAAATAATAAACCTTTACAACTACAGCAAATGGAGTTTGGTATTAAATACTTTTTAGACCCAACTTCATTATATACTAATGAAAAACATGGTCAAGTAAATGCTTTACCAATTGTTATAGGGAATACAACTAAAACTGATAATGACATACAACAATTAGAAGCACAAGGATATAAAATATGGCAACAATAAATCAATCACAGTTAAATAAAGGAAGGTTAGATAAGTTTTTACTTGTTTTAAATTTACCAACCGCTATGCGAGCTGATACAAAAAAGACTTTAACTGGTAGAAGTAATAAAAATACAATACAAGATAGTTTACAATTTTCAGTATACGGTTCTATAGTGCCAAAAGTCGTAGTCCCGGAAGAAACATTAGGATATGCAGGTCAATCATTTAAAAAATCGACACATACAAGACCTCCATATGAAAATATTACTGTTAACTTTACAATTGATAGTGAATTTAATAATTATTGGGTAATTTATAAATGGCTAGATTTAATGAATGATGAAAAGACGTCACATTTTAATTCTAAAAAAGCCGCCGGTACAAATAAATCATTTAAATCTCCTGACTTATACCAAACAAATTTTTCTATTTTTGCTAAAGATGAATTTGAAAAAAATAAAGTAAAGTTTACTTATACTAATGCTTTCCCAGTAAGTTTAGGTCAAATAAGTTATAATTATAGGCAATCGGGTGAAATTGAAACTACCTTTGAATTCGCCTTTTCTCAAATGATAGTCGAATTATTGTAAATTTTTAACTCGGGAAGCCATAAATAATTTTATGGCACGTACAATACAATCTCCCGGAGTAGAAATAAAAGAAATTGATTTAAGTTTGAGAGCAAACTTACCAATAGGTACTAATATTTTAGTACCAGGGTTTGCTGATGAAGGACCAACAGATCAAATTATTCAAGTTACATCAAGAAGTGAGTTTGAAACTATTTTTGGTCTACCTAAGACACCAGCTGAAAGATATTTTTACCATACAGTTACACCATTATTTGATTCACCAGCAAAGGTAAGCGTATATAGATTACCTTATGGTTCTAATAAAGGTGAAGGCTTTTCTTCAAACTATAGTGCATTAGCATATCCTGCTAAAGGTATTAGTATTAGTACAGAAGGAGCTGGTGCATCAGCAAAAGCTTCAGTTCATGAAGTTGCATTACAGACAAGAACATCTGATAATACATATTTTGGAGCTGCATCAGCTAGTTTAAGTGCATTCCAAGTTACGACACCTGATGGTACAGTTGCAGAAGCACCAGCATTAACACTTAACGATCCGTCAAACAAATTTGTATTTAGACAATATGATGGTTCAAATGCAGGTATAACAGTTACTGGTGGTTCTAATGCAATACCATTTGGTTTTACAACAGCCCTTTCAGGTGGTACTGATTTTACAACCAATGTAAAGTATTTCTCAGGTGGGTTTGATAAAGCATCAGGATTTCCTCTAGATACAGCTGAGGAAGTGACCTTAGACTTTTATAGAAACACAGTATTACCTACAGTTTCAGGTGCAGTAGTAGCATTTACAGCATCAGGATCAGTATCAGGTAGTAATAAAGCACCATTCGTACAAGTTACTGCAGCAGATGGTGATAATTTAAGTCTTTTCTATACCGCTGCATCTTCGGTTAAGACTAAAGTATTAGGAGGAGTTACCCAAACAGTAACTCGTACAAATGGTTACCCTGACGGAGGCGCTGGTTTCTTTGGTAATACAGTTAATCTTGATTTTAATGAAAATAGCGAAATACAAGGTTCAAATTATGGTCAAGGTTTAACCACATATAATGAGCAAGCTTCAGGTAACTTGTTTGTTCTAGGTAAGCCAATACATTTCCAACTTACTGAAGACCAATACAACAATATCCTACAAAAGAAGACATTTGATTGGGAAAATAGTATTGCAACATCTGCTACTTTAAGTAGTTTTGGTGAATTAGGTAAATCAGCAATGATTGTTCTAAATAAAGGTCAAACATCAATTGATGATAAGTTCCAAGGTTTTTATGTTGGTGCTCTTGATAATACAAATCTTAACCCAGCGACTAATTTTGATGGATTATTAACTGTTGAATCAGTAGCTCAATCAGCTAATATAACATCCACATATACCACACTACCAGTACAAAGACTTGATTTCTCATTATCTTCGATATCTGATAATAATACCGATACATTCGGTCAAGTTACTGATAGTCTTTCAGAAATAATGGAGAATGTGCAGTCATTTGATATATCTGATAAAGAATTCGATGATACGATTTCAGTAGGATTGTTTAGATTAAATCGTTCTAATTACTCACCAGACACCATTAAGTTAGCAGCTGGTTTAGGTGAAAAATATGTAGGTACATTCGATTATCATCGTCAAGTTAATAATCCTAATGGAGGTACACCAGAAAGCTTCTCATTGGAAACAAAAGAAGATGGTTCACCTAATGTTCAAATTATTGTTAATGAGTTCTTAAGTCATAAAGATGGTAGTTCATATTTAGATATTAACGGTAATCCGACAACTAAGATAAGATTAGGTTCATCTAAGATTGATAGTAATGCATCTTCATTTGCAGATAGAATAACTTATTTCCAACAATTATCTACAGAATATGGAGCTACGACTCGTACGCAAGCAACAATTCTATCAGGAGCGGTTGAATCAGCAGTTACAAGTGATATATTCCCAGCAGATTCGTTGTTTCCTTTAGGTAGCTACCAAAATAGTAGTAATGCTAAAGTTAAGAATTTAGGGTCTATACCTAAGAAGTTGAATAGATTAACTGATCTAGCAGAAGATCGCGATTTATTTGATATCGATCTTACAGTAGATGGTGGTTTAACTACTATTAATGCAGTTTCTGAATACTTAGAACGAGGTGGTAAAGGTAAATACTTTGATGATACGGTATCGGTTTCAGCTATTGAAGGTTTTTATGAATCAAATATATTAGATATATCACCTGAAGCAGTAGCATTTAGAAGCGACTGGAAGACAGTATTTGATGTATTTGCTAATTTTGCAGAATTCCGCAGAAAAGATCATATGTTTATTGCTGACTTACCGAGACATATATTCGTTCAAGGTAAAAACTTTAAGACATTAAATGATGATACTAAGAGCTTTTCATTTAACTTGATGAACCCACTACGAGCAATGGTATCAGTAGTCAATACAAGTTACGCAGCAACGTATGCTAATTGGGCTCAAGTTTATGACCCAGTTTTAGATGACCAAGTTTGGGCACCAATCTCAGGCAATATAGCGAAAACGATGGCTAATTCGGATAGTAATTTCCAACCATGGTTTGCACCAGCTGGATTCACTAGAGGTATTATTACCGGGGTTAATGACTTGGCACTATATCCAAAGCAGTCACAGAGAGATCAATTATACAATCGTTCAATTAATCCTATAGCATTCTTTCCGAATGAAGGTTTTGTAACATTTGGTCAAAAGACATTGCTTAAGAAGCCAAGTGCTTTCGATAGAATTAATGTAAGAAGACTATTCTTAAATCTAGAAAAAGCAACTAGACGTACAGTTAAGTTCTTCGTATTTGATCCGAATACGTTAGTTACCAGAACAAGGTTAACAAATGTAATTCAACCTATATTTGAGAATGCTAAAAATACTGAAGGCTTATATGATTTCTTAATTGTATGTGATGAAAGAAATAATACACCAGAAGTAATCGATCAAAATGAGTTAAAGGTAGATATATACCTGAAACCAGTAAGAGCAGCAGAATTTATATTAGTTAATTTCTTTGCTACCAGAACTGGTGTTGATTTCAACGAACTTATTTAAAAAAATAATTATCAATAATAAAAAAAAGACCGGACTAATTAATTTTAGTTCGGTCTTTCTTTATATTTTACTTTTTGTAAATAAATATTAATATGGCTGACAGTAGACTTACAGATTTACCAAACTTTACAGAAATAGACAATAATGATATTTTATATATTGTTGATGTGTCACAGGATACATCCAATAAAATAACTTATGGTAATTTAATAGGTAATAGAATAGACACAATAAGTAATACAATAGACAGTTTAGGTATACCTAATATTGCATCTCTAACCACTAAGGTTGCAACTCTTTCGGTCATACAAAGAGACAAAGCAGACCAAAGTTCTCTTAATGCTACTGATGTAAGGGTAGAAGACTTAGAAATCGATAATACAGCAAATAAAAATAACATTGCCCAACTTCAAATAGATACAGGGTCATTATCAGGTACAGGTATTGCTGGTAAAGCACCTTTATCCGCTATACAATTAATTAATAGTACTACTAGTTTCTTATCTACTCAAATTGATACAAAAGCAACTCTTGTAGAAGATAGTTTAAAAGTTAATCAAACACAATTTGATAGTTTATCAAGTATAACATTTAATTTATCATCAGGTATTACCTTTAACGAGCAAGATATAGATTTATTGCAAGCAGCTAATAATACACTTGATTCTGAATTTCAGGTGTTGAGTACTAATGTAACAACTTTATCTACAATAATACCGAATTTAGTATCTAACACAGTAGCATTTGAATTAACTGCAGGTGTGCTAGACTTAGAAGACGCTGTCGATGATATAGAAACTGGTCTTAGTTTATCAGCTACAGTTATAAAGGTACCATTTGATATTAACATTCAAAGTAATACTAATGTATTATGTACATATACAGGGTTAACAGGTGCTCAAGGGTTATCATCAATTCCAATCGAACCTAATATATTAGGTACTGTAGTAACTGCATATATTAGTTCAGGTAATATGAACAGATATTTAAGTATGGAAGGTTTAATAACGCAGACGGTAGTAGTTAGTAGTGGTGCTATTGAATTTAATGCTTTTAACCCTACAGGTAGTACTATAACCTTTGATGATGAAACTTTAATCTTTTATGTAGACAACGCTCTCAAGTATACAAGATATATTGAAAGAGGTAGTGAATAATAAAGTAATAGATTAGTACATAAATCTTTAACAAATTTAATAAATAATTATATGGCAGACACAACACAAACAATTCAAGGTTTTTATACCCAAGCACAAGCTAAAGACTTTGCAAGAACCAATTTATTCAGGGTGTTAAATATCCAAATAGGTAACACAGATGTAAATTTTGGTGAAGAAGATTTAGTATATGCGACAACAGCTACATTACCTGGTAAAACAATAGGTAACATAGCAGTACCATACATGGGATTAAACTTCAATGTACCTGGTAATGTAACGTATCCTAATAGTGAAAATTACCAAATTACATTTAGATCAGATGAAAGTTATGACCTAAGAAATAAATTTTTACAAGCTTTAGATGATACATTTGACGATGCAGATTCAACAGGTAATTATTTTACACCTACTGCTGATTCGGTAATCGATTTAGTTTTACTTGATAAAGAATTAAACAAGACTGATCAATATCAATTAGTAGGTTGCGCAGTTAAAGATGTACAACCTATTACATATAATATTTCAAATGCTGGTACACAGGTTGATTTTCAGGTAGGTATTTCATATCATTACTTTAGAAGAACAACTTAATAGATTTACAAAAGAATTTCTAATTAGCTCTCATATATATGAGAGCTTTTTTTTGCATAAATATAATTATAGTGAGTATTCTAAATTCAATTAATAACGCTGTTCAAGGTATATCTAACTCTGCAAATAGTTTATTTGGTGGGTCAGTTGCTATGCCTGGTTTATCTCTTTTAGGTACAAATTTACCATTTAAACCTTTAATTAGTTTAAGAGATAATTTTTTAGATAATCTTTCTCAGTGGACTAATAGTATACCTAACGATACTCAATTTATTATTATATTTGATAGATTTCCATCCGGTGTTTCTACGAATGTAATACAAAATTTGGAACCCATTGTACATAATACAGGTTTTGATATAACATTACCTAAAGAAATAACAACTAATTTTAAAAATCAAGGTATTGTTGGTTGTATATTTGCGACAGGCTTTGATATAGGTGGAGAAGAATTAGATTACGGTAGTGCGGAAATAGAAAATAATAGAGGATTTATATCTGGTACAATTTTAAAGGATAGAAAAGCATTTTCAAGTAATGAGTTAACTATGGAGTTTAGAGAAACTAATACATCATTTACAGATTTCGTATTAAGACCCTGGCTTGTAGCTGCAGCTCATTTCGGTTATGTAGCAAGGGATCTAAGTGACCCAGTTGAAAATTTAAAAAATGTTAAAACTAATGTTTCTATAATACAGTATTCAAGATCCGATAAAAACTTATCTCAAATACCGAGAAAGATTTTTAGATTTTATAATTGTGTACCTGTAAGAATTAATAATAGAGATGGTAATTTTAGTAATACCGATGTATCAAAAACTATTGACACTACATGGGTTTACGATAAATATGAAATACAGTCTAATTTATATTTAGATATACCTGGCCTCTTAAAATCTTTAAACCCTTTTTCTTTTTAAACTATGAATATCGCTGACGAAGGTTTCAATTTATTTACCAGAATATCATCTTCTACATTAAGTAGAATGAAAAAGTTAGAAAGTGGTTTGTCTACGTCCACTCCATCTAATGGTCGTAACGGTGTGACAGGTCAAGTGGCAAATAAAGCTCGTAATGTCAATTTAAAAGCCATACAACCAGCTCTCAAATCTAATGAAGTAAAAACTACTTTAGAGAAACCAAAACCAGTAAGTTTAGTAAATGTTTCTAAAGAAGCTTTAAACGATCTTAAAAGTATAATTTCTAAACAAGCAGTTGATAGCGCTGTAGCAATTTCACCTAAAGGTAAAAAACCTATTTCTACAGTTGCAAAATATTTAGCAGCTGCAGCAGCAACTTATGGTATTCTTTCAAACTTTAAATTAGAAAATATCCCCGGGTTAATACAAGGGTTACAAGGTGCTAGAAGACAAGTATTAAAATTAAAAAGAAGGATGCGACGCGTATTTAATGGATTAAAAAATGCAGCAAAAAGATTAATACCAAAAAATTTAAGAGCTACTTTAAGAGCTAATATTAGCAAATTTAGAAAATCTGCAATCGATGCAGTAAAATCTGCAAAAAAAAGTATAGTTAATGGAGTTAAAAATATGGGTACTAGAATAGTTACCATGTCTAAAGATTTAGGTAAAATAGCTTTAGAAAAATTAACGAAAAATTTTAATTCATTTAGAACTGCAGCGATGGGTGCATTAAGATCTGCAAAGGGTTTGCTAACTAGTACGATTGATAATATGGCCACATCTGTAACACGCATGCGGTCTTCGATACCTAGGGCTAATCCAGCTTCGGCGACGCGACCACAGATGTCAATGCCGAGGTCTAGTCCAAGCGTGAGTGGATCATCAGCATCGGGCGGCTTTTTAAGCTCCATGACCCCGAATTGGATGAAAAATGCCTACAAAACTAGCGCTAATTTTGTATCTACACAAGCTGATAATTTGACTACAGGTGCTAGAAATCTAGGTAATAGTGCACTGGAGGTGGTTGGTGATGCTGGTAAAGCTCTCAAAAATAAAGGTGGTCAAGTGCTCGACGCCACGGTTGATGCTGGTAAATACGTCGGTGGTAAAGTACGACAGGGGGCAGCTGTTGTTGCTGATACCACAGTAGACGCTGCCAAATATACTTTTAAGCAAGGAGTGAGGGCTCTAGGAGGTGTAAAATACGTTGCAAAAGCAATATTAAAATCACCACTTTTAGCTCCATTAGTTGAAAGTATATTTACATATATAGACATTAATAAAGCTATTAAGGAATATAATAAAGGAGAATTAAAAAGAGAAGAATTAGATAAAAGAGTAGGTAAAAGAGCTATTCAAGGGGTAGGGGGTTTAGCAGGTGGTCTACTAGGAGCTGGTTTAGGTGTTGCTACTCTTGGTAGTTTATCATTTGGATTAGCTGCTCCGTTAGGAGCAATAATAGGTGGTGTTGGTGGGGATATGGCTGGCAGATTCTTAGGAGGGGTAGTTGCTGATGTTATGGGGGATAAAACAGGTGGTTTAGGTAGTGGTATAATAGACTCTAAATTCTTTAAGAATAAATTACTAGAAAATCAATCAAAAGAAAACGCATCAGGAGAAAGTAAGGCTAAAAAAGAAAAACCAGTAGAAATAGAAGATGGTATTATTACCAAGACTGGTCAATTAATAAAACCTCATGCACAAGATTTTATTTATGCTATGAAAGAAGGGGGACCTTTAACAAATGCAATGGATAATGACAATATAATTGCTAAGAAAACGCATGTTTTATTAGATGAAGCCAATAAAGCCAGCCAAAACATAATGAATAGTCAAACAAAAATACTTAACGAAAATACAAAATTATTAAAACAGTTTTTAGATAAGGAAGCATCTAATAACAATATTGTATCATCAAATAGTAATACTACAAATATAAATTATAAAAGTTCAGGATTACGTGAACTTCAATTAAAGTATGTGTAATTTAGATTATTATAAATATAGTTTTTTTAATAAAGATTTTTTAGTTAAGGAGGTTTCATTTTATGAAACGAGATTATTATTAAAAAAAATTAACTCTCCGGATTTAGAACAAGTGTTTGATAATTTACTATCTATTTGTGTTAAAAATAAAAATTTAAATGTATTAGAAAAAATTATTTTACTTTTTTATGTAAGAGGTTTTATTTTCGGTAATGAGATTACCTTCATGAAGGATGGTAAAGAAGTTACAGTTGATTTAAACGATATAGTTGGTGAATTTACCAAAGAACAATCAACTTTAACTATTAAAATAGGTGGTTTAAATTATGATTTTAGTTATGTTAATAATTTTGATAATTTTGATGATAAGCTTTCACTTATTGAAAGTAGTCTTGTAAGTGTTAATGGTTTAAATATACAAAATATTGAAGATAAATTAGGATATTTACCCGCTGTAAATATTAATGATATTTATACTCAAATATTTGAGCATTTTTATTCTTTTAATTATGAGTTAAAAATATTAGATTATGATTTAAATATTAATAATATTCTTATTTTTATGAAAACTATCTTTACTTGTGAATTAATGGATTTATATGAAATAGAATATAAACTAAGAAGATTGTTAAATTTTACTACTGAAGATTTAAAAAATAACTCTTTACCTGAATGTAGAATACTTATGAATTTATATGTTAAGGAAAATAAGGAAAGTGAAGTTGAACAACAGATGAACCAATAATAAATAATGTAATGGCCGAAAGTTTAAATGATATTTTAGAAAACCTTAATTCGTTAAAAAAGAATAGTAATATTTTTATACCATCGTTAAAAAAGAACGTTGATTTTAAAGGTATTACTTTAAAACAACAAAAAGAAATAATTGATAGTGTCCTTTCGGGGGATTCAGTTGAAATATTAAACTTTTTCGATGTTTGTTTTAATATATTAAAGGAAAATATACAAGGTAATAGTATAGAACAAATTAATATAGTAGATAGACCAAATTTATTATTAAATTTAAGATTTAATATTGATTCAAAATATGAAGGAATTAATATCGAAGAGCTTATTGAAACAAATAAAAAAATTAAATTACCTGAATTGCAAACTACTATTGAAACTGATGATTTTATTTTTACAGTTGAGTCACCGAATATAAAGAAAGATGCAAATGTAAATAATTATATAGTAAAAACTTTTTTAGATCGAGAAAAAATATTAGGTAATTTATATGCTGGCGAGCTAATAAAATTTATCACTACTGTAAAGTTTAAAGAGAGTGAAAATGTAATCAATTTTGACGATCAATCTAACAAAAATAAATTTACAATTATTCAAAGCATAGATACAAAACATTTTAAAGAAATTTTTGCTTTTATCAATAGTATAAGAGATATTGAAACTGAATTCCTAACCGTACAAGATAAACAAATTGATATAACGCCTGATTTTTTCATATTTTAGTATTGCCATTAAATATAATTAATGGCAAGTAATTTGTGGAGCTTAGTTTTTGGACAAGATGGTACCCTACCAGTTTTGGTTAGGGAAGGTTCTGACGTCGATGTCAATAATATCAACTATATAACCAATACAGTTTATGGTAATTTAGATACTTATGGTGATGATATTGACGTGATTAATGATTTTCAATGGACGAAGAGTCCTAAAACTAGTAGATCTGATGTACCTAGACTAATATTAAAAGAGAAGAGGTTAAAAACTAATAGCACAGTTTCGAACGCAGCATATTCTTTAAATACTTTACTAGATGTGGCGCCTGCTGCAGAGGCTGCAGCTACTAGTTTTAGTAAAAAAATAACCGGTAATAGTATAATAACTAAATCTGTTGAATCTGTAGGTAAAGGTGTTTCCAAAGTTACCGAAACATTAGCTAGTGTTTCTAAAGAAATAATAGAAAATGTAGTTGGTGAGTATGAAACGTTTGGTGAAGATAGCGTTTTAACCCCTTATAATGGTTTATATAGGCTAGAAAAAACAGGTTTTAAATATGTTTTACCTTATTTACAAGATGGTTACAATTCATTAGAAAATACAATGGATACAAGTGTAGGTTCTTCAATAATATCTAAACTTACTGAAGGAGTGGGTGAAATAGCTTCCCAGGCAGCAGGGTTAGCTTTTGCATTAAGACCAGGGGTTTATATAGAAGAAAGTCAGCAATATAATATGCCTCAAGAAGGTAGAAAGGTTAATATATCTTTCCCATTACTAAATACAGGTAACTATGCAGATATATTACAAAATTGGCAATTATTATTTGGTTTAATTTACCAAAATAGACCTGGTAGGATAACTAAAACGTTAGTTGATATACCAGTCTTATATGAATCTATAGTTGAAGGGCAATTATATATGCCATATTCTTATATAACTAATTTAGAAATAAAACATGCAGGTAATAGGAGATCGATGAAAATTAATGTACCTAAAGTTGAAAATAATAAAGATACAAATCCAAGTAATTTAGAAATAACCGCTGTAATTCCAGATGCGTATATGGTTGATATAACTTTAACTAGTTTAAATGAAGAAACGAGAAATTTCTTATTTGAAAGTATTAAACCTGGTTTAGTTACATCAAGAAAAGTTAATACACCAGAATCAATTACCACTGAAATAGCGTAGAAAGGATTATATGGAAGGTAAATATCAAAATCAAATTAACGAACTACCAGGTTTAGAATCCTTTAGATATGAAAACATATTTAAAGTCTATAATACTGGCGATAAAGACTTTTTTTACTATAATATATTAAAAAAAGTATCCTTACCTGATAATATTAACGGAGCGTTATTAGATACGGTAATTATGAACAACCAAACACCATTAACTACTTTATCTTACCAACTTTACGGTACGATGCATTTATGGTGGTTAATATGCGTGGTAAATAATATACAAAATCCTGTGACTCAATTACCTGTAGGAGAGGAAATAAAATATGTAAAAAAAATATTTTTGAAAGAAGTTATTAACAGTATAATGGACCAGTTACAATGAGATATCGTAAAACTATAGAAAAGGTATTTCCAAAAAATGAAGATTTTTTAAATAGGGTTGACCAACAAAATTACATAATTAGAAATGTAATTTTCAATCCTGATAAAAATATAGTTTCAATACCCCAACAAAGTATTATATCTTTACAAATAGAAGATAGTTTATTCGACCCTTTTGATAAAGGTCAAATTATATTTAAAGACAATCAATTTGCTTTAGAAAGAAATAGTACCCAAGAAAATGCTTTCAACGGTATTAATTTTAGAGGGGATGGTAAAGATCTATATCATTTAGATATGTTACCGGTAGAAAAGGAAGAAGAATTATTGGACGATGATTTCTATAACGTATTTGGATACAGTAAAACTTTTAGTGTTTACGATGTTGAAAACTTATTAGATGATCCGAATAATATTATAAAAAAGTTAAGTTTTTACGATTATGATAAACAATTGCTTTTAGATAAAACTATTTTCTTTTCTACATCAAAAATAGGTAAAGTAGAAGAATTAAAAAATTTAATTTTTTTAAATAATCAAGAAAGAGGATCGTTAACCGGTATTGCTTTAAGAGATATTTTAAAAAATGGTATGAACGTTGATGATGATACTTTAATTTTCGATAAAGATGACGAGGGTAATTATGTAGATTTTGAAGATGGTAAATCATTTATGTTCTATACATCGCCTCCAAACAATAAAGCTTATGAGGATTTATTGTATTTTTGCGATAATCATGTAAGTGATTCAACTGGTGGAGATTTTTCATTTTTAAAGAAAAACAATTATAACGGTAAATATGGTCTTCAAAGTTTAAGTGAAATTTATAAACAAAACTATCGAGAAGGTCAAGACGAACCTGGAAGCTTATTCTTTGAAAAAATAATTATTTCAAATTCTGGAGAGTTTAATGATGATCCGATCGGAAGTGATTTAAAAACACCAAAAAATTCACCATCTTTTGGTGAAAAAAGCTCTGCAATAAATTATAATTTCTTTAATATTAATACCGTACTAAATGTAGAAAATGTTAATTCAAAAATTGTACATTCTTATAATCACGATAACAAATCATTCCAGTTTGATGTTGAAAAGGGTAATATCGAGAATGCAAAGGATTCTTTTAATTTTTTATACGTAGCCGGTAAAGTAAAAGGAAAAGATAAAAGTCCATTTTCGTCTTTTTTAATTAATAATACGAAAAAATTAAATTTAAATTATGAAAATGTTTATTCTTTATATGGTCAAAATGAAAATGTAAGATTGAATAAAGGTTTAAACAAATTATTAAAAAATAATTTTTTAACCAATATAGGTGTTGAAATTTATATAAAGGGCCAGGTTTTTAGAAAATCAGGTACTTTTTTTGCTTTAGAAAGAGCAGAAAATTACGTTGAAAATGATTTTGATAATAAATTACTCGGATCTTATTTAATTTTAAAGGTAGAGCATATTTTGGATGATAAAAATAAGTATTATAATAAACTAGTTGGGGTAAAAACACACTTTTACCGAGACCCTATAATAAACGAAGATATATTATGAGTTTTAAAATTACAGCTTTACCAGACTATCTAGACACTATAGTTTTTCAATCTACTGATTTCTATGAGCAAAATAGTAATTTATTAGATATTTTTAGTGATTATTTAACTGAATTAAATTTAAATATAGGCTATGAAAAAGGAAAATCTTCAGGTGATATTTTAAAAAATAATAATGATTTTTTTAAAAAATTAAATGACGAAAATTTTATTATAGATGGTGTTCAAATCGATGAAATTAATAAAAACTATTATATCGAAAAATATAATAGTTTGTTTTCAACTATTAAAGATTCTGTAAGTACAGTTATAAGTGATAGCAATATATATTTTAAAAATTATTCAGACGATGTCGGTACATTAACTGATTCCTCTTGTATATTAGATGATAGTATTATACCATGGTATGATATTTTTAATGAAGATATAGAAATGCCTAATAATTTAAATAGTACCATTTTCAATAAAACGTCAAATAATAATAAAACATTACAATTAAAATTTACTAAATTTAATAATGCAATACTTAAAAATAATATGAAAGGTATAGTTGATTACACAAATGTAGAAATTAGTAAGTCTAAAAAAGCACATGGTAGTAATTTAGTTACCGACTATTATTACTATAAGAGATTATTCTTATATAAAGAATTAATTGCACAAAGTATTGGTCAATTGTTAAAAGGTTTAGGGGACTATATTTTTTATATTAAAAATTTAAATATGAGGCAAAATTCATATAAAGCTACTCTTTTTAAGTATACTGCTAAAATAGAAAATGTAGAACAACAAATAGATATACTTAAAAATAGAATATCTAGCACAGCATATCTTACTGACGCAATTATTAAAAATTAATCACTTTGAACGTTTATAAGTTTAGCATCATCAATTAACTTATTCAATAATTCTTCTCTATTAATTGTAATGCCAATACGTTCGTTATTTTTTTCTTGCAATTCTTTCTTACTCTCAATATCCATTTGTTTTACCTGAATTTTAGCTTCATTGGCTTTATCTTGCAAAAGTATTTTATTTAAACTTTCAATCGCTGAAGCAGATGCCCCTACTAATTTACTTAGAGCATCAACATCTCTTGAATCAGGAGCAGATGTAATAAATTGTTTTACTTCTTCTACATAATCTACAGTACCTTTAATCAATTTACCGGAATAGTTTAATAAAAAATTTTCTAATTCTTCTTTATCTAGATTAAATTCATCTTTTTGTAGTTCTCTTGAAACTTTTGCAGACCCCTTTAATTGAGAAAGCAAATCATCAACAACTATATCTACATCATGGTCCATATAAAAATATTTAATAATAAAGTTGAATAATTAAACATATACGTTATAATAGGTTAATGAGTAAAGTTAAAATTAAATTTATAAGAACGCATGACGATGCTATTCTACCTACTAAAGCTCACGACGGTGATAATTGTTTTGACCTATATGCAGTTGAAGATACTGTTATACCCTGTAGTAGTTCTTGGATTGGCGATGTAACTGTTGGTAACGCTGTAATACCTATAGGTATTACTGTTGCTGATATTACTAAAGGTTATGGGTTTGTATTGAGACCTAAGTCTGGTTTAGGTTTCAAGGCCGGCTTACAACCGCATCTAGGGGAAATTGATAATGGTTATAGAGGTGATTGCGCAGTTAAAATGTATAACTTTAGCAGTAAGAATTATACTTTTAAGAAAGGTGATAAAGTCGCCCAGATTAAAATTGAAAAAATTTACGATACAAGTGTTGAGTGGGCTAAAAAGACATCTAAAGCAAAACGTGGAGATGCAGGGTTTGGGTCCTCAGGTAAGTAATTATGGGAACTAAAGGATGTAAAGAGCGGGAAGGTGTAAATCATGCAAAATATAGAGATAATTATGACTCTATATTTGGTAAAAAAACTAATGGGAACTCAGATATAATTAGTAGTAAGGAAAGTTCTAAACAAATTATTAGAAAAGGTAAATGTTCTACGAATAGAACAACTAGTCGATATTATACAGATATTTAATTATGGGAAAAGTAACAAGACAAAAGATAACCGAAAGAAAAGTCGGTAATGCGAAGGTGAGAAAGACGGTAACAGTAACTGTTACAAAGCCATCAAAAAGAAAAAAATAATGTTTAATAACTTATACGTAGAAAAGTATAGACCTAAAACGTTAACAGATTTGGTATTATCTGATAGTAATAGAAAGTATTTCGAATCTATTACCGAGGAAATACCAAATCTGCTTTTCGTCGGTACACCTGGGTTAGGTAAGACTACATTAGCTAGGATATTGGTAAATGATATATTAGAATGCCAATACCTTTATATTAATGCCTCAGATGAGAATGGTATCGATACAATACGCTCTAAGGTAGTTGGCTTTAGTCAGACTAAGTCTCTCAATGGTAAACATAAAGTAGTCATACTTGATGAAGCCGACGGTATCACCATTGACGGGCAACGCGCACTACGTAATACAATGGAGGAATATAGTAGTATGACTCGTTTTATACTTACAGCTAATTATAAACATAAAATTATACCTGCTATTCAAAGTAGAACTCAATTTTTTGATTTAACTCCTCCGTTTGATGATGTAGTTAAAAGAGTAGTCGATATTGTAAAGCAAGAAGGTATAAAAATAGAAACTGATCAGAAATCTAATTTTGTTAATGTAATTAAGCAAAGTTACCCGGATATCCGTAAGGTATTAAATAGTATTCAAAAAGCTACTATAGGTAATATTTTTACAGTAGACCATAGCGTTGATAGTAAAGAGATAGTTAATGTTATCCATAAGCATATGACATCTAAAGATTCTCTAAAGCTAAGAAAGTATCTAATTGAAAACGAAAATGAGTTTCAAGGGGATTACCATAATTTAATGAAACAGTACTTAAATTATGTATACACTTGTAGTATAGACGATAATAAAAAACGTCAATATATAGTAACTATTTCAGATCATATGTATAAAGACGTATTTGTCTTGGATAAGGAAATTAATGCTTTTGCCTGCTGGGTTAATTTAGAAAAACTTGATTAAATAGTTAAATGAAAGATGATCTATATCTAATTGCTGAACAATATAATGTAGTTTTAACTGAAGAACAGGAAAAAGAAGAAGAAAAAAATAAAGCTATCGATAAACTTCAAATAGCTTTAGATATAGCTGGTTTCGAACCTACATTTGGAAGTATAGCAGATGCAATAAATGTTGTGATATCTACTTTAAGAACAGGGTTATCTTTAGCGCGACTAGAAGGTGATAAGGCAAAGGAACATGCTATTAATGCTGGTATATCTGCTATTTCTTTATTACCATTCGCAGATGTAATTAAAGTATTAAAACTACGTAAATTAGGTAAAGTTAAACGTCCGGCGACAAAGTTAGCTGTAAAAGGTGGTAGAGCCATCAAAGGGTATGGGAAGAGGCAAAAGCAAAAAAGAATTGATGATTATCGTCAATCTCAGGAATTAGATCAAGATAATATCGAGCTAGCTTAATTTACAACTATGCAATTGGTTTACCAATTATTTTTTCCATGGCTTGTTTTTGACCCATTTCTTCGTCACTAATCTTCATTTTACCAGCTTTTTTCATTGCAGCGTCGCCAAGATCTTTAAGCTGTTCAGCTGTAAGGTAATTTAAAGCATCAAATAATTTTTCTAGAGTCATTCCAGTACCTTTTACCACAGCGCCGGTTGCTGCTAACCCAACTTTACCAGCAGTGCGACCTGTTAATTTAGCAGCTCCTTTGGCAAAGTCACCAAAACTCTCCTCATGTACCTGGGTATATGCTTCTTCTAATAATTTTGTATCGTTATTTTTCATAAATTTAACCGTTTATTGGCATATACTGTGATGTATAGTTTTCATTAACTGCGGGTGATGGTGTTGCTGGAGATGAAGGAATCTTTGTATTTTTTGTTGCATTAGTAAGATTCGTCTTTTTAAGACTATCTCCTTGTTGGGTCATCCTTGTTATTTCAATTTCATCTTCTTCGCTAACTTCTCTTGGATCGATCTGAACTTTATTATCACCACGTGTTTTAGGGTCTACTGGGTGTCTATTAATACCTAAATCAATGGTATCCAGCATATCACTAGTAAGCTTTACTTGACCCTTTTCATCATGCAAACCCGGTGCTATTTCTCTTGCTACTGTTATATAGAAGAAATTTTGTCTATTATCATCATTACCAGGTTGTCTCGATGGGTACTTATTAACTACATTAGTTATAATGTAATTGCTATCCGTATCAAAATAATCATCAATATATTTTTTCTGTTCACTATTTTGTTCTTTATAGCCATCTTTGGATTTATAATCACTAGCTAATTTAACTAACCCTCCAGGTTGAAACCCGCTATTCATTTTATCTGTAATTTGCTCAATTAATTTTAAAAACTTACGCTTCATATTATTATTTATTTACATCTACACTATTTTAAATTAAATATTAGAAATGGCTAAAATTACTTTAGATATTCTTAAAAAAACTGAAGAAAGACAACCTGGTGACCTGTTTAGAGATCTAAATTTAAGTTATCTATTCGGTAAGGATGTTGATGGCGAACTTGAAAAGCAATATCAATTAATAGATATATTTACTGATACGAACTTAAATGCTATAGCTAATTCATTTGTATCAATTTTAACCACAAGCCCTGGTAGTAAGATACTAAATCCTAGATTCGGAGTTAATCTAGGAAATCTTTTATTTTTACCGGTTACAACAGGTAGAGGTCAAAGTATAGGTGAAGGGGTTGTACAAGCTTTACAAAAATATGAACCGAGAATTTTAGTTCAAGGTTTGGAAGTCTTAGCAGACCCGGAAAACAATCAATATACATTAAATCTTAGATTTAAGGTACCTACTTTCAATAATGAGGTATTTACCATAAAAGGTAGATTTAAAGAAGGAGGATTTTATATAGAAAAATAATATTATGGCAATAGAAACAGATTTCAATTTACAAAAAAATGCGTACACATCATTTGACGCTTCAACGTTAAAAGATTTAATACTAAAAAGATTAACTGATGATGGTAAGTTTACTGACCAATTATTTGAAGGTAGTAATATTAATGCTGTCATTGATATAATATCGTATTCGTACCACACTCTATTATTTTATCTAAATCAAACTTCTTCTGAGTCTTTATTTTCAGAAGCTACTTTATATGAAAATATGAATAGAATAGTTAAATTAATTGACTACAAGCCGACTGGTTTTAAAACGTCTCTTTTAGCATTCAAAGCAACTGGTTCAGCTAACCTACCAAATAATTTATATACTATACCAAGATATTCATTTTTCATTGTCGATGGTGTTTATTATTCATTCAATCAAGATGTTTCGTTCGCTAAAACTACAAATGGTGTTGAAAAATTAACTTCCCTTTCAGAAAATAGTTTATTATACCAGGGTAGATATTTTGAATTTCCAGAACAGGTCGCAATAGGAGAAGAATTTGAAACAGTTACTTTATCAATAAAAGATATAAATTCTAATAAATCTTTTTTAGTTGACCATGACTCAGTAGATGTATATGTTGAAAATATTAATACCGGTGCATTTACAAAATTTAATGAAACTAATTCATTATTTGCTGAAACCGCTCTACCGGTATATGAAAAAAGAATTAACGAAAATGGATTTTATGAAATAAAATTTGGGGATGGTATTTTTGGTAATAAATTAAACGAAGGTGATAAAATATATATTTTTTATCTAAAAAGTGATGGTCAATCAGGTGAAGTATCTTCAGGAAAATTAGATGGTAATGAAATAAACTTTTATACATCGGCATTATTTCAAAGAATACAAGAATTTATATATAAAGATGCTAATTTAACCTTTTTAACACCAACACAAGTATCTGAAATTGCCTTTTTAAATGAGGTACCATCAACTCAGTTTAAAGATAAAGAAAGTGTTGAAGAAATAGAAAAAAATTCACCTAAAATATTTTCTTCGCAAGATAGATTGGTAGTAAACAATGATTTTACCAATTTTATCGAAAAACGTTATTCAAATATAGTTAGAGGTGTTAACGTTGTTAATAATAGAAACTATATTAATGGTTATATGACATATTTTTATAATTTAGGTTTTAATCGTCCTAACGATGACCCAAGATTTTTACTCAATCAATTAAAATTTTCATCAAGTTCAGAAATCAATAACATTTATATATTTTTAGTACCTAAATTTAACCAATATGACCAAGGTAACATTGAAAATAATTACTTAACAACGTCTCAAAAAAATACAATTATCAATTCAATGGAGGATACGAAGTTAATATCGTTAGATTTAGTACCAGTTGATCCCATATATCAAGCATTTGGTATTGGCTTAGAAATAGATAATTTAGAAAAAATAGATAGCACTTTGATAGAAGAATCATTTTTAGTAATAGAAAAAAATGAATCTTCACTTATAAATGATCAAAATATTATACAAGAAGTCAATAATATTTTTATAAATTATTTTAAAGGTTTAACTTTAGGTAAACCTGTTAGTATTTTAACTTTAAAGAGTAGTATATTGTCATTACAAGGTGTAGTAAATTTAAAAACTAGACGGGTTCGGAATGGTAGTACCGTTTCTGAAGTTGATAACATTTCACTACTAAAATTTAATCCAGTATATCCAGATATTGATATAGAAATAGTTTCAAATGAATTTGCAACACAATATTTTCAATTCCCATTCTTGTATAACAATACTATAAAAAATCAAATTATTGTAGAAAATGCCTAGTTTAGATTATATTTTTAAAAATGATTATAATAATTTGCGTACAACTAACGTAGATGTACGGGTAACTGATTATAATGATGTAGAAACATTATCTGCATATTCAGGAGGTATTGGTAAAATAACTGTTACACCGAAATTTATAGATTTCTCAACAGGAGACACGCAGATAGCTAGTAGTAATAATTACATTATAGATCTTGGTGACGGTACAATAACAAAAAGTTTATCAACTAAACATTTTTATAAAAATGCTGGAGAATATGAAATAAAAATTATAGTAGTAGATAAATCTGGTGCTTTATTAAGATCACCTATTACTAAAAAAATTAAAGTAAATGATATAATACCAGATACTCTTTACCTTACATACGGTAATAATTATTATACACCTTTAGGCTATTCAGGTGGTTCTCAACCTATATCAACAATGGCTCAAGAATTTTTCGTTACAAGGTATAATACTACAGTTTCATCTAAAATTTTAGAAAATAATGATTATAAAGTAAATTTAAGCGTAGATGGTAATGAAACTGAATTTTATGATGTAGAAAAATATAATAATGATAGGGATTTCCAATTGAAAAAAGTATCTTTTTTCTGCGATAGAAAGGACAAATTTAAAATAATAGATTCAGTAACCACCACTAACGTTAATATTTACGCAGGTATAAAAATTAATGAAAATGCAGATAATGAAATTATAGTAAAACCTGAAGTATTGGTAACGAGAGATGAAAAATTATTTACTTCAATAGTAGGTACATCAGGGGTTGGTCAATTCTTTTACTATGAAGACCCAAAAGATGATTTTAAAATTGATATTCCTAAAACTTTTTCATGCTTACCACCAATAAATTATTTTTTATACGATAATGATGGGTTCTATTTTAATAATATTACTACATTAGATTTAGGTGCTTCAAATGGTAACTATATTTTAAAAAATGTACCTAAAGAATATCCAATAACAATATTAAATGGTGGTAGTACCTATATACAAATTTTAACCGGTCTTAGTGAAACATATTATGGTAGTAAAACAGTTATAAATACTGAAAATGATGGTAAATATAACTTTTATTATGGCGATGTAGCTTTTAATATTAATGGTAATTTTGGATTTACTAGTTTTTATACATTTTTCAATGGTTACTTTGGAGGAAAGAATATATTACAGTATAAACATGAATGTATAATTGATCAATTGGAAAGTAACTTTATAATACAAAATTAGTTATAAATATTAGTATGTCTGTACGTACCATTAATGCTAGTTTTGATTTAAGATTTAAGGATGATCCTGAATCAAAATTTTACGAGACACCATTACCTGAAATTAATATTTTAAATACTGTTGGAGCGTCTATACCTCTAAGCCTTATAGGTGATCAAACCTTTTTAGAGAAAAAATTAGTAATAACAACTAATGGAATGGATGGTATTGGTTATGAAGAAAATTTATTCGACTTAAATAAATTCTATTATACCGATCAAAAAATTTATTTTATTTGCAGGGTAAAAACATCTGACCTATTTCCAGTTAAAAATTTACCTAATTTTACGTTATCTAATGGTGGTTTCAATTTAAAAATAGATATATTTGATAAAAATAATAATAAATTAGATATCAACCTAAACACCTTCGAAACTCCTGCATCTTCAATCGATAATTATAGCGGTGGTTATTTTAAAGGTTATTTTACAATTGATGAACCTATAAATGATATAAAAATAAAATGTGCAGGTAATACTAAAGTCGGGTTATTAACAGGAGAATCTAATCTATTCAGTATATACAATAAAAAAGGAAAAAATCATATTAGAAAAATAAACGAAGATTTTGATCAAAAAAATTATTATAAAAGTCTTAGATATCAAGAAGTGCTAAAAAATAAAGATAACTTTTTTGATAATTTCTTAGGTAAAATAGTTGGGGATAAAAATTCTGACCCAAATACTTTAGGTATTAAAACTTACGAAAAAATAAGTAATTTTGTTAGTAATACAGCTGATATTGATAAAAGTAATATACGAAGTTTTTATTCAATGCAGAACCTTATCAATTCTAATATAAGTATTAACAGTGTAGCTTTTCCTGCTAGTATTCAAAGATTAGTTGATATGTTTTCGATTAACTTAAGTTTATTAAAAGGTAGTATAAATTATTTTAACTTTGACTATGATGATAAAGGTTTATTTATAAGTAAAACTTTAGGTAAAAATAAAGGCGATTATTTGCCATTTACTGAAACCATATTAAGCACTGGTAGTAATTCAAAAAAAATAGTAGCTTATGAAAAATTTAGTGAAACTTATTCTTTATTAGACACAAACATACTAAGTGCGAAAGAATTTAGATATTTAGATAGAAATACCCAAACATACGCTTTATCTGATTATAACAATACGTGGGGATGGAAACTTGTTCTTCCGAAAGGTTTAGGATCAGTAGATACATTAATTATTGAAAATAGTACAGATAATACACGAAATGATGATTTATTTGGTTTAAATTTAAGTTTACAAGATAATTATAGTAGACTATTAAAGCAAACTGTTAATTTCGATAAAAATTATATTGGTAATATTAGTAATTTTTATGATTTTTATGAGTATGTACCTACATATCAAGGTGACAATATACAAAAATTTATAGATTTCGATAATGGTAATACAGTTTTAAATAATTTATCATCTTATCGAGAATTTTATTCTGACGATGGACCTGTTGATGAAATAATTTCAAATAATTTATTTAAAAATACCGTATTTTTAGATTCTTATACCGAAGATAATTTTAATGCTCATTACATGTATGATAGTAGTGGTATTAGGATTTTGGTAAAAGATTACGATAAACATTTAGAATTATCTAATAAAGGCTATACTCATTATGACCCGTTAAATAATATTAATAACAATAGCACCTATTAAAAATGTCTAACACTTTAAATCAACAATTAATTTTATCTGATGAAATTTTAAATACAGCCAGTACTAACCCAATTAGTGCTGATAATTTCCTGAATTTAAATCAAGCATTATTAAATTTAATTAATGAAAAAAATATTACTTTAGAAGAACTTGGTGACAACAGCCCTGCAGTAACTTTTGATACTGTAAGTGCTGATTTGTTAAATGATTATGATTATATTAATTATGATAAATTAGAACCTAGTGAACTTAATATATTGTTTAATAATCAGTTAATCGAAAATTTAATAGGTACAGATGTTTATTACTTATCAGCAAATGAAACTGAAAGATTATCTGGAGTTTTAGTAGACGCGAAACAAAATGTATTTAACTTTTTTAACGTTAATAATGCAACTACTAATACGATACCAGTTACATCAAGTACATTTGAAAAGGAAATCGGAGGATTTTTTCTACCTAATAAACAAAGTATACTTAAACTTACCGGTAAATACGATTATTACATAGATGAAAATTTAGAAAAAAATAAAATTTATACGTTTCCGAACCCTGATATACAAGGTAATGTTGCTGGTCTGAGTAAAAACCCTATTAAATCACCATTAAAATTTAGTTCTAAAAAATCAGAATTTAAAAATATTTCTTCATCTTACGGTAGACGTAATGTTAAAAGTAGTAATTATAATCAAAATTTTTATGCGTATGACTCCTTAGAACAGAAAAGATTAAACAATAGTATTAATTTTTCTAGTAGATTTGATAGAGAAATAAGTAACTTAATTAATTACGGTTTAATTACTAATATCAATTATGACATATACGGTAACGGTTTTGTTGAATTTTTAAAAGACTCAAGTATCGTTAATAACATTAGAGTAGATTCAACTTTAAATTCCGGTGGTTTCAATAATTCAGAAACTGTTTCTGCTAAAGAAAATTTATTATACAGAAATAAAAATTTAAAATTTCCTAAAATTATAGAAAGAGAAGAAAAAATTAAAAATACTTTTGTTATTAACAAATTTAACAGTACCTTTTTACCACTTAGCACTGAACTTTCAAATGCTTTTAGCGAATATAAAGAATTTCCTATCTTATATAATGAATTGCAAGGTAAAATTGAAGATATTAAAATTTATAAAGACATATTTTCTATTAAGACAAAAAGTTATTATATTATTGATAATTTAAATTATGAGGATGGTATATATAAAAGAGGTAATACAGGTTCGCTTATTTTAGATAATTCCCAACTTGAAGGTAAACAATTATTATTCGGTTTAAGTAATGACTATATAGTTAAAAATGTTATATATAAAGCTAGGGTTAAAAAACTTGAAGATGAAAGTAAAAGAAATGATATTTTTAATTATGAAATTTTCGGATATAACACTGCTACTAAAGAAGTTATTGAACTGTTGAATATAAAAAATACACCTACAGACTTTTTTTATGATAATTTCAATTTAAATTTAGATAGAATACCGCAAAGAATAATAAATGTTTCACTTTCATACAATACAAAATTAAGTATGTTTAATTTAGTTACTCAATATAATGATTTAAATGATAATATTTTTATACATAGTTTATCATTTAAAATAATGAAAAATAAAGTTACTTTTGAAGAAAATGATATATACACACCTAGTAATTATTTTAAAACAAGTAATTTTTATAGATCCACTGAATTGAAAAATAATTATACATCTACAATTTCTTCATACCAAGACTTTTATCAAGGAGTAATATTACTATAATGAACTACGACACTAAGACAATTATTTTAAGTAATGTGGCTCCTATAATAACTGTTACAGGGGATACATATGTAGAAAATAAATTTACTGTAAAAGGTGAGCAAAAAATTATTTTAGATTTATCTAATATACATACTGAAACATCCGCAGGTGAGGTTTATTATATTTATAAAACAAGAGCCCAATGGGGGGATGGAACCGATGAATACTATGAAAGTATATATAATTCAGAGACTTTAAAGATTGAACCTCCTAAAACAATTGAACACACCTATTCAATTACTACATCAGCTGATGTATTGCAAGGGTTAGTTTATTTTGAGTTTCAAAATGGGTTAACTAGTTTTTGCCAATTATGTGCTTTTTGTAGTAAAGCAAATTTAATTGATTTACAAATGAAGAATTTAGAGAATCAATTATTTGTAGTAGAAGATATCAAAAAACTTACAACATATGTAGATAAAGATAACAATTTATATAACTTAGCTTTAACACCTCAGTTATTAACTAGGTATGATTCAAGTCAGCAAGATATTATAGAGATACCAGAAGACGAAAGGCTATTCTTACAAAGTTCTGAATTAGGAGATATGGTAAATGTTTTATCTGCTACCGATATACAAGCTAACGATTCTTCGGCCGGGGCACCTATTGATTATACAGGATCAAGATTTATCGTTTATTAATTTATTAAGCCTTTTTACTTCTTCGATTAAAACCGGTATCAATTGAACATAATCTAAAGCTTTAGTACCATCTTCTCTTGTACATACTGCTGTTGGTAAGACCTCTTCAACCTCTTGAGCAATCAAACCTAATTGGCTACCTTCTCTATCAGATTTTTTATTCCAATCAAAAGAATAACCACTAACTTTATTAATGATATTCTCTGTATCGCATATTTTAATTATATTATCTTTTAAATTCTTATCGGACGATGAAAATGCTATAATATCCCCAGTTGCACATACTTTTCCGTTGAATATATAATTGCTATCTCCACCGAAACTCATATTAGTACCATCGGTGATAATACAAGCTGTAGTAGCACTCCCGGTAGCAGTGTGAAACTCTATTTCACTTCCAATGTGCATTTCACCAGCATCTTCTGTATGCACCACAGCGCCGAATCTTTTAGTACTACATGTAAGTTGATGACTTTGTAAACAACATGCATTAAGATTAGGTAATCTAGCTGCAGCAATGGTACCTGTTAACCCTGCAGCTTTAAGTTCAGTAACCTCTATAGTTATATTTGCAGAACCATCGAAAGGTTGAGCAGTAGCAGCTACCTGACCATTTAAGTCTATATTTCTTGGAGTCGCTAATTTAGTGGCTTCGTCTGCAGAGGCAGAACTAAGTCCAGAAGGATCAATCCATTTAACCTTAGTACCGGTTGAACATAAAATATAGTTCTGAGTGGCACAACCGGCACAGTCTAGGATACCGTTATTAAATCTAGCATTTGCATTAAAAGTAGTGCCTCCATTTATTTGCGACGCCCCGGTTATCCTTATACCAGCACAAGCTTTAATTTGATTAGTTGATTGTAATGCACCTCCTACAGTAAGGTCATTATCAGTTGATCGAGCGCCGCATATATTACCGCATAAATTACCTTTGAAACTTGTACCTGCAACGTTACCATTAACGTCTAATACTTCACTAGGTGCTTTATCGATACCTATTTTACTTGAAGTTTCTCGTATAATTGAATTTGATATACCACATGCTCCGTTAAACTTTACAATACAACCATTAGTACCACCATCGTTACTGATAGTATCCCCTACACAACCTTCACCTACAAGAGTGGTCCATTGAAGAGCTGGTCGATTCGTACCCGGATCAGTGGCACCTAAGGTTTTTAAAACCTGACCATTGGTGCCTATTGTTTGACTACAATCTACTATATGTTTAGCGTACAAACAATTAGTTGCTGAAAGATTTCCGATAACTGTTAATTTTGCATTAGCACTAGAATCGCTTAATTCATCTCCACCTACCACTACTCTACAAGTAGCACCTGAATGGGCTGCAAATAAATTACCTCCGGTCTCAATACATGTAGTTGCAAGTAATATATCAGCAGCAAACGTTTGATCAACAGTTAAGTTACCTGTAACTTGTGCAGGTCCACATATTTTAGCACCGCTAGCATCTTTACCTAAACTCAACGATGAAGCAATACCTGACCCATCAGTTATTCTCATTAATGAACCATCAGCTGGTAAAGCACAATTGTCGCAAGTTTTTAATAAACTTTCATAAGTTGCTGCTATGGTATTATTTTCTAAAGTAGCCATACTATTATTTATTGTAAAGGTACGGTAGATAAAGGTGGTATTCTAGTACCAAATCTTTCCACAGCGTAAGCACTTAAAAGTAATTTTTGATAATCGTATATTTTACCTATTGTTCTATTAAAAACGTCAATATTAATAGTTTCATTATTACCAATAAAAATTTCATTTTGATCTAATAACTTAGTACTTTCAGCTACAGCAGGTAAGATATTAGAAAAAGAGTTAAATAATAGTTCTTGTTTTACATATTTTGTAGTTAAAAATTTATTAATATTTTTTGAAAGTAAATTACAATTATATAATATATTATAAAAACTACGATTTAACGAAAAAGCATTAAAATAATCATCATCAATTGTGATTTGATTTCTAGTAAAATATGGGATTGTAGAATTAGTTAAATTTACATAACCAGAATTTTCAGTTAACTCAAGAAAAACTTTATCAGTAATAAACCATAGTTTTTCGGAATTACCTTCCATACCTAAGTTAACCGCAGCAACCGGTTGAATAGTAGGATTTACCTGCCATTCGTTAATTTTATTCTCCCAATGGTCTTCTTCACCAGCATCTAATACATATTCTTCCCAGTGTAATACAAAAGCTAAATCAGGTTGTATAACTAATCTAGCTATTAAAGATGCTTCACCATCTTTCATCCTACTTACAAATCCTTTATATACACCGTTAGTAGTAAGCATATAATATATGTTACTATCATTTTTCGAGAAAAAGATTCCTTTTGCAAATAGATTAGTCATTCTACTTGGTTTTACTGTATAATTTGCTATAACTTCAAATGTTATTGAATCTAAAACTAAAATTTTAAAATTTTCACTTAATATATACAGTTTTCTATTAAACGGGTTAATTTTATATTGAATAACTGGGTTATTTTTAAAATAACTCTCATTTCTATATCTGTTTTTAAATACAAACTCTTTAGTAAACATTTTAAATTCTTTAAACCCGCTATCGTATGTATATAGATAATTATTAACAAACTCTATGTCGTCTAAATTATTGAAACTATAGTTATAATCTTTACCAGTTAATGCAGTCCCTCCCATACTGTCCAATAACTTAAATACCTTCTCCCCGGTCCTATCACTACCTACAATACTACTAACATCAAATTTATATATAGTATTTTTTACATCATCTGCCACAAATAATATTTTATCACCGTCATCTGTTGTATTGTTAATATGGTCAAAAGTTAATTCATTAAAATTACCAAAATTAGTAGCGCTGAATACAAAATTGAAACTAGTATGAGGAGTATTTACTTTATTTCTATCTATGTCATAGGTAAATATAACATTTGAAACACTAGCAAATAAAGTAGCTGATGCTGAAAGATTATTATAAAATATATTTAGTGATTCATTTTGACCTGTAAATGCATGATTATAATCAGTAAAGGGTCGTAAATCAGTTGATACATACTTTTCAGTAATGGTATTCTGTAACCATACTACCTGTGAGCTGTCCGTAGCACTTACAGTCGGGTTAGTAGAAGCTGCAGCATAATAAGTTTGATTTAGAGGTAATTTAGGTAAGGATAATACTGAAAATCTATATAATTCTAAAAAGTTATCGTATAGATGTTCAATCTTCGAATTTAAAGAATTTCTATTTATTAATTCATTAGGAGCAAATTGTATTTCATTGTCTGTATACGGTAATACGAGATCATCACCCAATGTTCTATCAAAATATAAATTATTGTTAAGATAAATTTCACCTCTTACGTTATCATAAGGGGTTAAAATTTCATCTGTATCAAACTTTCCGGTATATACTGAACCATTATCTCTAATATTAAAATAACCTGTATACTCTACACCGGATAATTTAAAGTCATTTAATGAATAACCCATTTTAGTTATTATATTTGATACTGCAGGACCACTTGATTGGTTATTATTTGTATTACTTTCAATCGAAGTACTTGTTGTTGTACCAGGGGTGGTTGGGTTATTATAATTATTTGAATGGTAAGACATCTTATATATTTATATCAAAGTTGAAATCTACAAAATCCACGTTTGATGGGAGTTGCGTAGGAAGCGCTTCTTTTAAATATTTTTCAACTGTTTCTCGAGTTAAACTATTCATGTAAGCATTTTTAATATATACCCTAATAGTATTATTTTTTCTACCAGGAAGTATATAGCTATATAAATTATCTACTTCTTCGATATTATTTCTCGTACCACAAGGTACGTCTAAGTTTAAAGAGTCAATTTTTTTATCTTTTAAGTATAAGTATTGAGCCAATGGTGAGTTAGCAAGTGTGTTATAAACTTTTAAGTTTGTTATACTACCACCTTTACCGTAAAATTGGTTTGATTCTATAAACTTTGATATTGTATCTCTAAATAAGTTAGGTATATTAATAAAAATATTTGGAAATAATATTCGAGTATTAGGAATTATGTTACTATCAAAAGTAAACTTTTTAACCATTTCACCATTTAAATATAAATTTATTATACCAGCAGGTATATTAAAATCTATACTAATAGTATTATCTAAATTTATATAAGGTAAAGGAAATATTGTTTCTTCGACACTTTCTGCCTCAACATCTACTATTTGAGAATCCCACGGAGCGTAAATCGGGTTATTACTACCGGGGTCGTTCCAACTATCCGGATTATTTTCTTGCCATTCAGGGTCTATTAACAAACTTTTTAGAAAATTATCAATACAAAATTGGAAACATAATTTATTTTGAACGTCTTTATATTTGTTATGTACATATTGAAAATTAACCGGACTTATAAATTTATTATTAGTTAGTGGTGTATCAGCTCCTGATATATTTAAAAAATATGTTTCTTTAGAATAATTATCAAGACTTATTTTATCAATAACTAATTTTTTATCATTTTTTCTCGATACAGATAATAGTTTTACTTCTCTTTCATCTTCAATAAAATCTAAATATTGACCAGATACAGATTCGGCTGATAGACTAAACGATGTAAGTAATTCTCGTTCTGAAGAATATACGCTAATTTTACCTTCATTAGTATGAGAAAAACTTTGGATATATAATTTTTTATCATACGCTGCAATAGAATATATTTTACCACTAAAAGCTCTAATAGGATTATACGTTTCAGTATTATCATCTATATTCGTGAATATGATAAGATCATTACCGGTATCAGCAAATTGAGTACTGATAGAAGCTACTATACTTCCATCTAATAAAACAGGGTTTATACCATTAACCCCGACAAAACCTTTATCTTTCGGTTTTAATATATTTTTAAATGAACTTAAAGCAGGAGCTTTTAACTCAGAATCACCAAAAGCACTAACAGCCAAGGTATTCATATCCAATATAACAGGTGTATTACCTTTTGCAGGATCAAAATAATTATTAGCACTTAGATTAAAGACTACTTTATTATAATCATAAAAATATCTTGACTGATAACCACTTAATATATTACCGACATCAGTTAAAATGTCGGGATCCGTCACTTTATTTTCGTCTAATATTTCACCGGTGACAGAAGTTTTGACAATACTATCTTCAGTAACCAATACAAAATTACTTTGTTGTTCTAAGTATAGAACGTCTTTAATTCTATTAATAGTAGGGTATATATTTTCTTGTATTAAATTAAAATTTGAATCATATGCATAAATTTTATTATCTTCATGCATTATAAAAAACGGAGTAAAGTAAAAATTATTTCTTAATGAAAACCCGTCTTCGTATTTATTACCAATTATTTGGTAGCTATCCAACGAAGTCGGGCTGTCTAATTTTAAATCAAAAGTTATATTAAAAATATTAGAATCTAAATTTTCATCTATTTTTATATCATCGTAACAATATTCATCAAATACTAATTTATTTAAACCATCTATTTCTTCACCAGAAAATTTATTAGTTAAAGTTGATTTTATCAAATGGTTATCAAAATTATTAATAGTATTTTGTATATAATTATTACCTATTCTTTGATAAAATAAAGTATTTTCAGGAGTAAAAACTAAATTACTTTCTACATCAAAAAATGTATTTACTATACCATTTTTTATAAAATAATTATTAGCATCTCTAAGATTATTAAAAATTTCATTTGGAGTACCTAATTTATGCTCCGTATACTCATTAGGGGTTGAAAAATAATATCTATCAAACCATCTACCTTTATTACCAATACCACCACTTAACCACGCACATACAAAGGAAGCATTATTATTAGGTTTAATAAATGTAGATTGCAATTTCAATAAATTATCATCATTTTGCAATGTAATAGGAAAACTATTTTGATCAACCATTATATCTTCAAGTTCTAAAGACGAGGTTGTATTCCTATTTGAATCCATTTCCTTATAAATTTTATCACTAAAATATGGTGATAAAGATGCATATGATCCATTGTTAGCTAAGTTAGTATCTTCAATATTAATTCTATTGTATGGGTATAAAGACCCAGGTAATTTAAACTTAGTAATTTTGTCTGGTGAAAAAAGATATTCCTTAGTATAAAAATTATAATTAAAAAGTAAATTTTCTTTGCTTTCTGAAGTATTATTTTCGTTTAAAATGGTATTGTAATTTCTTTGTTTAGTAGGTATATCAAAAGGTAAAGTAGAATTTACATAATTATTATTTGATATATGATTTTTTAAATCGAAATAATTAAGCACGTTAAATAGCTTTCTACCAGTAACCCTACTACCTGAAAGGGTAGTAGCTTCATACGGGTAATATGTAAGTAAATTGCTCTTAATACCAGATACACTTGTATTACTTATATTGTAATCCCCACTCAATACTTCATAGAAATTAAAATTATTTAAATTATTTCTAGAGACCTTATTTAGACCGCTACTTAATTTTATTACACCTTTATCTAAATTATAACGAGTAGGTGGTTGAGCTGTTAACACTGGACCACTAGTTGCTGATAGGCCAGAAATTACGTGAAATTGTCTACCATTTGACATATGTACAAATTGATATAAAGTTAAAAAATTATTTTGGTCATCATAGTTATATAAAAATTTATAACCACTAAATGCCTGCGCCGAAGTTCCTGGGGAAATAGTTTCAAAAGATAGTTGTCTATGATTACCACTATTTATATCATTTTCAACATTTAAAAGTTTATTATATATACCATCGAAAAAACTAATTTGAACATATGAATCATCTACAAAATCAATATTAAAATTTTGACCAATACCGCTAGTATAATTACTAAGAGAAGTTGGTGTACCCGCTGCAGAAGAGTTTTGTGTAGTAGTTACAGCTCTTGACGACGGATTAATATTTTTACCGTCCAAAAACAAATAACTGTTCAAATCTATTTTTGTTAAATTGTTATCAGAATCAAAATTTATTACTTCATTTAAGTTTTTTTCTTCAGTTAAAATATTAACAGTATTATTTTTAATTTTTTTATCATTTATATTTTTAAATATACTATAACTTACAAGGTCCATCCCTTGAGCCGTGTTGAATTCGTTATAAACTAACTTATTATCTTCGTTGGCTAGATCATAAAAAATTGGTTCAACCAAATCAAACGTTTTTTTTGTTGCAGGCATATTATTATTTATAACTAATTTGAGGAGTTAACATAAATATTATTAATGGCAACAGGAATTCCAATAGATGATTTAGTTAAACTTCCGTTTAGTTTTGAAAATAATTGCAACGATGCAGTCTTCCCTTTAGTTTATGGTAATGGAGGAACATATAAGGTATCGGTTGATCAAATATTTTTCAACAATTCAATAGAAAATAGTTCTTTACAGGTTAATAGTGTAACTACGGATAAAATAACTGATTTAAGTATAACGACAGACAAAATTGCTGAGCAAGCAATTATACCTGAAAAAATCCAAAATAATAGCATAACTTGTAATCAAATAGCTATATGTGGTATTGGTAATGAAAACATGACACCGAGAACCATCCAAGGTGTTATATTACGTGAAAAAACTATTACTAATTTAGAGTTAGCAGATAATAGTGTTAATACAGATAAAATTCAAAATAATTCTATTATTACAGATAAAATAAACGATGCTGCAGTAACTACAGATAAATTGAATAGTCAATCAGTTACTAATGATAAGATTGCAAATAACACTATAGCATCAACAAAAATAGAGTTTATTGGTGATGATTTAACTAGAGCCCCGGGTGCAATATTAATACACAACCAGGGTAAATATAATAGCTCTATTATGAGCGGTGACGGCACTTTAAATAGTACTGGTGTATTTAATTTAAACCCCATACCGACTAATAAATTACTTGACGACGCTGTAACTACACCTAAAATCTTAGATAAAAATATAACAAAAGGAAAAATTGCAGATAAAACAATTACTAATGAGCAAATAGCTAATGCTACTATTACTAATGAAAATATGATTCAAAGAAGTATACAAGGTCTTATACTTCAATGCAAAACAATTAACAATGAGGAATTAGCTGATAATTCAGTAGGTACTAGAAATATTCAAGAACAAAGTATTAGTCCAGGCAAAATACAAAATGGTACCATTGCTGCAAAACAAATAGCTAGCCAAGGTGTTAGTAATGATAATTTACAAGATAGAAGTATAGAAGGTGGTAAACTTATAACTAGTACTATTAGTAATGATGAGTTAGCAGATAATTCAGTTAATAATGCAAAAATTGACAATAGTGGGGATTATACATTTAATAGTATTACAAATACAACTGAAGATGTAGGTATAAATGGTATTGAATATAAATTTCCAAATACTTTAACTAACGACAGATTTCTTAAGCATTCAGTTGCAGGTAAGTTAGAGTGGGTAACCCCGACAGAATTTAGTCCAAGAGCACCGACAACGGTATTAGATAAAGTTCTTCCTATAGGTGCAATAATGTCTTACGGTGCAAATACTCTACCAGCAGATGGTAAATTTTTACCTTGTGATGGTTCAGAGCAAAATACAGCTGATTACCCAGACTTAAGCAAATTAATAAAAGGGATATATGGAGCAGCTAGTTCTGCTTCAAAATTTGTATTACCTGATTTAAGAGGTAGAGTACCTGTCGGTTATAGTGCATCAGATAGTAATTTTAACAGTGTAGGAAAAGTAGGAGGTTCTAATGATCAACGTATATGTACAACAACTGACGGTCATAACCTATTAGAATCAGAATTACCAGCACACTCTCATTGTTATAGAAATGATTATTTCATGGAAGTTAATCGAAACTGTAAATGTGTAGATTATAAAGAAGATGTAGGTTCAGGTTTACATGGAAGTGGTGATTCAGATAATGATAATACAACTGTATTTGGAAGATGCTCCAGAACTGCTAGTACAGGTGGTAGCGCTTCTCATTCCCATACCATATCATTTAATGGGGATAATAAAAATATTCAAAAGTATAATACTATTCCATATATTATTAAAGCTTTACCTGATAGAGTAGTTCAATTAGATGTTGAGTTGGGACCAGGATTAGTCGGTCAAAGAAGTAATCCGGTCTCCACGACGAGTAATATTACTTTAGATAGTACGTGTCTAAATTTAGTAGTTAAGCCCTCTCAATTATGTTTTAATAATACAAATCAACTGGCCATAAGCGATAATTTTATAACAGATTTTGCTAATGATGGAGGTATTACCTCAGCTACAAGTACTGACAATACAATACCCACCACAAAAGCTGTTAAGACATATGTAGATGGTCGTACAACTACTAAATATTTTACCGGTACAAGTACTAAATACTCTATCTCTCACGGGCAAAGTAGAGCCCCTGATGTATTCCAGATCTTTTTAGATTCCGTGCTCGGAAGAACAGATATTACTTCACTGCATATCGCAAATGGTACTGATGGGGGTCGAATACATGTAGGTATTCAAGCCGATGCAACAAAAATTGAGGCATTTATAGCGACGGCCACAGGTGGTGTAGCGACATCGTCCTCGAGCCTGAACTTGGGCGTCGTGCCTGACGCGGCTACGAAATTGTATACTGCAATATGGTACGACTAAACATACACGACATAATAAAATATATAAAATCTTTGAATCGTGTTGGGTGCAGTGCTTTTAAGTTTATATCACAAACAGAGTTAATTAATCAATATAGAAATACTGACTTTACACTTGTAGAAGATTTAAGCTATGATTCAAAATTAGTTAATTGGGAAAATATAAAAGATTATTCACCCAATATTACGTTAAAAATAGATAGGAAAATAAAAGATAAAAAGTTAAATTTATATTATAAGAATGTTGTTTATAATGACGTATTAAAAAATCCGGTAGTTATAGGCCACCAGGGGTTAGTAATTGATGGTTATCACAGATTAAAAAATATACAAATTAATAAATTAAGTTTTAATGCTTGGATAGCGACTAATTATAAATAACTAATATAGATAATATAGACTAAATAATAATATGGCCGTAGGATTAACAAATAAATGTATAAACGCAACTTACCAAGGTTTAATAAAAACATGCGATAATCTAGTTTTACCCGCCGATGGGCAAGTACTTTTAACAGATGGACAAGGCACTGAGTCTAGCCTTAGTATTGGTAAAGCCAATAATGGTATTAGCGTACTTGGAGTTTCAACATTGTGCGGTAATATCACGCAAGAAGGTTCAAGCACCACAACGTTAAAAGCTACTACTATCACTGGTGCAGGTACAGTATGCGGTGCTACACTTTTATGCAATAGTGCTGAAGTTTGCTGCGCGCTTACTACACATGCTAATAATACTTTTTGCGGAGAATGTACATTTGTAGAAAAAAGAGCTGCTATAGGTTCTAATACTAATGCTGATGACTCTACAATTTTAACTGTAAAATCAACGTGTGAAGATTGTTCAGCTGTTACTTTAATAGGTAACGGTGTTAGCCCCCATATACGATTATTTGAGGAAGGGGCAGGAACATGTTTTGCAGTAGGGTTGGATAGTAATGATTCTAATAAATTTAAAATTGTTAATGGCCCGACAATGAGTCAAAATAATGCAATAGTTATAACAGCAGGTGGTAAAGTAGGTATTAATAACTCACCATTAGCAACTTCAGAAGAATTTAATGTTTGCGGTAATTCTTTATTTTCAGGCAATACCACCATTTGCGATTCAGCTTTAAAATTAACTAGAGATTCATCTATAGAAGTTTCTAACGGTACAGGTAATGTCGGTGAATTTATAGGAAAAACGACAGCAGGTCGTTTAACATGGCAAAGCCCAGGTGGTGGTGCAAATTGCACTGGTAATATATGTAGCGGTACTACAGTATCTCCAAACATATTACCGAAATTTCAAGACCCTGGAGGAGGAATCACAACTTCATGTACTTTAACAGATAGTAATATAAGTGATGATGGTACTACAGTCTTAGTACAACAACAATTGAATGTAGGTGGCAACACTTCGTTTATAGGAAGTGCTCACTTTTTAAGTACTTTAAAAGATGAAACTGCTGGTAACGGGGTAAATGGTCAAGTTTTAACTTCTACTGGAAGTGGAATAAAATGGACAAATTGCAATACTAGTGCAGGTTCATTAGAAGTTCAAAGTACTTTTAATGTAACAGGTGGTCTTACAGGTGTACCACAAAGTTTTAACGGTACACAAGACGTTAATATTCCTGTTAATGCAATAAATGCTGCATGTTTAAAATCAGGATTAGTACCACAAGCTAGATTACCTGACATTAATGCATGTCAATTACAAAGTCTAAATTTATCATCACCTGGTAATAGATTTAATGTTATCACGCATGTTGAAAATGACGGTTCAATGGAAATAGGAAGATTTATCGACTTTCATTTAGATACGACGAGCTCATCTAATTGCAACGCAAGTATACAATTATTCGATAACAATAGAATGCATTTTACCGGAGCGAATGTTTCAGAATTCCAATTTGATGGTAACGTGTGCTCAACCAAAGATATTATAGCTTTTACAACATCTGATAAAAATCTTAAAAAGGATTTAAGTTGCATAACTAATAGTAATAACATTATTAATAATTTAAATTCATATTGCTTTAAATATAATGAAAAATCTGGTAGAAATAATGAATTAGGTATCGGTTTTATTGCTCAAGAAGTTGAAGAAGTATTACCAAGAGCTGTCCAAACTAGAGAAGATGGTAGTCTTGCAGTTGATTACTTACAATTTATACCAATTCTTTCAGAAGAAATTAAAAGATTAAATTCAAAAATAGAAGAATTAGAATCTAAGATAGGCAATTAACCTGAAACGGTACCTGAAAAGGTTATATCTTTAATAGGTAATTTCAATTTACCGCTATAGGCTATACCAAATTTAACCCTATAAGGTATAATTGAAGGGTCTAATCCTGTATTAAAAGTAAATACATTAGTATACTCATCAAAAATATTGTTTCTAAAATCTAACTGATAAGTGGTTAGATTATTGCTAAATCTAATTCTAATATTTTTATTTTTAGTATTAAAATTAAACAACTCACTTTCATCTAATACCTTTGTAGTTAAATGCTGATAAGTTGTATCACCGCTAACTCTTAATGTAATAGATTTAGGACTTCTTTCTGTAAGGCCAGTAGACACATCTCTAAATTTAGTTGATAAGCAATAACCACCTGATAAATCTATAGCTAAAGAGGCAATATGCCCGGACATATTAACTGAAGTAGTTTCTAAATGATCTGTTGGTGATAATAAACCTAAACCATCTCCTGCTGAACCGTGGGTCATTAATGTATCAATCCCATGCCCGGCTGGATCTGCATCAGAGTCAATAAGAAAAAATACTATACCATCTCTATAAAAATTATAACTATCAATATCAACCCCTATATTTCTATTACTTGGAAAAAGACCATCAGGTTCTTCACCTTGTATATATAAGTTTTCCGGGCTTGAACTATCGATATTATTTTCACCAAGAATATTAATATCAATCTCAGGTATATTAACCGATACATATATATCATCCTGAGGGTCAAAAGATGAAAGCTCCGGGTTAAACACAACTCTATTATGTTTACTTAATGACATTGAATCGTACGATACACTCATAAAATTATTTAATTAAAAAAAATAGTTTAATATAGTCAATTATTTCTTGCATTTTTTCTTTTGATATTACTTTTTCAAACTCATCAATAACGTCATCGTATTTTTCACCTAGTTCTATTCTACCAGCTACATAATTATTAAACCTATCTTCGTATGTGTTATTAAAAGGTATACCATGCGGTCTACCAAATCTATGTAACCATTTAAAGTTTTTAACACAAATACATCTACCTCCTTTTTTTCTGTACTTATTATGTATGTAGTATTCCTCTCCACCAAAACCTTTAAATATTTCATTAAAGCCGATCCATTCATTTTTTTTACATGAAAAAACTCCCATTCCTTGCGCTGGTATTTCTTGATAAGATTTATTAATTTTTATATTATCCCACTTACCGAAAAAATAAGACCCCCACTCTTGTTTTAAATAATTACTTTCATTTTTTAAATCATCTAACAATAGAGGTCCTTGTACCAAATCGAAAGGTTTGTGGTAATTATCGTAAAAATCTTTTAACGCGTCAAAACTTTTCAAAGGAAATAAAACATGACAATCACATACAACTACTATATCATTTGAAGCATATTTAAATATTTCACCTTTAACCGCGGTACTAGTTTTCTTATTATATGTGTAGTATTTTATCTTATTTGACGTACTAGCTAACTGTTTACAAAGCTCAGAATGTTTAGACGTTGGGTTATTATCTACTATTATAATTTCTGTAACTAACGGATGGTATAATTGTAAACTTTGAATAGTAAAATATACCCCATCATAATCATCATAAGTACACATTCCTACGGTAAACATAATGATATTTAGAAATAAGTTGATAATATTCAATATTAAGTTATAATATATATATATGAGTAAGTACAATGCTATACGAGAGCAATTGCGGGTAGAAGTAGATAAAAAACAACAAGGTACAGTCGATACCGTTTTAAGAGATATAGAACTAAGACATAGCCAAGATGATTTTTGTGAACAGTATGTAAAGTTACAAGATGTAGGCTTCAGTCCATACGATTGTTTAATTGCATATATGAAAGGTATAAAATAATGAATACAGCTTATAGTTACAAAGATATAGTATTACAACCTGCTTACTCGGAAATTAGATCAAGATCATCTTTAGATGTATCGGTAAAGTTTTTAGGTAAAACATTTGAAAGTGCTGCTATACCAGCTAATATGAAATGCACTATTGATTTTAATAAAGCAAAAGAGTTAAGTGAAGCTGGTTATTTTTATGTACTGCATAGATTCTACGATTACGAAGATATTATAGATTGGATGGTCGAAAACAAAGATATGAGAACTATTTCAATATCTGTTGGAGTAAATAAAAAGGATCGAGATTTTATTGATAAGATTGTAGAAAAAGATATAGGTGTAGATTTTATTACTATTGATGTAGCCCATGGTCATCATGTGCTAGTGAAGAATATGATTACATACATCAATAATAAATTAAGTGTCAATGTTATTGCAGGTAATGTAGGTACTTACCAGGCAGCTAAAGACTTATATGATTGGGGAGCTGATGCAGTTAAAATTGGATTATCGATGGGTAAGAGCTGTACTACGTATAACTGTACAGGTGTAGGTACCCCGATGTTCAGTGCAGTCTCATCTATTGCTAGAAAGAAATTTAGTAAGTATGTAGTTCATAAGCAAGGCGGTTTAGCTGGTGAATATAAAGAGATATCAATACCTGTTATTGCTGACGGTCAGATTAGAGAAGTAGGTGACGTATGTAAAGCATTAGTTGCAGGAGCTAATATGGTAATGATTGGTAGTGAGTTTGCAAAGTGTGAAGATAGCCCTGCTGACATTATAGGAGGACCTGCAATGGGTAATACTAATAAGAAAGTTTTTTATGGTAGTGCCTCATCAACAAATAAAGGTCATCAGGGTTTTGTAGAAGGTCAGACAGTATATATGGATATGAGAAACGAGACTTACATACAATATTTTAATAGGTTAAATCAAGGTATTCAAAGTTGTATGAGTTATGCGGGGATTGAAAATATTTTTGAGTTAATACATATGGATTTTCAAGTACATACCAATAATTAATAGTATGAGTAAAACCAATTACGTTATTTTTAACCCTGAAGGAGGGCTTGGTAAAATAATTGCTTCAACAGCAATAATAAAGTTCATTCAGAAAAAATACCCAGATCATAAAATAGTAGTTATAACGCCTTGGGCTGAAATGTTTTTAAATAACCCTAGAGTTGATAGAGTTTTTAAATCAGGTAATCATCCATATTTTTATAAGGACTATATTGAAGGTAGAGAGAGTGTTGTACTAAAAGGTGAACCTTATTTTAACACTGAACACTTATATAGTAAACAACATTTAGTTGAATCTTGGTGTGCTCTTCATGATTTACCATTCGATGGAGATATAAAACCAGAGTTATATTTTAATATAGCTGAAAAAGATTATTATGGAAATAATATTTCAGCTGATAAACCTATTCTTTTATTGCAAACTAATGGAGGACCTTATGATGATGCTAAACAATATTCATGGACCAGAGATATACCACAATCTCAGTCGCAAATTTTAGTAAATGAATTACAAAATCAATATAGTATTTTCCACGTATGTAGAAAAAACTCACCTCATTTAAAAGGGGTAGAAAGAATTGATCAAGTAGATAATAAAAGAACATTTTTATCTTTATTGTTTAAATCACAAAAGCGTTTATTAATTGACAGTTGCATTCAGCATGCTGCAGCTGCTTTTGAATTACCATCGACTGTTTGTTGGGTAGGTACATCACCAGATGTGTTCGGCTATAAAATTCATAACAATATATTACCTGAATCGAAAATAGTATCTGAAACTGGTGGTAGAATGATAGATAGTTTATTTTTCGATCATGATTTTAATGGCCCTGAGCATGAATACCCTTTTGAAGATTATGGTATATTTAACCTGCAGAAGGTTTATGATAGTATTGTCAAATGAAAGTAATTTTTAACTCTTCCATGCCTCGAGCATGTAGTACTTTATTACAAAATATATTTGCTCAAAACCCTGCTTTTTATGCTACACCAACAGATGGGCTTTTAGAGCTTTTAGAAGGAGCAAGACAACGATTTACAGATAGTGTTGAATTTAAAGCAGCAGTAGATCAAGATTTAGCATTACAATCTTGGCGTAATTTCTGTAAAGGTGGTTTCGAAGGGTATTGTAATACATTAACTGATAAACCATTTATTATTTTAAAAGGTAGAGGTTGGAAAGGTAATATTAGTTGGGTAGAAAATTTCTTAAGTGAAAAACCTGTAATTTTTTGCATGGTAAGAAATTTAAAAAGTATAGCAGCATCATTTGAAAAATTACATAGAAAGAATCCAGATAAAACTTCCCAGTGGTTAATAAATTATGAAAACAGAGGTACTACTGTATATAAAAGAGTTGATATGTATTTAAATAACATACCTGTAAGTATTAGTCTAGATAGAATACAAGAGATACATGAAATGGGTTCAGAACAAAAAATAATGTTTATACGTGCTGAAGACCTTGCTTCTAAACCTGATGAAATAATGAATGAAATTTATGATATTTTAGGTTTAGAAAGATATAATCATAACTTTAATAATATCGAGCAAATTACAAAAGAAAACGACGTAATACATGCCCTAGATAATGACTTACACACTATTAGAAATAAAGTAGAACCTTTAATAGATAACTATCAAGAAATTATTGGTTTAGATGGATGTAAGTATATAGATGATAATTATAGATGGTACCAAGAAAAGTTCGGGTATATTGATTAAACGCTTATTTTAAGTGTACCGCTATCGTTCCAAACAACACCAGCTATGCTTGGATCAGAGGTGGGTAACGTTGAAGCTTTTAAGAATAATCCATTTGCATGTAACAAATTAGATGAGACTGTTGTAATACTTGTACCAGCAATAACCGAATTAATATCATCTACCCTGACGCAATTACATTGACCACCTAAAACCGCTGAATTACCACCGCATGCCTGGTTACAAAAACCACCAGTAACAACTGAACCGCCTCCATATGCTGTATTACGACTACCAGCCCCGATAAACGCTTTACTTCCTACCGCATCGTTCGCGCAACCAGCACCGATAAACGAATAAGACGCAGCATTAACAGTTCTATTATTTCTACCACCTCCAACAATTGAACAATCTGCATATACAGTATTGCACATACCACCTACAATAGATGAATGATCGTTTCCAACGCATATAAGATTTTCAAACCCACCACCGATGAATGTATTATTACTACGGTTACAATTACTACTACCTCCAACTATACTAGCTGATAGACCGGTTACTGCATTACTTGTACCACCGCCGATGAATGAATGACTACCAGTAGCTCTACTACTAAACCCGCCAACTATAGTTGAGTGTATTCCTTGAGCTTGATTACTTGTACCACCTACTACAGATGACCTAAGAGCGGTGGCTTCATTTTCGCCACCGCTACCTACAAATGACCCGTTACCGGTAGCTTTATTATTAGCACCGTTACCTACAAATGAATAGTTCTGGCATGCCAAATTGGTATTACCTTGTACTATAGTACTGTGAGTGCCGCATGCTTTATTCATATAACCACCACCAACAAATGAACAAGCACCTATAGCACAACTATAGGTTCCATTAATGTTTGAAGCGCCACTACCGCATGCTTTATTCTGATAACCACTAATACCTACAAATGAGTAAGCACCGGTTGCGTAACCCCTTCTACCACCTCCAACAAATGAGTAAGCACCGGTTGCGCTATTACCATAACCATTAACTACAGTTGTATTATTACTGGAAGCTAAATTACTATAACCATTTCCGATAAATGAGGTTGCACCGGTAGCTCGATTACCATTCAAACCTCCTACAATAGCTGAATGTGAACCAGTCGCACAATTAGCATTACCACCACCAACAAATGAGTTTGAACCGGTAGCTTGATTATTAACACCACCAGTAATTTTACCAACTCTAATATCACCAGCTGATAGAGTATTGGTAGTTAAATTATTACTTGCCTTAACATTGGTTGCTGATAGCGTCACAGCTGTTAAATTGTTACTAGCTTTAATATTCGTCGCTGATAGCGTCACAGCTGTTAAATTGTTACTAGCTTTAATATTCGTCGCTGATAGCGTCACAGCTGTTAAATTGTTACTAGCTTTAATATTAGTACCTGATAAAGAAATAGCTGTTAAATTATTACTTGCCTTAACATTGGTTGCTGATAGCGTCACAGCTGTTAAATTGTTACTAGCTTTAATATTAGTACCTGATAGAGTAACTGCAGTTATATTATCACTAGCCTTTATATTATTAACAAATGTCGTACAAGCTGCATCTGCTGTTATATTACTACCTATAATAAATGAACAAGTATAAGAAGTGTCGATTACATTAGCCTTACCACCGAATATACCTGAATAATCAGCTTTAGCACAATTATGACAAGATGGGTTACCGTTAGTATAACCGCCACCGACAACAATTGAACAAGCACCTGTTGCGGAATTATACCCACCTGAGCCGATGAATGAATTATTACCACAAGCGTTATTATTTTTACCAGCACCAACAAATGATTGACATTTTGTCATATTGCAATATCCACCACCAATGGCTGATTCATTACCACAAGCAACATTTAAACACCCACCAGTGACACCTGATTTACTACCACAAGCTTGATTAAAAAAACCACCACCCACGAATGAACAACCACCAATAGCTTTATTGAAGGAACCACCACCGATGGATGAATGAACACCGGTAGCACAAATATAATAACCATTTCCGACAAATGACTTATCACCGGTTGCTTGATTGAGATAACCATTTCCGATAAATGAGGTTGCACCGGTAGCTCGATTACCATACGTACCATTTCCGACAAATGAACAATTACCAGTAGCATGATTACAAGTACCACCACCAATAAATGATCTAGCACCGGTATTTGTATTACCAAACCCAGCAGTAATTTTACCAACTCTAATATCACCAGCTGATAGAGTATTGGTAGTTAAATTATCGCTAGCTTTAATATCAGTTGCTGATAGTGTAACTGCAGTTAAATTGTTACTAGCTTTAATATTCGTCGCTGATAGAGTAATAGCCGTTAAATTGTTACTAGCTTTAATATTCGTCGCTGATAGAGTAATAGCCGTTAAATTGTTACTTGCCTTTATATCAGTTGCTGATAAAGAAATAGCTGTTAAATTGTCAGTAGCTTTAATATTCGTACCTGATAGAGTAATAGCCGTTAAATTGTTACTGACTTCAACATTACCGCTAGTAGAAATAGCTAATTTATTTTGAGCAGCATAAGACGATTGATTACCATCAGAAGCATAACCAATATTAAATCCAGTCTGTAAATAGCCTGAACCAATAAACCATTCACGATTACTAGCTGCAGCTGCGCTATTTTTGCTATCTTGGATTTTAATACCAGCTCCACGGCCTTCATACCCGTTAATGTCTATTATAGCAGCAACCGCTGGTGAACCACCACTATCAGGTACATCTAATTTAAATAAGGTATCTGACTTAATTGAGCCACCTGCATCTACGCTACCAACGGCGTTAACATCACCACTTAAGTTTATAGAACCTGTAATATCGAAACCAGATAATTCAACCGAAGTGATATCAAGATATCTTACATTGGATGAAACAGCTGTTATAACTGTAGCACTTAATGATTCCGTAACTATATAACCAGTATTTGCAATATTTGTACTACTTAATGTTGTTGTAGTTAAATTATTACTTGCTGTTAAATTATTACTTGCCTTTATATCAGTAGCTGATAGAGTAACTGCTGTAATATTATCATTAGCTTTTATATCAGTAGCTGATAGAGTAATAGCCGTTAAATTGTTACTAGCTTTAATATCAGTTGCTGATAGAGTATTGATTGTAATATTATCACTAGCTTTAATATCGGTAGCTGATAGAGTAATAGCCGTTAAATTATTACTTGCCTTTATATCACCAATAACATCTAATTTAGTAACCGGCTGATTAGTTCCGACACCAACATTACCTGCAAAGTAATTAGGATTAGAACCTGAAGCACTTAAAGAACTATTCGTTTCAATCTGACCAACAAAGAAATTACGATTAGAACCTAAAGCACTTAAAGAACTTTTCGTTTCAATATAACCATCAACTAATAAATTACTAGTAGCTGATATCGTGGCAGAAGCTAAATTGTTTGAAACTAAATTATTTGAAGCTTTTATATTAGTAGCTGATATCGAGGTAGAAGTTAAATTATTATCAGCTTTTATATCAATAGCTGATAGAGTAATAGCCGTTAAATTATTACTGATTGTTAAATCAGAAGCTTCAATTTTTGTCTCTAATACTGGTACAGTTAATCTACCTGTCGCTGATATATTACCTACAACCGTTAACGTTTCATTAGGGGTGTTAGTACCAATACCTGTACGATTATTTACTGAATCTACAACTAGATTATTATTACCTATATTAGCTGATGTACCTATTACCAAATCACCGTTTGAACTAATATTACCTGAAACTGTTAATCTTTCTGCTGGGGTATTATCTCCAATACCTATTTTAGCTCCATCAGCAAAAACAATACTATCTCCACCTACATCCTCAAATGTTGCTAATGTACCTGGTCCACAGAATTGTTTTAAAACTAAAGCAGGGTCTGAATCATAACTAAAAACTGATAATGTACTAGTTGTTATGTTTAATGTAGTATTAAAAACACCTGTTACTAACAAATCTCTTGCTGTAAGAGTATCAGTTTCTATAAAATCATTTGCCCATATACCGTTAGTAGATAAAAGATTAACATAAGCTCTATCAGCTGATAATCTTTCAGCAGATAATGAACTAACTTTAATACTATCAGCTGATAAAGAATTGCCTGATAAAGACTCTACATTTATAAAATGTGATGAAAGACTATTAGCTGATAAAGTAAACGCATCAATATAATTAGCAGATAAAGATTTAGCTGATAATGAAATAACACTAATGAAATTTGAAGATAAGGATGCAGTTGATAATGAAACTATTTCTGTTGAACCACTAATAATATTTTTACCAACAAAAGCACCTGTACCTGGGTTAAGTATAATATCACCACCAACACCATTAACTGAGTTAGCTCTTCCTCCGCAAATTAATATATCTCCCCCTTGTGAGTTAACTTCTTCCGAATCACCACCGCTTAGTGTAATACCTCCACCGATACCACCAGGGCATTTATTTCTTAATCCTTTAATTAATATCTGTTTAGCGCATGCATCAGATCTATTATCATCTATACATACATATAAATCACTACTAAAATCTCCACTTATGGTATTTATCGCTGTTTCAGAACTTAATCCAATTTTGTTAGTGCATACTTGACCAACTTTAAAAGTTTTAATTGCATATGGTCCTATGTTAAATACATCAGCTGATATTGAATGAACACTTAAACTTTTTGTTGTACAATTACCTTGACCT